ATATTAGTGGGGGGGGGGGTATCCATCAACCTTAAAATCATTGTCAAATCTCATCAAGAACCTTGTGTGTTGATCGACAAGGGCATTGCTTCCATTATTCAATATTCTTCTTCTCATAAAACCTTTATTTTCTTCAATATATACACCAATACCAACAATATCATCAAGATACCAGCTACTATCCATACTATAGGCCATCTTGATTCCTTCTTATCATCCACGTCCTTGGACTTGATATCTATCTTATTGTCTATATTCTCTATGTCATTCATCTTCTTATTAATGCCAATGGAATCGGCCACCACCGTGCTATCACGCCGGCCGATGATGATATGAGCGTCCGTCTGGGAGGACACGGGTCGCTCCCCAGTGGATGGATCCACATCATTCGTAGTATCGAATTTCCTCTCAGTTATGACAATATCAGCATTAAGATCAGATGTCCTGATCTCTACGATCTTCCGGTCCATGACCTCATCTATCATCGTCTCTATCCTGCTTATCAAACGATTATCTATAGACGTGTCGCTAACCTGCCTCCTGCTTCCACAAGAGGACAGGAATAGCGACAGACCTAAACAAACAATCGCCCTAAGACTTGTTCTTAACCTCATCATTAGCAACCTTCTTTATATCCTCCATAACATCATCCGGAAGATCCTTGGTCGTACCAAACATCTTGAGGATATTCACACGACTGAAAATGATCTTAAATACCTTCACCAGATATACGTCAGGGAAAGTATCCCCTATCGTATTCAACAACAACATGACATAAGCGACAAGAGCGGCATAAACACCGTATTTGGTAACAGACAGGATCACCGACGCATCTTGCTCCTCGATAGGATATAACGTCTTGTATATCACGCATAATGTCATAACTATGAAACAAGATAACAGGAACTCCTTCAATATACCAACTAGCCTAACCTCCCTAAACCATCTGGAAAGGGAAAAACGACGCTTACGGCTACGACGGACCTTCCATTTCCTAGCGCTTTGAACCAAGCGAACAAGGAAATTGGCCAACAGTACTATAAGAAGCACCTCCAGCAGATGATGAACCGGCTGGAAGTAAGCCCAACATGAAGTACCATAAGCTATAGCGATATTCCATAAAGCCCCTATCTTATCTATCATACTCTTATTGCCCATTCTTGATGTTATATCTACAAAATTAACGATAATGGCATTAAAAGCCTAAAACACCACGGCATGTATACCGTTCCTCGTATCAAGGCTGTCAAAATGCAACCAATTTACCTTTCCTTCAAGCCGGAAAGGATATGGTAACATATCTTGATGATCCAAGATCAAGCCTCTAGCCTGTTCCGCCGTCATCGACTTGACATCGAAATCCCCAGCCTTACCCAACACATGAGCGGATAGATAAACATCTTTCTTATCCTTAACTATCTGGCAGATGTTGCATCTAAGACCACGTTGGGAAAACTGTCCCTGCTTGTCCCAATTATTACAATACATAGGCTGTTTGATTATATCCCTCCGTAATATAAGAAGATTATGGAGAAACGATGTATCAAGAAACTGCCACGATCTGTCCTTCCACTTATTGTATGTATGAGGACACACCAATTCCACTATATCAAAATACGATCCAAGTTCTTTTATGATATCATTCCTTCCCATTTCAAGCTGGTTTTATCGTCCATTTCTGGGCGTAGTTATTTTTTAGCACATATATCTTCTCCATAGGTGTAGCGGGAGACCCGTTGGATGAGCCTTTCACGAATCCATCTGGGGCCTGCTCCGTGCCGGAAGGACGCTGATTCTCGTCAGGATGTTGACTACCATACATAGAAACCGCAAGTCCATAAAACTGATTTCTTTCCCCATCTTTGGCCACGGATGCCATGGTAATCTGATCCCATCCTACAACAAGGTCGTAGAAGGAGTTTACGAAATCATCTGATCTTTTTTGGCTATGAGTGGAATAATCCATCACAAACCGTGTAATAGACCTCATCTCATAAATATAATCTGGCAGCTTATCCACTCTAATACTATTACTATGATAGACGAAAAAACCTGTAAGATGATCCAATCCTCTACCCGACATATTATCATCATTCCAACCCGTCCTCCTTTCTCCACTTACCCAGTCATTTAAAAAATCAAAATTAGTAATGTTAGGATTTATCTTATCTACCTCGAAAAAAGGGAGGGTATTTATATCAAAATAATTCCACATATCAGAAGGGCCAGGATGTATTCTCAACGAAGTTAATTTAGGAAGATCATTAAACTCCTTTATATACCTATCCAAATAACATGAAGACAATTCAAGGGTTTGAAGATTTTTCATATTCTTTATATTCCTTATCCCGCTATATTCTATATCCCTAAGATCAAGCATATTAAACATATTTAAATAATATACCTCTGTCTTACTGGTTATAGCCTCAGGAATTACGGTCATTCTTTGCCCTATATTTTGAAGATCGATATAAATTAACTTTTTGGATCTTGACAACTTGTCTACAGGTATACCGTCATTAACATACAGCGTATGGGATACGACCAAAAACTCAAGTCCTGGTATATCCACAATCGGGAAAGATGTCATCTTGCAAACTTGGATATTGGCATAATAAATATCACAAGTAAAATCTATCGACACAGCCCGTTGTACGTCCCTCCTCCCATCAGCGTAAGCATGATTATCTATAGGTACGTATTGCGATCCATCCTCCTTCCTGAACCACCACGTAGTATTGGGATTTTTCTTATGTTGTATCGCTAAAGAACGGAATATAATACGATAATTATCCTCCCCTTGAACCTTGGTCATAGGAAACTGTTCCTTTATTCCATCCCCCCAATCCACATTAGCCATACCGGGCTTTCTGGATCTAAACTCAACAAACGTATTATATGGATTACCAACGACAGGATCTGGTACATAATTATAATCATCGGTATAATAATTTCTAAGTGCCCTATCCCATGTGGTGAACCACACGAACTTGTTGGATGATGCCTCGTATTTATATAATGTCTTAGCCATTACCTATCTTGTTAAAATATTCTACAATAACATTCCTGTCCAATCCCATAGAATCACACAAATACTCCCCTTCTGGTTGACCCCCAAACGATAATACCTTATCCGTATCATGAGCTAAAACATCTCCATTGCCTACAAAGGTACGCCCATCGTCAAATACGATAAGCTTATATGGCTTATACGACCTCGTGTCAATATCAGAAGATCGTATTGACCTTAACACCGAAGCCTCTGGCGCCATACTAAACCTCCATCCATAATTATTCATAAGCACATAAACCATCTCCATAGGAGTCGACGGAGAGCCATTAGACTGACCCTTTATAAAACCAGAAGGTGCCTGTAATACGCCACTAGGTCTTTTATCATCAGGATTGGCATCCATATATATACTTAGATACAATCCATAAAACTGATTTCTTTTGCCATCGGAAGCAGAGGAGGACATAGTTAGATAATCAAACCCCATCACCTTCTCATATAATGTTGATATAAACGTATCACATCGACTTTGGGTTGACAAGCTGCGATGCATATAAAATCTATTCATAGACCTCATCTCATATATATAATCCGGTAGATTGCTTACATCTATATTACTATAGCCATATGAGGCGATAAGGCTAGTGATATTTTCCAGCCCCTTGCCGATCATATACGGATGCCAGCTCACGACAGACCCATACCATCTATTTATATGATCGAAGGTCCTTAAGCTAGGATTTATCTTATCCACCTCATCCATAGCCGGGCATGTATTAGGGTCAAACGATGGCATAGCCACTCCCGGGGATATATATAATTCTCTTAGCTTGCTAAAAGACAGCCATTCCCTTGGGTATACCCTAACCCTGCAACCTGCCAAAGCTAATGTTACAAGATTAGGCCACATAGAGGGGAATTTCCTTATATTAGAAGACTCCGTATCATTAAAATCAGCCGTTCGACTTAAATTAATGCCTTTCAACTTAGTCAACCTATCCCAATCGTCCGGTATGGATGTCAATGTCCCTACACCCAATTCGTTAAGTGTTATATACTCTATATTTACCGATCTACGTATCCTATCTTTAGGGATATCGGTTATATTCCCATCGCCGGTAATGGATAAGGTTAAGTTGATAATACTTGGGGCGTCTAATATCGGGAATCCTACCATCATTATCCTTGTTGTTTGAACGAATGTAATATCATTCGTAAAAGTCATGGTAATGACCCGATCTTTATCTAGCCCATCAGCGTAAGCATGATTGGGGGCGGGAATATACTCACTCCCATCTTCCTTATAAAACCACCATGGATGGCTATCCGGATTCTTACGATAACTTATATCCCTTCTCCTGAACATCAACCTATATCGCCCGTATATGGATTCGCTCCTATCCTTCACGAAAGGAAATTGCTCTTTATTCCCGTCACCCCAATCGACCTCGCACATGCCGGGGGTCTTGGAATAAAACTGTATACTCTCATTATAATTATTAACATCCAATATAGGATCAGGCACATCATCAGTAGTATCATTCCTGTTAACTCCCCTAAAAGCGTATTTGCCTTTAGTAAAAAAGGTTATAGACCCTTTATTCGTATCCTTACATATCAGCCTCATACCTCTCCCTCCTCTATTCTCCTGAAATACTCGACAACCGGCGAGCTGTCCAATCCTAGATCGTTACAGATATCTATAGCCTCGTATTTGTCAGCGAAATTATACTTACTCATATTATCATCCAATACATCTCCGCCGAACACGGATACATGACCGTCCTTTACGCCAAGGACGAACGGGGTAATCCTAGCCTTCCCAGCCCGCCTTGCCCTCGTAAGGGCGGCCTTAGAAGCCGGGGCAGGGGCCAAGACCCATGTCTGCCCGTAGTTATTGGTAAGCACATACACCTTCTCCATAGGCGTCGTAGGATTACCGTTGCTAACACCCTTAACAAACCCCTCAGGGGCTTGATAAACGCCAGATGGTCTCTTGTTGGTAGGAGCTGCGGAAGTATATAAATCTAAGGTAAGTTTATAAAACTGATTCCTGTTACCGTCAGAAGCCGTCTGTGACATCGTTATATAACTCCACGACATTATCTTATCATAAAACGTGTTAACGAACGTATCAGCCCTCTCCTGCGTATTTATAAATCTACCACCATCATACAAAGTCCATTTCCTAAATTCCCTTACCTCATATAACCAGTCTGGGAGATCGTCTACCGGTACCACGCTTGAATTACAATACGAGCCCTGAATCTTATTCAACTTACCTCCTACCAGATCTTGTTTCCATGAGCTACCACGACCCATAAAATAAACGACTGTCTTATCATCTCCAACCTTATCCACCTCATCAAAGACAGGTATGTTATTCCTATCGCTAATGATATTTATACCCACAGCCGGAATAGAATTAAAAGCCGGATCATAAGAAGGGATGTTACACCAGTTGAAGTTAAATTCAGTAAGATTCTTCCATTCAGAGAATCTTCTCCAATTAGAATCAGGATCATCCCCGAAATTAAAAACGCTATTGCATCCGAAATACCTCAGATTTTTCATATTTAAAAAACCTTCTGGCCAATTACTCCATACACCAGGATGAGAAAAAGCCCCCATCTGTATATTACGAAGATTAACGCTCTTGCTGATCCTGTCATATGGTATATCCCCGTTTTTCAAGAAAGATCTTACCATATGCAGATAAGATATATCGGGCACGTTCATGAGCGGGAACTTGTACAGGACTATCCCGTCCATCTTGAAATCCCTGTCTATGACATTGGAGAATTTCATCGTCACCTCCCTCCTCTGTATGCTGCCGTACTTATGCGGCGGTATGGGCACGTACTGCGATCCGTCCTCCTTCTTGAACCACCACGTGCTGGCGTCGGGATTCTTCCTCCACTCGATGTCCAGCGACCTGAATATGATCCTGTACGAGCCTCCGTTCCTCACCAGGGGGTACTGCTCCTTCGTCCCGTCGCCCCAGTCCACGTTCACGAACCCAGGCTTGCTTGACGATATGTCCAGGTTACGGTTGAAATCGTTACCGTTGATAACCGGGTCGGGCACATAGTCGGCCCCCCTGCCATTATAGCAAGGGAACCTGTCCTCGTTGACGTAAAACGTGACCGAGGACAATGATGTGTCATATCCTACAAGAAATCCCATGGCGCTATCTGATTGAGGTTATGTCGTAAGACACCCATTCCTTGTATCCGTTAACCATCTCATATACTTTGTTGATGGTCTTGCATACGACAGCGAATCCGATATCCACGTTAGGGAACTTCTCGTTAAGCTCATCTATCGTAAGCTCCTTGGTTATACTCTCATCCCACTTACGCATCTCCTTTACCTCCATAAGGGTCGGTTTACCGGTTATGCCTACGCTCATTACCCATTCGCCCTCACGATTGGCATCCGCCAGATCTGGGAAAATAGTAACGCCAAACAACTCCGTAAGCACGAACTCATCGCCGTTCCGGGTAAACGACACCGCCGCTCCGGGGGTCAAGACTACCTCGTTAACCGCCAGCATACTCACCAGCTTCTTGGCTCCACCTGATACGGTCCCATTCAACACAATAGTCACGTTACCCGTAGCGCTATTAACGAACTTGATATCATTCTTCTCACTATTTATAGCCTGTAACCTAGACCCAGATACGATATTTACGATCTCATAATTCTTGTCGTAAGTGCTCTGTAGCGTCACATTACCGTATTTAGTATCGATAAGAGTAATCCACTTAGCCTTGCCTCCTACTACCTCCACAAGCTTATAGAACACGTCATTACCGTCAGCGTCAACCCATCTAGCTATAGCACCCGGAGCGAAATTAATCACCTCCCGATCTTGAGTATAACTTATAGTGCTTTCCGTAGGCTTGTTAGCCAAAGTAACGTAAAGACATTGCTGTACATCGGCCTTTACGACAGCCAACTCGCTCTCGACATCGCTAAGTCTTTCCTTTATATTATTGATTTCTCGCTCTAACTTATCATAATTATCCTCCTGATCTATAGCGTCACCGATGGACATATAAACCTCGTTAGTGAGCTTATTGTAGGTAACACGAGCCACCTTCTCGTAGGATGTCTTATACGTAGATGAACCCTTACTGGTATGACAAACAAAATCATACGTATTTTGATACACCACAGATCCACCGGTATTGATGAAATTATATCCATCTTGGCTCATCGTACCTCCCTTGTATCCAACAAGTTCAAAAGAACATTTACCCGTACCTTTAGATCCAAACCATGTAGCGTAGGCCATGAAATACGTCTCTTCAGGTAGGATATCATAATATTTAGCCCTTAAATCCTTCACCGACATCCAAACACATTCCTTACCAGAACCGGTATTATCACCACCCCATTTAAGAACTTCTCTAACAGAGCTATCTCCATTTCCGGGGCCAGACCAACCTACAGCAAGATTATCTATGGTGGGAACATTAGAATTAAGGGCTTCCGTCATCGTGTCCAAGTCCCTTCCGGAACTTGATTCCCATAAATATCTGAACGTCACAAAATCAACATCCCCGATCTTAATGCCTCCAGTATTACTAGGATATGTTTTTGTGACTAACTCATAATACCATTTACCATCACGGAAAGTAGCCCTTATCCTCTCTACTTGCTTGGGGGATATAGAGACATATGATCCTCCAACGGAGATATTATCGCCATCAACCGCACGTGAAGTCCCATCCTTTGGATCCTCAGGGTCCACGGGGGTGTAGATCGTAGCCTGCTTATCTCCGGCATTGATAACAACTATATAATAGCTGTCCCCATCAAGACCCTCATCATGAGCCATGGTTACAAAGCCCTGCTCGCTATCCGGCCTCCATTCAACGACAACCATATGCTTATCCATAGGTATACCGGAAACGCTGTTAACGTAATTGGTTGACGACATGAAAATGGCATGATCATCATAAGCCTCATCAACACGTTGATGCTTAGTAGCCAATCCGTCAAGACGTGATATCTCAATGGGGTCAGTTACCTCGACCCCATTATAATCATACCACTTATATCCTATCATCGTATTCTCACGACGATATTTCCTTTTTCTTACGACCTGACCTCCAGCTAAGGCGTCAATCATAAAATAATCATTACATACTTTAACCATAGCCATTCAGATTAACAGGTTTGACATAAACAAGCCACGATAGTAGCGCCATCAGGAATAGAGGTCAGCGTAGTTCCTACCGGGTAGGTAGGAGAGGATGACTCCATCACCGTTAACGACGTCCGCTCAACGACCATATTGTTATCCACCAACCTACTTCCCTCTACATAGAACCTGCCATCGGCTACCTCATAGCACTCTCGCACCGGAACCATATGTCTTTGACTTTTATCAGCGTAATCGCATATCGTGACCTTAGCCCCATCAGGAATAGAAGACAACTCATCTCCAACACCGTAATCCGGATGATCTGAATATACCACATAAAGCTTGGACTTAATATCCTGCAATGCAGGATTGACCGTCCTAAAGCCCTTTAGATGGATCTTATGCCCCCCGATCTCATAACAATCATCTACATCCATGATATTGAGATCACAGCTAATAACGGTCCATCCGTCTATAACAGATTGCGTAGGTGTAGTATTTAATCTATATGCTGGATCAGTAGACTCTACGATCTTATAATCAAATGTCTTGATATCAAGATTACCGTTCAACGACTCCTGTCTCCTGATCTTCACCGTACCCTTTCCGGTATCATAACAAGTCTCAGTGGTATCGATAAGTCGATCCATATAATCCGGCTCCTCGCATTCGATACGAGCGAAATTAGATGGCAAAGAGGTATATTGAGTACCAACATGGATATCATTATCCGTAGAACTCAATACATGATGATTATACGACCTAACATGATTTAAAGGGTTGATAACGTAAGTGGATTTAACCCTTACCGATCCTCCCGGTGTCGAATAACATTCTATCGCACTTCTGGTAATACGATCATCCAACCTTTCTAGGTCGCATCTTTCACGGATAAAACCAGCGGGGATATCATTCATCCTATTCCCTAGCCCATACCTGTTATCAGACGAGTCCACGATCTCCCAGAACTGGTTTCTTTTCCCAAGATCGCCATCATAAGACACCACATGTCTCATACGTACGCTTCCGGCTGATGTCCTGTAGCACTCCTCGATATCAATAGGCATCCTGTCTTCCATATCCGTAAAATCACAGGATACCAAAGACCATCCGGTAGGCAGGGTGGATATCCGCTGTCCCGGGGCGAAACCGCCGTTATCCGAATCCAGTACCTCGTAGCGGACGTGGCGCTCGTTTGCCTTGGCATCATAAGACACGACTCTCCTTACCTTGACATTACCCTCACCGCTATCATAACATTCCACGAAAGACTCGATATCACGATCCTCCATATCCTCCATCTCACACACCATGCGATCCCATCCTCCAGGTATGGCATTATATATCCTATCCACGAGAATATCGGGATTCTCAGATCGTGTAACGACATAAACAGCGCCCCTTATATCTATATCTCCATCATAAGACGTTATTCTTAATACCTGAACACGACCTTTATCTGTATTATAGCATTCTTTTCTTGACTGAAGCATTCTATCCTCAAAGTCAACGAAATCGCAAGGGACCAAAGAGAATCCGTCGGGAAGGGCAGCTAGGGCGGCTCCGGGGACAAAGTCTGCGTTATCGGAGTCCACCACCTCGAAACGTGTGTATCTGGCCTTTATCTTGGAGTCATACGACACCATCCTTCGAAGTTTAACGTTTCCGCTACCGCTGTCATAACACTCTATATAGGATTTGATATCTCTCTCCTCCATATCGTCAAAATCACAGACTACCCTTATCCAAGTGTCTGGCAAGGATGAGAAGCTGGCGCCCTCAGGTTGTGACGGATCGGTAGTCTCCAGGACTTTATAGCTCTTATCCCTAACTCCTATATTCCCGTCCCATGACGTGAGAACCTCCAGCTTCACCTTACCGGCCGGTGTCTTATAACATTCTACAGTTACCTCAATATCCCGGTCCTCCATATCCGTGAAGTCGCAAACAACCTCAACCCAGTCATCGCTTATGCTGATGATAAACTTACCTACCGGATTCTCAGGATCGGTACTTTGCTTGACGCGATACCATTCCTTTCTGGTACCCATCTCGTAATCAAATATCTTATATCCCTCTATCTGCACCCTTCCGGTTCCGGTATCAAAGCATTTAAGCACCGGTATTATCTCCCTTTGGGTCATGTCCGGGAAATCACATACTATACGACTCCATGTATCGGGTATCTTATCATACTCCGTACCGATAGGATTGCTATCGTCAGTCGTATTCACCACCTCATAATGGGATACCTCCGGGTTCAGGCGGGGGTCTACCGACTCAACGCCATCGATCTGGACCTTGCCCCCTTCCGTGGCGTAACATTTACTTACGAATATCAACTCCCGATCGGTCATCTCCGCTATGCTACAATCTATAGCTACCCACTCGGCAGGAATCTTATCCAATTCCGTACCAATAGGCGTATCAACATCTGAAGAGTTGATGATAAATATCTTCTCGGCCAATATCTCTCCCTTATTATTCATATAGGTATGGATACGGGCCTCTACCTGACCACCCGGCGTACGATAACATTGGTTGACGATCGACACACGGGCGTCCTTGATGTTAATGAACTGATAGTCCTTTTTAGGAACCTCGCTTACAAGTCTCTTTACTCCTTTATCATCGAAGTACACGTAACACCCGTCATTCCTCATCATGACCGGATACGTCTTTCCGTCTATAACAACACCGGAGAAGTCATCTGGCGGAACAGAGAAACCCATGCTACCAAATATGGAAGCAAGTCTCTTTAGATACTCATTAATAGCTGACATATTACAACATTTTAATTCTTATGCTTCAAAGGTAATAAAAAAGGGGAAAGAATTGAATCTCTCCCCTTTAGGAAATATATGAACGCAAAAAAGGTTCTTTATTTCGGCTCAGTTACGATGGCCGGTCCAAGACCAGCGGCAGCACCGATCATGTTAATCATCTCCTGAACACCCTCATGAGCGCCATAGCGTACACGTAAGATCAGATTAACCGGATCATCGGCGAGAACCTTACCGAATCCTTGAGAGTATCTATGAGGATTAATCGTGATCTGGAAGTCCACGTATTGGGCTGTTTGTTCAACACGGCTGTATTCGTTCATGAATGTCCGTCCCATGAAATCCTGATGTTTCGGGAAACCGTTGAAATGAGCGTAACCCTTCAACTCGTCATCCATCATATTACCGCCGACATGAGTACGCGGGGCCTTGCTGGACAGTCTCTCGAAATTAAGCTGATCCCACCAGATAGGAGATCCCTCGTCAAGAGAATCAGGATAACCGCCGCTAGCGCCAACGATCTCAACGCTATCCTCTACATAAGTCATTTTATCCATCAAGCACTCTGACGGAGATAATAACATTTCCTTACCACGGAAACGGATACCGCACTTGCAGTTAGTGCCAAGTTCCTGAGCCGACTCCAATTTCTTCCACATACGGTTGCGGTAAGACGCCGGAGCCTCGCTGGTGAAGAATCCCTCGAATACCTTGTCACACTCATCACACAACATGTTGGTATATACCGTTGTCTGGAAACTATGCTGACAAGCAGCCGGAGTACCGTAATCAGTGATCTCCAGTTCCGGGAAAGCCTGTTTGATCTCCTCCAATGCGCTATTTCCGCACTCGTCATCCGGGATCGTGATATAATACTTCTCGGTGGATACCTTGCAAGAACCACAAGCCGACCAAGAAGCGGTACGAACCGTAGGATTCTCACACATATCGGATGTCTTAGCCACATAGTAGATAATAGCCGTAGGATTGGCCTCCACGAAAGTAGAGATCTCCTCATCCGTCAATTTCTTGGAAGTAGCGGCAATATACAAACCTGATCCCTTGATCTGACTCATCTTATTAACCGTATCGGCTACAACGTTAGGCAATGACTCCACCGTAGTAGACATATCGACACCGTCATCCTCCAAGGAGATAGAATACAGATAACCACCCTTAACCTCGGTATAGTTAGGAGGACAATCCGTACATCCTTTCATGATAGAGATCAGACGTTGAGTATAGTCATTAGGCTTAGTCCCTTTCTTCATCACCTTATAACGTGACATGCTACCCTCGATAGTCTCACGTACGATCTTCAATCCTGGATATTGAGCGCGAACCTCAGCCAAGGCCAGATCATCACCAGTATCACATACCTCCATGCAATAGAAGTTCACGTCCTCCGTATCAGGCTCAGTAGCCTCGTTAGTACATCTTGTAACCGGAGTGATATCAATATAATCAGATACCTTACCACCACCTGCGATAGGTTGGTTCTTCATCCGCTCGATACACTTCAATACGGCGGGTAACAAATCAACCTCCTCGCAAGGATCGCATTCCTCGCATTGATTAGGGGTATTGTCACAATCATCCAAAAGGATAGCGTCATTGATCTCAACACGACCTTCCTCGTAGCCAAGAAGCTCGAAAGCCCTGCCGGCGAGAATCAAGCGGATAACGATACGGTCGCCCTTGGAAACGGAGAAAGCCGTGTCGTCAGAGACACCATTGTATCCTAAGATAACGTCATCGACATAAGCGTGATCCTTCTTCGGCCAAGAAGCGTAAATCTCGGTGATCTCATTCAACGAGAACAGAGGCGTGGAAAAATCCTTGTCATATATAGAACGGGAAGCCGCTTGTTCATTACGACCGATACGGATCTCATAACGCTTATCATTACGAGGCTTACCGGTAAAATCAATCACGGCCTTACAACCGTTCTCGGAAGTATCTTTAGTATCGTAAATACCGATCTGTCCTTCCTTTAATAAGATGGAATCAACATCCACCATCTTAGCGTGTGGGGATACGAAAAGTACCCTGTCTTGCGGTCTGTGCAACATATTATCAATATTTTAATTTAAAAATCATTTACCTAACGCAAACATAATCATAAACAACATCACCGCAATAAAATGAGGTCGTGAGTATACGACATAATATGATGTTTACATTTTATGTAAAACAAAAAGCCTACCCGTTCCCGAGTAGGCTTAATGATCAAACTAACGGTGTTTATTTAAAGGAAGCCACATTATCCTTATCAAACCGATACCTCTGCAACTCATTCTCGTTAAGGTTGAATTGCTTGGCGACCATATCCAAAATCTCCTCCACCAAAGGATCGGGCAGCTCAGGGTCGATGTCCGTGGACCGCTCACCGGCGGCGTTGATATACCCGGCCAGATCCACCCGTACCGGATTCCGGTAGTAGGTCATCCTGACCTCGTCTGTACGAAAGCCGTCCTCATACACCACGACCTTCCCGTCACCTATGGTGTAGAACGTTTCCCGATAGTCAAAAGAAGGCCTATTGTTATCATCCCCAAGAAGCTCATGAACATTCTCGTTCTTAGCCTCCCACATGACAAAATCTCCAACCTCACATCCTTTATAAGAAAACGCTCCTTTTATATTTGAGAACCATAAATAATCATCAGGAAGACCGAATGATGTCGATTCGGGATCATCAATATGACTAACCTCCTTAAGCGATTTCCAGTATACCAGAAGAGTTTGTATAGATCGGATGGTCTCATCATCCTTCCTATTAAGATAGTATCTTATCAACCTGTCCTGAGCCTCGTTGAACAAAAGCACGAACCTCCCGGGATCAAGCTTAATCCCGCCATTGGCGAGATTCTGCTCGTTCTTCTGCAAAGACCTTAGATACGCTTCTTGGATCGTCATCGTTATTCCTCCGTATTAACCTTATCACCTTCATCTACGTCTTCCTTCTTCTTGACATCCTTAACCTTCTTGGTCTTATCGTCTATATTAGAAATAGACATAAGTTCCTCGTACTCATCCAAGACATTAGCCTTTACACTGATAAGATCTTTCTTGGTAGCCAAGAACTCGGCGGACGTACGGGTGTCAGGGCCTATGATCTGACCATTATATTGCAAGCCGGATGGAGTCATGTTAATACGACCGTTACGTTGAAGGACGTTTATGATACGATAGAACTCAAGAACTTCCTTAAAATCACCCTCCAATGAACGATCCCAGATATCAAGCAGATAATCGATGTTGGTCTTCTTCTCGTTCATCCAGTTCGATAACGATCCGGTGTAATAATCATCCTCCGTGAAATCAGGACGGGTGACGATGCCGATGTACAGAAGAAGGTCGATGACAGCCTGACGTTCCTTGCCACCTTTCTTAAGGGCGTTGATGAACTTATAGCTGATATTCATCTTATTGATCTCACGCTGCTGAACGAAATCCTTGGCGTTGTCTTTCTCGATGAAACAGAACATGGAGTTCATGAAAATAGGATCACCATCCATTTCCTGAGGAGTCAACATGCCAGAAAATACAGCCAGATATAAATAAAATAACTCAACGGTATTAGCCGTGTTATAGACCTTACCCATGAATATCTTATCCTTAGCGTCATCCCAAAACTCTAGATTAGTCTGGGAAAGATCCTTCTGAGATATATCCTCAAAAGGCTTCATTATATTATTGACACGTTGATCAACTAACTTATCAACCTCATCCTTATCCATGCCATTATAACATCTTGATCTTGGATAAAAACCCGTATTATAAGCTTTTGAGAAATCATCCCACGGGCAACATACGTGAGTAGCATTCTCCGGGAACGGAGCCTTGGCTATATTGGCGTCTTGGAAGGCCTGCGGAGCGCTTCCGTCGTGTTTACCTACTACCTCATACAAGGTATCTGACATGATATTGAAGCCGTTTACCTCGACCAATACCTTCTTTGATTTTAAAATCTCTTTCATTTCCTTTTTTTGCGTTACTTTAAAAAAAGAGGAGAGGACACCCTCCCCTCTAAAAACCAAATTACATATATAAAAACTTAGCCGAAGTAGTTCGGTTGAAGCTCGATAATCAAGAACTTGCTGTTATCCATAACCCAAGCCGCTGAAGCTGAGTGGCACCAGAATTGCTCTTTCATGCCCGGCAAGGATGATACGATCTCATTTCCGTTGGCTTTGTGCGCCCAACGACCGTATTCATAACCCCACCACATGCTTACGCCTTCTGGTTTGATATAGAATACGTTGTTATTCATATTACCCAACTTAGCGTTAGCCGTATTAGGAATAGCGGAATATGCGTTAGTCGATCCAGCGTCAGTGATATTCTCAATAATACAAGAATAAGAGGATCTAGGATACATGCCATTCACTAACTCGCTACGATCTGTCATGTCAGCGTAATCCAAAGAAGGATCGTGCTCGAACTCTACATTTCCGATGCCGGGAAGAAAAGCGCCCTTAACCTGTACCGGACCTAAGATCATAGCATCATTAGTACCAGAGATAGGATTAGAAGGCAACATACGGTCACTACCCATACCCCAGCTCAAATTACTCAACGTAGTAAAGAAAGCCTCTCTAATCAACTTCTCTAAGTTGACCATAGCCATAGCTCCTACCTTGAACTTAATCTTACGCTCCGTAATAGGAAGATCTTGACGACCACGGAAAATATAAGCGGCAGCAGCCATAAGAGTATCCTTAGTAATACCCATCGGACGACTATAGTAGATAGTATAACCACGGCGAAGCTGACGGTAGATACCCTCATTCAAATGGATAGGACCATTTTGATCCATGATAATACCACCTTCTTGCCACATCAACTGTCTAGCTTCCAGCTTAACCAACTCAGCCATACAGAATACCTCCAGCGTGGACGCTACCTTAGCCGTACGTAAATCAAGTCTACCATTAACAGTCTTGCCGATAATAGCCAAATCAGGAATATTACCCTCATACTCGCTTCTCATGGCATTCATACGACGAAGGGCAGTCTCCACGAACTCTGAAGTGCTATTCTGGGCGGCCTGCATGGACTTCATACCAGCATACATAGTTGTCTCACCCTCAACACCACGGTGGTTTCCTAAACGGAACTCACAAGTCATGGAACCGGCCTTGTCAGCTCCAGATACCTTAGAGAACTGGGTACTGTACTCACCAAGGGCATGACCGATCTTCCAATAACGGATACCCGGACGTAATTTCTCTTTAGGGAAGTATTTAGCCTTACCGCCAATAACACGACCCCAATAACGTGTCAAATCTCCTTCTGTCTTAGACGGGATCTCACCTGAGATAAGGATATTACAGCCGTTAGCGGCGTCATAGGTAATGACATCATAAGCCGTAAACTCAGAAGTATTCAAAACAATATCAAACAAACCACCGTCAATACCCGGTTTTAGATGATGACCTGAAGTATCCTCAGCCGTAACGACAGCGAATGTCTTTGTAACGGGAAGATCATAACGGAAAGAAGCTCCAATACCGTTAACGGAGATCGTAGCGCCGTTATTAATCATACCCATATACATCGGAACGGGGTAATTAGCGATATTAGAGAACAGATTCAACAGACCCAAATGATTCTTGTCCGGATCCTCATAATACCAGCTCGCCAATGAGCCTAAGTTATGCTCTACGAGCGAAGTCTTATAATTCTTGGCATCGGTGAAGGCAATAACGTTATCGCCATTCACGGTAGCCGGAAAACTTTTTGTTAAAAAAGGATTCATAATTATCTATCTTTTAATGTTATACACTCTTTGATCCACTCAGATCAAGGAAGTTAGCCTCTATAGTATCATTATCGATATTATTCTTATTTTGCTTTCCTCCCTTATTGCCAGAAAGAAGAGTGATGGTCTTCTTATTGACCTCCATCTTAGCCTTGTTAGTCTTCTGTTTAAGGAACTCGTCCTTATTCATCAAGAACAAAGCCAGATCAGCGGCCATGTCCAGATTCTTGATAGCCTCCGAATAAGCTTTATCTATAGCCGTATGACCTTGATTGTCTATCGGCTTGGTAACGAAATCGACAGCCTTACCTATCATCGTGTCAGTCAACTGGAACCCTGAGCTTATAGACGTCTTAAGACCTTTCTTATAGATCTTCATCTGCTCAATCAACTCCTGTTTCCTTTTCTCGGATTTTTTCTTCTCCTCCTCGATAAGGTTATCCATCTCCTTTTTCAGGATATCATGGAACTTATTGGCCTTGGACTCAATAAACTCATCGCCCTTGCCGATCATCATCTCCATATTATCCTTTATCTCGTCTTCCGGCATACCCAACATCTTATAATAATGCTGGATGACCGCAAGCTGATCATTCTTGTTGCTCATATCAAGGTTGTCCAATGGCGCCTGAATGTTCTGATATTGGTTTAGAAGCTGACCTACGTTACCTCCAGCCTTATCCACCTCTATCATCTTCTTCATGAAATCAGACATAGAACCGGTATCAACCTTATCCTTCAACAACTCATCGGCCTTATCCTTGATCAATCCCTCCACTATATCAAGTAAATCATCCTCTCTCGTAATAGTAGAAAGATCGACTGGTTTATCATCTACCATAATATCAAGGTTATCGATACTGTCGATGATACCTCTGGCAGCCATCTTCTCCAAGAAAGATTTACCGTTAAACCCTGATACCACGTTATTATTATCAGCACCTCCTTCACCAAGGGAATCCGGGTCCGGGTTGGTAGCGTCGCCGCCCTTATCCCCGCCACCGTCAGCCGCTCCTCCGTCGGCAGGCTCTTTATTGGTATCACCTATAGGGTTACCATCCTTATCATATTTACCCTCGATACTATTCTTATCGCCATCACCGTCACCACGGTAAAAAAGCTCCTCGACACTCATGGTCTTAAAACCCTTAGCGAAATCACCCATGTCATTCATACAATTTCCTTTTTTGCTTTTTACAAAATTATCATTAATCCAATTACCAATTAAATCAAACCCATTATAGTATATGACAGAATTTTACGCCAAAATTATTACAGATTTTGTAAAAATATTTACAAAACTTGTAATCAATTCTTGTTTATTATTGACGTAAACCTATCTGTATCAGAACGTTTATTCCTAGCATCTATCTCCTTTTCCTTTAATTCCAACTTCCTTTTCTCTATCTCCTCACGAGATCTTCGCTCAGCCTCGGCGTTAGCCTGTCTGGTTCTCATATCCTCCTCCCGGATGTCCAGATCCCGTTCCTTCAAGGCTCGATCCGCTATGGCTTCCACATAATCCATGCCCTCTGCGTTGTCTTGGGTTCTAGCAGCCTGACCGGCGGCCATTATGCTCTTACCCCGTAAGTCGAAGTTACCCTTGATATAAGCCAGTTCCTTATCCTTCTCATGCTCGTCATTACGGGCCTGTTGATCGGCCTCAGCTTGCTGCTGGACAAGTCGTTGTTGATTCTGGTACTCCTCCTGTCTTACACGATCTGCGTAAGATCTAGCGTCCCTTCCTATCTGATTCATCTCAGCCGTCGAGTTGGCATTCATCATTCTAGTGATATCAAGCAAGTCATTGCCCAAAGTATTCGTCTGTAATATATATTGCTTCAAATTCTCCAATTCCAGACGTTTCTTGGAATTAGAGACAGCCATAACATTAAGATGACGTAACGACAAGCTATTATCCGTAAGACTGATGTAAGCCAAGGAAAGATCGCTGTTCCTGTACATCACGGTCCAATCGTATCCTTCCTTCTGGCATACTTGAGCCACGGCTAGATGAATATCCAATGTCCGTTTCTTGAAGTCATCGAAATCATTAAAGTAAGTCTGGGTCTGTAACATGGTGGCGTTAACCCCCTGTTTTACGCCCGTAGAACTCTCGTATCTGGTTGACTGACCCATTGCCTGCTCGGATATACCTATCATCCTATAAGCCATCATATAGGCGTAAGAAGCCATTTCCATACGGGATCTTATCTGATCCGTATTAGTAAGATCATATACACCGAACTGGTTATATATGCTACTCATCTGTGGGTTCTGGTAAGGATTGTTCGTATCGTTACCACCTACGCCCATAAACGAGACGGACTTCACGATCTGCATGAAGGTAGCCAAAGCGCCCTTCTTGTCCATCATATCCTTATATTCAGTAGGCAGGAATCCTAAGTCGCCTAAGAAGAACTTACCGATCTCCTTCTCGGCGTTATTGTATAGCTGATTCATAGCAAGGTTATACATCATCTGGAACGGTTGTATGCGATCAGCGAGACTGGCCCCTATAAATCCCGAAACCGGAATGACATAATCATACAGACTGCTGTCACCATGTATCTGATGAGGTATTGGATCCCCACCAATATATATAGGCTTATCCATTAAATTACCTCCGGTGATCTTAACTCCAAACCTAACCTCAGGAACATACTCCAAGATGTAGGTGTTCACCTCAGGATCACCAACGGCTTCTGCCATCACCCTCTTCACCTTCTTTATCCCGTTCTTCTCCAAGAACTCCGGGAGAAGCTCATCGGTAACAAGCTCCTGATCCACCATCCCGGTCTCCGTCATGTAAGTTATTAAGAATACCGGTTTCATGGATACCCAATATCCTTCCATTACCCTAAAAAGGCGAGAGTCTATCTCATATCTCTTGCCATTGGACATGTCAGAGTTAAAATAGCCAAATGGATGGAAGCGGGGCAAGAAGCGGGGCTGGGTGTGTTCCTCCCCGTCCGGCCCGAAGGTGTGGTACTCGCCCATCGGAACACCATAATAGTCCTCAGCGGCAACTATAGACTCATAGTCATGGTATCCTTTCCATGGAATAACCTCATTCTCATACATACCGGTAATAGACGGCTTCTTTTTCTTCCAGTCATACCTAGTACCGTCATTAGATACCCATCCCTCATAATCATCGTCACCGCCCATAATACGACGCTTGTCCTTTGCCGTCATCTTATGACCGTATTTTGATATCAACTCAACACCCTCGTAATAATGAAGACGACCCACATAAGACCCATATTGCGGGTATTTCACATCAGGATGGAAAACCTCCCTCGGACTCCATACCTCCGGACGATAGTAGTCGAAGCCAACGAAATGATTCCGGAACATCTTTCCGCTAAGAAGACGATCCCGGAAATTCTCCCTGTCAAGCTCATCCATATAAAACCGGCTACGGTCAGCCTCGATCGTATGATCCCCCCATACCGCCGCCTGCGTCTTCCATCTTGTACTCATGAACCTCTGGATATCATCAGGGGTCATAGACGCCTTGGCCTGTTGGATTTGCTGAACATAAGCCTGACGTTCCTCCTCGGAATTAAACTCATTGTATGTAGGATCAAGACCGGCCTCCACAAGACGCTGATTAACGATAATATCCCACTGTTCTTGTATATGACGATGAAGTAAGTTTGACATCGTATCCTCATACTCACTTATAGCCATATCCCCTACCTCGTTAACCGTATACTTATCCTGTAGGTTTGTCAGCCATCCCTCAAAGGCATTTACGATACCACCTATTATATCATAATGCTTCAAGAAAGAAGGTATCCTTATATCGCTCCTTAACTTCTGCACGTCCCTTAACTGAGGGATAACATCCGCCATCTCCATAAAAGATAACTTACCATCCGCCATCAGATAATAGTCACGGTACATCTGGTTACGATCATACTGTTTCAACCCTATCGTCTCAAGAGCGTCCATACAATCCTCCTTCCATTTCCTGTTCTTTTTCTTCGTGGAAATAGCCTGAGGAGGTAATCCTAATAACGCTCCTTTTGCTGGAAACGAATGATCTCTATTAAACACTTCCATGATTATTCAATTTTATTTACAACAAAGATAGGCGTTTAATTGACATTCATTTACCTAAAAGCTCCTATAGATACCGATCCAAAGGCAGAGGCATATACCTCATGGTGTTTATAAGCGTCTTCCTTGCGGGCATTATTCATCTCCTCGATCTTCGATTTAGGCATGTAATTGTTATCGTCAAAATATCTGGCGAGAACCAACGCATGCCCGAACGCTATTATCCTATCGACGTTCAATCCGGGCTTGTACTGTATTATCTCATCCAGTAGGGCTATATCATCAATCAACTCAATACCTTTAACCGTTATATCAAGACCGGTACTATCATCATAACCAATAACGAAATCCTGCCAGCAGTAATCCACCACGCAGGAGAAGAGCAGGTTCTGGTTGCCGGGGGTAGGGTATAGCCCCAGCTTGCTGTTCTGCCGGGAGCCGGCCTTCACGTACTTATTGGCTATAGCCTCGCCAGCGAATAAGAAGAAAGATGCCGGCATACCACTCTTCCGATTAAGATACTGCTCATACATCTGGTCAGCGTTCTCCATAAGACATATAGCACCATATCCCTTCTGAAGCACCTCGCACGTACGACAAAACTGATCTATGGATGATGGGCGGGATACGTATGAAGCCACTATTCTATAGGCATAAGGATCTCGGATACCAACACGCCTTTTGAATACATAAAAAGCTCCTAATGAGGGCGTATCCGACTTAGCCTGCTTATACGGATCTTGGCCCGCCACATAAATAAAATCATCAAACCTATTGGATTGAGGCATCTCGAATATCTGGACAGGAGCGTCAATAACACCGCCGCTAAACGGGAATCCAGCCAGTTGCTTATTCGATTTAGTAGTCCCCAGTTTATTACCTGACTCAAGAAAGACATCACACAGCATACCGCTATATTGCCCCGACTCAAGGAGATCATTCTTATGCTTGATAGCGTACTCGACCGGGAATAGGTTCTGGGATGAGCTTAAAAAACAGTCATCAATCGTAAATGGATAGAACATGGTATGAGAAGTGTACGCAACCCTATCTTTTGTAGATAGTTTCTTCCGTTCCTCATTAAGTTTATTGGTACTAGCCTCGAAATCAGTAGCGTCGATCTTGATCTTATTAAGCTTCTTGTCATCAGGCTTACCAAGATAATCGCCCAATCCTATAGTTCTCTTAACACCGGAGTTAGCCATCTGACCGGGGACAAACATCGCCCATTTCCTTTCTTTCCATGTTTTCCCTTTCATGGCTCTCCGATTTAAAATATCCCAATCCATGACCAGAAGATTGTATGTATCAGGATCAGAGAACATCTCCTGAGCGTCCTTGGATAATTCCACCTCACCACCGGTACCAGCCAAGATCGGACTGAGACGCCAGCCGTAAGGAGTGTCGTATGACGGCATGGCGGCAGTGTACGGCTTCTTGATAGGTCCCTTACCTACCTCGTCGAAAATAGCCGTGGCTGGGGTCAGACCGGCAGTCTTCTGTGTGGATGTCTTCCTACCCATGTTGATGTTGGCTATGGATATTATGGCATGAACATCACGAACCCCGTTGGACATACGCTTGCCTAAGGTGACACCAGAACTCCAATCGGTCTTGGTCCTGTTAATCCTGAAAAAAGGATGCACATGATCAAGCCCATACTCACAATACTCACCTATATTAGACAAATCGCTATCGCTGAAACCTACCACGGAATGACTAAGCCCGATCGTCATGGTAGCGTTCATCTGAAGAAGGGATGACATGATAGTCGTATTATGGGATACGACAAAATTAGTGGTAAGGAACTGATGGGACTTGTTATCGACCTCAATACAAGTAGCCTTATACTTCCCGTAATAATCTATATCGGATATCCTAAGCCTGTTATGAGTCTTGGATATATACATATCATCACCATCCATGACGCAATAATATCCCATAGACCAGAATATTCTTCTTACGAAGGATATAATATACTCACTTTTGTAAACGACCTTAAAACGATCGTCACCAGTACTTATGCCGCAAGCTATCTTCATGAATGAGCTTATAAACAACTCTTTCTGTTTTTTGGATGAATAAATAATATCATCCATCTCCTTATTGCTTAACTCGAAGATCCTGTCGGTAGATCCACAAAGGAAAGAGGCGGTCAGAGACCCAAGGAGCTGGGGCGACATCAGCCACCGCCGCTCGGGGAAATCCACGGCCTCCCCTATGTCTATAGTCATCTTCTGGAAGTCAGAGTGGATGATACCCATAGTGCTCATGACTTTATAATCACCATGATATTTAACCTTCCACTGATGTTGACCGCAACATACTATACTGCGCCCGTCCTCAAACGTCACCTTATACATATCAACGAACCCTTGAGGATATACGCCTACTACAGTCGTAAGCTTACCATCATCGCCATATATGATATCACCGATATCAGCGAACCCTATCTTCTTAGGTCCATAAGGAGTATATATCAGCTCCGAGTCCAGAAGGGCCTTTCCAAAACGACGGGTACCGAACATCCCCAGCCCTTTCTTCTCCTGACGGGCACGTTGGTACATCTCAGCGAAAAACCATTCATTATCACGTAACCGGCTGATAGCAGGAACACGCTCCCCATTTGGAAGATCTTGAAATACGGGAAAGAAATTAACATGCCAATAAAGCCATGGCGGGATGAACGTACCGTTGATAGTCACCCCGTTCTTGACCTTATAAGCCTCCTCCGTGAAGAACTGCTTAACATCATCATCTTGATCCTCCCAGCCGAACAAATCGTTCCACACTGGAGGATTCTTCATGTTTACATAAAATTCTGGACTCGTGCTTAACCCCATCACTTCATACTTTTTAATACGGACTCTATACCTCCAGACACTTGTCCCTTACGTTCCTTCTTCTGAACATCGCTAACACTCCTGTATACATCCATGATCCCACTCTTCTCCATATACGAGTCATTCCAAGCGTTTATCTTATCGATCAACTTGGATATGAAATCGAACGCCCTAGCCATATCCTCAGGTTTCTCCTTATCCCATGGATGCTTGGCGATATACGTCTTGGCGTCATCCACAGCCTTGGATATGACCTCAAGATTATCGTTTACCCGATCGACGTCCTTACTCGTCGGCTTTCGTCTTCCCTGTGGCATTGGATTTCATGTCCTTAAACTCGTTATACTGTTTCATAAGAAGCTCATAAGATTGAACAACCCCGATCTTACTTACTTCCGTCACGCTCATGTCATGGAACATATCCTCAAGCTCCTTGTCAGCATATCTAAGACGTTCCTTGTCATCATAAAACACGAATCCAGACGTTCTGTCTTCTATAATACTCTTGGCGGTGGACGCATATGTCGTATCTAAATCCAGATCCATACCGAAGCTGGTAGCCAACTGGATTATGAACATCAACCTAGAATTGACTTTTACAGCCTCTATATTCAACATCTGTATCTTATGGGTCATCTCATGAAGAACGACAAAATCCTCCTCTTTTATCAATGAAGATGATTTAAGGGCTATCTTCTTAGTCCTATCCTCAATATCGCTATACAGACGCTTGCTCTCACGTTTTATGGCTATCCAATGCCTTATATGGGTATCCGCCTCTTCTTTAAGATAATCCCTGATCTCTTTCTTGATATCCTTATCCTCTTCCATCATAATCACACGTTAAAATCATTATTATTTAACTCAATCTCATCACTGATGCTTTGGTCTATAGACCTCAATAAATCCCTGGTACTAACATCCCGCAAGAAGCGGACATTACCACCATTAGCCCTAGCTATCCTCCTTAAAGCGGAGTAAAGTATATCACCCAACGAATATTCAGGCAACTCACGGCATCCGACTTCCATGACAATAAGGGCATGGATACGGTCATCTATCTTGCTTCTTACGAGATTCCTCATGGCATTATTTATAAGCTTCCCCTATAATACGTAGCGGGAAATGTTTGAAATTACGTTCAGGATCATCCTTCACATAACCGGTAAGAGATAGATGTTTCTCAAAATGACCTTCCGGGTATTTTGATGTGTCCAACGTCATACGAAATATGGTCCTATTCTCGTTATCAGGATGATTGTTGTATGATACATCACCTATACATCCGCATGAAAAATGTTTATCCTTAACATGGAATCCATCCTTATGAGTTATGAACAACACGATCTCTACCTTATCCCCTATCTTCTGATCGAAAAGATTTATATAAAACTCACTTTCATCATCCGATAGCCCCACGTCGAAATTATCATTAGGACTCTCGATATTAAAATCGTTATGATCGGCGGTTATGACCTCCATAGCATTCCATTTGGCTTTCTCGCCCTCCACGAACTTTAATGGGCATACCTCTGTCTTCATCCAAGCCTTTTCTTTGATAAAGCAACCACACAACGAGCACGCCTGTCTTCCCATCAATCTTTGCAGCAATACCTTAGCTGGTAACTTAAAGAAAAAAATATTAGAAGAGTTCTTAGGACATTTCTTGCATAAATCAAGACGATTCTTGTACCACTCCGGATAATCCTTCTCATCCTTAGGAATCCTGCCCAATAAACTATCTTCCCAAGCTTGGGCTATTACTTGGGCTTTACCAATTGTTTGCATATTATTTTTTAAATTGTTGTTGTTGAAAATCCTGTAACTGTTCCCATGTCATGCCATACCGGCATTGGTACATAGCCTCATGATTGTCACGTGTAAGGGGATCTCCGTTCTTCAATCCCTCCATACCTTCTATCACCTTTATCTTCTTATCCAGGCAATCAAGCTCAATAGGCATCCTTTCGTCTGGATAACGATTACCCTCCTTGACATATATGCGACGTATCTTATCACGTCTTACACGCATCTCACGAAGATTGCAGATAACGTATCCGATAAACGGGATCCTGATAGATATATTATCGGTATATCTGGCGAGATGATGGATATAAGATACGGATGCTTTCATGCACCACTCGACCTGTTGCTTGGTAAACTTCCCTCCAGATCTTCTCACCACCTCATCGACAATATCCCTGTCGAACGAAATAAGACTCCTATCCATCGATATTCAATTTGTTTCTCTTGAATACGAATCCCATTACACGGGTGTCATCACCCTCCCCGTCAAGAACAAAATAATTACGTAGGCTTCTCATCTCAATAGACAGCTCACGGGTACGGAAATTTCCGTTCTTTTTATCTACTAAAAAACCGCCACGCTTTAGCTCATTGTTAAGGACAGCGATATAAGATTCCTTTTGTCCATAACAATCCATGTACTTGGCTCTGGTATCATCCGAGTATCCGTAATTGATGTAGAAAGAAAGTAAGTTTATCGTCCTTTCAGTAATCAAGCTCCTACCCTTGGAATCCAGATAGCCGTTGTATATCCTTAAGAACTGCTGGATCATATCCAACCTGGTATCGTAAGGCAATGCGAATACGAAAGCTTTCCTTTGTTCAGCCATATAAAATTAGTTTTAGGCAAAACTACTTAAAAAAAATATCGTTGTCAAGAAATTATGCCATAATCAACATAATATATGCTGATTAACATGTATTTAAGAACATCCAAATGGGAAAAGGCGGTGGAAGTGGCGGAGGAAAGCCAGATAAGTCCACCGTAAGCCACGGCAATGAGGCCAGTGGAGCACAGACCATACATGCCTCCGAGCGGCGGTGGACAGCCCTATCCTGCCTCAAGGGACATGACCACCCCTTTTCCCTTTGGATTCCTTCTTGCTATGTTATGGGATATAAAGCCAAGGGGAAATGGGAAGCCTTGGGCGATGGAGCCTGCCGTAGAAGATACGGACGGCCGGAGCGCGAGCGATCGTACAAGACCTCGCTTTTTCTTCTTTGGCTTATGCTCCACCCGATCCCCCCCCTACCGGGGTACCGGCTTCCGGTATAGGATACGGCTTCTACCAGGTTTAGCCTGCGGTATCCTGCCTGACGGCACCATACCTTGGCGGTAAAAAGCAATGTTTTATTAAATAGAGACTTTAAGTGGAGTACACAGGAACTCGACGTCAGGAGAGGTTCTGTGTACGGATAGAAATATTAGAAAGTAGTATATGTTTATAGAGTTAATTATATTTAATAAATATACCTATTAACGCGCACGTAACAAGTAGGTTGAGAAAAAACGATCGTTCACGCGCACAGCGTTTTACGAACATTACCTACCCTCCTTAAACAACAAATGGGCGACCTTCACAGGCTACCCATCCATCCGAATAACTTGTTTCGTATTGATGAAACTTGTATATTCGCAGCAAATAAAAAATCTCATGGAGACAAAGGTAGCACTTTTACAGAAAATGAAATCAAATTTCGATAAGATTCTTACCGAAGCATATATCCCAAAAGATATACAAGCAAAAAAAGATGAGCTTGGATGCCTAAGGCTTCCGGCAGGATCACTTGTCTGTCCAGTAGATTACAAACCTGTAACCAATAAGGACGGGAAGAAGGTTACGGCCGTAAAATACTCGAACAAGAAAGATAATATAAGAGGTTCCGGCATGGTTATAGAAAAGAAGTGTAAGCAGGTAACGGCTTATCTTTCTATCATAAATGTCCAGAAGCATGTATTTTTAAGAAATAGGATGAGAGATGGTTACCGTGACCGTATCGAGATCAATACCGATGATTTTATAGATATCCTATCCGATGGCATAGCTTATTTCTGCTACAGACATGTTATAGAGGATTGCCATGAGGATATAGACTATCAGCTAAAGACGCTTAAGGCTTACGCAGAGGGCGAGATAAGAATAGCTTTATCTGATATCATGATCTACTCGTATAAGGCTAAGAAGAATGAGGATACGAAAGACATATTCGTAGGCAAGAAAACATCCGTATACAAATGTCTGAATAAGAATTTAAGCTCAGACGAAAGACGGAATATGGCTAACAAAAGCCGGAAACTTGATCGGGTAAGAATCCTTTCCAAGATAATATTCAGGGCCAGAACCAGAAACGTACATCATATATACAAAGTAACTAAAAGAAAGACAGTTAAGTTCAATGTAGCATACCTTCTTAATGAGTTGAATAAGAATCTCATAGGCATAGGTATGCAAGAGATATCTCAATCCACTATATACAGATATATAAGCATGTTCTTAGACATGTGTAAGAAGAGTATATCCGATTTGTATGAAGAGGTGGTGAAGAACAATGGAGTGGTTAACACGAAAGACAATAACAATGTAACTATAGGGCATATAAGGGCATCATACAAAGGAAGCGTGCTGCATATTCTGATATCTACAGACTACATAATAAACGTGTTTTTAGGTAAAAAATCAGCTGAGATGAGCAAGGCTGGATGATTTGAGTATCAGATATAAAATTTAATATTTACATATTATTCACATTTATTTTTATTAGTTAATTATAACTATTCGTATCTTTGTATCATAAACTTAAAAAGATATGATACAAGAGGATTTTAGAAATGAAAACGACCTCCTTCGTCATATTATGACGGTGGATAAAAACGTGGAGCAAGGTCGTGCCTTGAAGAAGATTTTCACCACTAGGGAGAATCTGTTCATTACCGGTAGAGCTGGTAGTGGTAAAAGTACGTTCATGAGACGTATCATAAAGTTCTTGGGTAAGTGCGTTATCGTAGCACCGACTGGAGTAGCGGCGTTGAATGCCAGTGGACAGACCATTCATTCGTTCTTCTCTATAAAGAACGATCCTTATATCCCTTCTATCGAGAGAGGTATGTTGTCGAATAAGGTGGATGTAAGTCCGTTTATGAAGAAGAAGATCAAGAATCTTGATACTATTGTCATTGACGAGATCAGTATGGTAAGACCTGATTTGCTTGATGAGGTGGCTGACATACTTAGACAATGTAGGCGTAGCAAGGAGCCTTTCGGTGGAGTTAGGTTGATTATGTTTGGAGATCTATCACAACTACCTCCTGTGGTGACGGCGGATGATTTTATCGACAAATATTATGAGAGCCGGTTCTTTTTCTCATCAAAGGCATTAAGAGCGTCAGGATTCTCGGTCATTACCTTCGAGAACGTATTCCGTCAAAAAGATCCTCAGCTTCTTTCCGTACTTGAGGATATAAGATGTGGGGTTATTACCGACGAGTCAAGACAGATATTGGATAGTAGGGTCAAGTATCCAGATAATATGGATAATACTATAATTATATGCTCAACTAACAAAGAAGCTTATGAGATAAATAAGACTAATCTTGATAAGATCAATAATAAGGTATTTAAGTTCGATGCTACTGTATTCGGGGAGAAGCCTGTAGCGCCTTGCGAGGATGAGCTTATAGTAAAGGTAGGGGCTAAGGTCATAATAACCAGAAACGGCAACGGGTATGTCAATGGCTCGATGGGTATCATAACCAGCATAGATACTGTTGATGAGACGATATATGTTCATCTAGATAACGATACTGAGGTGGAGATAACCAAAGAGAAGTGGGAGAAGATGAAGTATAAGCAGGTAGATGATTCCCTTGAAGGCATTTCTTGCGGCTATATAATACAATATCCATTGAGGTTAGGATACGCTATAACCGTTCATAAATCTCAGGGAATGACTTTAGATAATATATTCGTAGACATCAGCAGAGCCTTCGAAATAGGACAGATATATACCGCTCTTTCAAGATGTAGGTCTATAGACGGGCTTTATCTGAAATCAGTGCCTAAGGAAGATATGGTACTGCTAAGCGATAAGATATCTGACTTTATAGAGAAGGTGGATGAGAATGAGGGTGTTTTGAATCCAGAAAAGATATCTGATATCGGTAAGGATATGATCAAGAAACAACAGGATTTGTTTAATTTCGATGAATACGGATTATAATGGCTAAGAAAGAACTTTTTTCAGACGTAGATGAGTTAGTATCATCTTTAAATAAAGAGCTTGGAGAAGGCTCGATAATGAACTTCGGCGATGATAAGCCTATAATATCCATACCAAGGGAAAGCACTGGTTCTCTGGTGGTGGACAAGGCCCTCGGCGGCGGATGGGCGGTAGGTCGGATCCATGAGCTGGTCGGGATGGAATCTTGTGGCAAGACCATGATGTGTACGTTAAGTATGATCGAGTTCCAGAAAAAACATCCAGATAAGCTGGTAGCTATAATAGACGTGGAGAACGCTTTCGATATTGAGTACGCTAGGAAAATGGGATTAGATATAAACCGGTTTTTGATCTCCCAACCAAGCTACGGGGAGCTGGCTATTGACATCACAGCCAAGTTAGTCGAGTCCGGGAAGGTCGGATTTATTGTCGTAGATTCTGTAGCCAATCTGGTACCGAAGAAGGAGATAGAGGGCGATATGGAAGACAGCAACATGGGATTGCAGGCTCGTTTGATGTCCAAAGCCATGAGGGTTCTTACAGGAATCGTAAACAAAAGCGACTGTGTTCTGGTATTCATCAATCAGTATCGGGAGAAGATCGGTGTTATATACGGCGATCCCAAGGTAACGACCGGAGGTAACGCTCTTAAGTTCTATGCCTCTATCCGTATGGAGATGGCGAGAAAGAAGGTTATATTAGGAGAGGACGGATCTTCAGTAGGTCATGAGGTTAGGATAAAGGTGCTGAAGAACAAGACAGCCGTTCCGTTCCAAATAGCAGAGACAGCCTTGTATTATGGCGTGGGGTTTGATAAGGAACTTGAACTTTTGAAGTTATGCGAGGAAACCGGTATCTTTATCCGTAAAGGATCATGGTACTGGTACGGGGATGTTCGTGTAGGGAACGGAGTCGATAATACGTTAAGTATCATGAGGGATAATCAAGAATTGTGTCAAGAATTAAGAACTAAATTGAATTTGTAATCATGGCAATAGGAGTAAAATTTGTAGACGTAATACCGTCCAGTGTAGAGAACGCTGTCGAGGTTAAGAAAGGGGATGTGAAGAACTATCTGTTCGTAGGTATTCCCATGAGTGAGTTTATTGGAAAGAGATATGAGTATGAGGGATTCATATACATGTGCCTACAGGGTGTCACCGGTGGCACGGAACTTGGCGGAGATATAGCCATAGCCGTATTGAGACCGGTTCGCCCCGCCGTCGGGCAGGCATCTTATCATTTGGTATCGTATACACCTCTTACGTATACGAGATCTGATGTGGCGATATTCCTTCGCAATGGTGATTTTAAGGTTGTTAAACGTGACGATTGTAATCTTATCTGATCATGGGAACATATATATCGATAAAATCAACAGTAAACGCATTCAGGTACGGGATTGATCCTATACCTGAATGGTTTGATAAGATATCCCAAAGAACCAAGGAGCTTGATGTGATGGTTGACGGTCACAAGGTAAAGGCTTTGGATATAATCCTAGAAAATGGCATTCTACGGGCTTTTTACGGTTATTATATAGGTATGTATCCGGATAACTCAATACAGGTGTTTAGACCGGAGGATTTCCATTCATTATATACGTTGAAGTTATGAATATATCAATAGGTATAGATCCGGGTATAGACACCGGAGGATTGTCTATGATCCCGGAGAACGGGGATATTAAGGTAATTATGACTCCAAGGATATCGGTTAAGGGGGATATAGATCTTAGGGCTATATCAAGCTTCTTCCTCGATGCCGCTGACAAGATCCAAGAAAAGGGAGGCGGGACGCTGGCGATCGCCGTCGAGGACGTCCATAGCATCCACAACAGCTCGGCCGCCAGCAACTTCACATTTGGCGGGAGACGCAGGGAACCGAACGCCCTATTCGCTATGATGGTGGAGATGATGGAGCGATACGGATCTCACCCGGATGTTAGGTTCATGTTCGAGGAGGTGCAACCAAAGACCTGGCAGAAGGAGCTTCATACGACAGCCGATCGGGTGTATACGGCGGCGAAGTTAGACACGAAGGCTACCTCCATCCGATGTGCCATGCGCCTTTTCCCTTTGGTTTCTTTCGTGAAACCATGGTCAGGAAAAGGAGTACAACCTACTAAGATACAAGACGGCATGTGTGATGCTACGCTTATAGCCGAGTATATTAGACGTAAGTTTAAACTATTTTAATACTATTAAGTATTTATTGTATTTGTATTAATATAATTATGATTATATTTGCGATGTAATAAAAAGTTGTTCGTTATGCTTATAAGATGCTTGTCGAAGTCATTAAATGAGAAGTTGGGCAAATTGGAGACGGTTGTTAAGAATGCCGGTCCCAACTCCCTTTATAAGGATCTTAAGATAGATGTTGTCAATAATCTGGCTTATATCACTTCCGTAAATGCAAAGGTATGTGTTATAGAGCGATTGGAGGTAGAGGCTGACTCTAACTTCTCTTTCTTGGTAGAGGCAAGCTCTTTTATTAAGTTCATGAAAAAACAGAAGAATTGTGAGATTACGATACTGCTTTCGGATAGAAAAGATCAGATCACGATCCACTACGCTTCTGGTGAGTATAGTTGTCCGGCTTTTGATATCAATACATTCCCACAGGTACATAAGATACTTGATGGAGGAATTAAGGTTAAGATGAGCGATTATGTTTCGGTTCTTAACAAAGCCAGCGATTATACGGAGGTAGATGACTTTTATCCATGCATCGAGAATGTGGTTATTGATATTGATGATATTAATATTAATATAGTAAGTACGGATAGAAATACTATTTACAGGTATTTTGTCCCTAATCAGGATAAGGTAGAGAAGATGTTTATACCGGTATCGAACGAATCCGCGATATTGCTTGATAAGCATATCAATAAGTCATCGGATATGTTGTCTATAAAAGTGGACGATACTAAGACTTATTTTTCTACGCCTGATATGGATATGTATGAGACCCATTTTGAGGGTAATTATCCAAATTGGAGGTTCGTGGACGAGCATTTTGTCAAAACAAGTACCTATGTCTTTGATAAGGATCTACTCGTCCAAGCCCTCCAAAACAATCTTAAGGTAAATGAGTTCGATCATTGCAAGTTGATATTTACCGATAAAGGATGCGGTATTATGTCAGAGAACCCGTCTTCCGGTAAATCATGTAAGGAGAGACTTGCTTCTTTGTCTTATCATGGTGAAGATATTATATGTAACGTATTATGTGGAAGATATCTTGGTATCATAAAAAGCATATCGTGTAATAGGGTGGTTATCGAACATGACCATAAATCTCATTTCAATAAGATTTATGGAGAGGATAATAAGAACGAGTATTTCTTGTCATCATCAGTTATTGTTTAATATTTAAAAATATATAAAATGGGAGTTAGAGAAAATTCATCAGGTGGTAATAACCATTACTTTAAAGTAAGTGGTAGCGGACTATTATATCAGTCATCAAGAGAGCCAAAGGAAGGTTTCGAGGAGCATATAAACGAGAAGACCGGAGCCGTTTCTTATTGGAGGGTATTCTGGAACGGTATCGAAGGTTATTTGTCTGATATCAATGTGCGAGAAGTGGAGTTCAATGGGATAAAAGCCAAATACGTGTCCATAAAGATAAGTGATGAGGATGGTAATTATTTCATAAACGTTCCTTTGATGACTCAAAAAGGAGGTATTAATAATTACGTGAAGTCACTGGTAAGGTACTTGCCTAATATTGACCTAAAACGTAAGGTGGTAATAAATCCTGCTCATGCTAAGAAAGGGGATCAATATGCTCCCGGTAATTTTTTCATTTCATACGCTAGGGAAACTCCAGATGGAAAGGACGAGCTTATCCAGCAATATTATAAGAACGGACAGAACGGATGGCCTGATAGGGTAGAGAGCACGGATATAATGGGTAACAAGAAATTCGATTATACGGCTCAAGACACTTTCGCTTTTCAAGTATTTAAACAATATCTTGAAAAGTTTAAGGCTGAAAACGAAAAATCGGAACAGGATAGAAGCCAAAGCATGGGCGCTACGCCAACCGCACAGACGCCCCCACCGTCATATGCAACGCAGGCTCCATCGCAAACGCCTCCTCCATCATACCAGCAGGCTCCGCAGCAAGCGCAAGCCCCTTTGTTTGGAGGTCAACAACAACCTCCTCAATATCCTCCTTTTGGAGACGACAGTGATCTTCCATTTTAATTAACTAATTAAAAATCAGAAAGTTAATGGAGAGTAATTTTAATATATCTACTAAAGTGAACCGTGTCTCGATGCCTACCCAAAATAAGGTAGATACGGTTATGAAGAACTTAGGGCATAGATCTTGTATAGCGTATTCCGAGGAAAAGGATATGTATTATAAGGATGGAGAATGGGTAGCGTCAGATCTTGACGCTACTATCTTACCTCTTAGGGAGATGTTCGAGAAGACATCTGATTTGAAGTTAGGATTGAAGATCGTTTATTTAATAATCAAATTATAATGGCCAGTATTGAGGATATTAAAAAGCTTCTGGAAAGCAAGTCGTTTACATCAGCCAGAGACCTTGATGAGCTTGAGGAGAAGCCGGATGATAAACAAAACGAGGTTAGATTGAATTGCGACCCTATGGTAGGGATGATGGAGGAAGAGGGGAAGATCTTCCTTAACTCCGTAAGATTCTCGAAAGCATGGAACTCGTTGGGTAAGGATATTCCTATCAAGCAGGGTAATGCTTTCCCATTAGGACAGGGTGATGTCCTTGATATAGACACAGGGGTATGGGCGTCGTTCCCGGATAATACCATAGGGGTGTTGATGATGCTGCCGTCGTTTACCGGAGATACGGGACTTACTTTGGTAGGATCACCGTTCGTCTCGTCTAATAACGGGAATATCATGATCAGGGTCACTAATGTCCGTAAGGATATGGCTATAGTCGAGAAAGACAAACATATAGCTGAGTTAATTATAGTCGGCAAGATAAAAGCCGATATTTTTAGAACTTATAAAAGCAATGAACATGTTCGGATTGAAGATAGTAAAGAGTAGCTATATAAATACTATAAAACAGGATCTTGATGAGGCTATTAGCTATTCAAGTAGATTAAAAAGAGATTATGAGGATTCCCGCAAGAAGATAACGGAATTAGAAGAGAAAGTAGGGTATCTTGAAACTCTTTCCGATTCCCTTAATATGGATATAGAACAAAAGGATTCTATTATAATTAAGATGGGTAATGAGCTTAGTAAATCAAGAGAGATATATAATGAGTCGGTAAAAGATAAAGAGACTCTTAAACGGGCTTATATGGATATCGAGAAGAAACATAAACTATCATCTAAATTACTCGATGAGGCTAGGAGAAGATACAAGGATCTTGAGGATCAGAATAGGGCTATGTCCGATCGTATCCAGTATCTGGAAAATCATATCGATCCAGAGGCTTTAGACAATGATGTACCTGATGAGGTTGTTGTTGATGAGGATAAGATGGATCCTAATTCCGGTCATATTGATATACATGAAAATAACGCCTCTGAGGTTACTTATGCCGATGCCGGCAATGACGTAAATGTCGAGAATAAGGCAGAGGATAAGAAGAAATCTAAGAAACGTAAAAAGACTAAGAAAAATGAATAAGATCTTGTTTTTCTTGTTAACGTTATTTACCTTAGCGGTTGTCGGATGCAGTACGTCAAGAACCTATTATACGGAATATGATACTACTGACATATCTTATGTAGTGGATTCTATAGTGTCTTCCGGGACCGTGATGGGCCAATGGAAGGAGTGGCGGTTTACGCTGGACGACGGCCGGGTCGATAACTTTGGCTTCACCGCCCTGTACGACGCCAAGGGAAAGGCTAGGGGGTCTATACAGGTAAGGCAAAGATCCGATACGTTTAATATCAAGATAATTGATTACCATAAAAAGGATAAAAAATGAGTTACGGGTTAGGATATATACCATCCCCTGTGGATGACAGAGACGCTATCATGAACATGCAGCATGAGGCTGTCCCTGATGAGTATAAGGTCAATAACGTTGACAGCGTAGTGGATCAAGGATCTTCTCCTATTTGCGCTGCGGTAAGCTTAGCTGAGATACTTAACTGGAGAAAGAGTATAAGGGCTATTAAAAGACCGGCTAAGATCTCTCCCTACGATATATATGATCTGAGAGAGGATAAGGATCAAGACGGGATGGTTCTTCGTGACGCTATCAAGTCTATCAAGAACGTAGGCGTAGATGGGGAGAAAATAAACAGTTACGCTAGGATCATAGATCCGGTATCGGCTAAGGTAGCTTTGATGCTGAATGGTCCTCTGGTTATAGGTCTGTATTGCTATAATTATGGTAATCGATTCTGGCAAGGCCAAGGACAGAACTTGGGAGGTCATGCCGTTATCCTCACCGGATGGGACAAGGCCGGCTTCATCCTACAGAACAGTTGGGGGACGGGATGGGGTAGGTCTGGTGTAGAGACGTTCCCGTTCGAGGATTGGTGCTATATGCTAGAATGTTGGACAATAATTTCATAATACTATATAATTTTCGAGAAATTCCGTTCCACATCCTCTTGTGAAAGACGATGTGGTATATTTAGGACCCGTAGATCAATTGGTTGGATCATCTGGCTCATAACCAGTAGGTTGTCGGTTCAAGTCCGGCCGGGTCCACAGTTGGATTAATAGAGTTTGTCATTAGATTTAGAGTTTAGATTTTGTTTGATGTCCTTGTCCGGGAGGATCGGGACATATGGATCCGAGGATCATTGGATGATTACCATAATATTGGAGATGCTGGTTCGATTCCAGCCGGATTCGCTAAAATATTGTTTTAATATGGATAATGGATATGTAGAGATAATAGATACGACTCATCATAGAGCTAGAAGTAGCGGAGCTGTATATGAACATATAATCGTGGCTGAAAGAAAAATAGGAAGACTTTTGAAGCCGGAAGAAGTCGTTCACCATATCAATAAAATAAGGCATGATAATAGACCTGATAATCTTATGATATTTAGATCTAATGCCGATCATACAAGGTTTCATCATGGAGCTGAGGTTTACTTTGATAAGGAAGGGATAGCGTATTGTAAACCCGTGGAAGTTAAGTATTGCTCGTGCTGCGGTAAGGATTTATGTCATGATACTGAGGGAAGTTTGTGTTTTGATTGTAATAACAAGAAAAGAAGAGAGGATATGTTATCCAAATATGGTGATATAACTAAGGATAAGCTTTTTGATATGCTTAAAAATGAGTCTTTCCTAAGTGTCGGTAAAAAATTAGGCGTATCTGACAATATGGTAAGGAAAATATGTGATATCTTTGGCATTCCAAGACATGCCTCTTACTACAGAAAATTAAAGGATTGATAATTAGGGGAGTTAATTTAACGGATAGAATTTACGATTCCTAATCGTAGCGTGGATAAGGGTTCGATTCCCCCACTCCCCACATGGTGTTTTCTTAAACATATTCCCGTAGGTCGGTAATTAACGATAACCGGTAGACAGCCTACGGGAATCAACAAAATCTTACGTGCTTAAGATCGCTTTCAGTTCTATTTTTCGTGTGTAATCTATAGGAGGGTAGCACGACCCTCCTTTTTATAATAACTATTTGGGATGGACATTAATCAAATAAAAAAGTACCTGCCATTAGGATGGGATGTGGTTGATCTAATAGATCACGGCATAATTGATCTTGATATCATGAATGGTAAGATGATGGGTGAGTATGTGGCTGTGTTGATGATAAAATCTTATGATAAGACCAATGGTCATATTCTAACCACTTTCTCGTTCCATGATAAGGATATGGAGAAGTTGAGGATGTTGATAGGTAACGCTATAATGGCGGTAGGATATAGGAATAATCCTCTGACAGGAGATGGGAACACGGCAATCAAATAAAGGCACGGAATACACTGAAAGAGGGATATTGGATATCCTTAACAGACAGTTCTTGGTATCTCCTAGATGGATTATAAACAACTTGTATGTCTATAACTGGGAGTCTGATTATCTGGCTATAACCAGATCCATGTACGCTTATGAGGTTGAGGTGAAGATCTCGTTTGCTGACTATAACAAGGATTTCGAGAAGGAGGGCAAGCACCAAGTAATGCAAGGCTGGTTCGAGGCCCGGAAGCAAGCCCTGTACGAGACCGGGGACTGGGTCAGGTACGGCCGCCCCAACTACTTCTACTACTGCGTTCCTGATGGGTTGGTTGATCCTAAGGACATACCTCCGTACGCCGGGCTTGCTTATGTTTGTGGCAGGAATTTGAGAAAGATCAAGGACGCCCCTATCCTGCATCGTGATAAATTTGACCCCGAAGCTTATAAGATGGCAGACAAATTCTACTACAATTGGTGGAACGAGAGACGTAAAGCCAGACAAATAGAAGGGAAGGATATGAAAGACGAATTCAGGAAAAGCATGAAAAAGGTGAAGGAGAAGATAACCGTCGATGCCAAGATCAAGGCGATGGAGGCGTTCTGGAGCGTCTGCGATTACGCCTACTGGCCGTACGGGGGAAGAGGGGTGCCCGGAATGAGACCCAACTGTTCCGCTTGTGGCGAGGAATGTAAATTACAATGTCCGAAAGGGAAGGAATTTAAAAACAAGATAAAATGAGTAAGATTAAAGATTTATTGGCAAGAGTCATTTCATTGGCGTCAGAACAACCAATGAGTTATAATGAGGTAGAATCATTACTTGAAGATATAGATGCTTGTAAGGTCAAGATATGGCTGGAAGAAGGAGCGATATTGCCTAAGTACGCCCATAAGGAGGACGCTTGCATGGATCTGTTCGTTAAAAACATAGAACTTGACGGGGGTAGGATTATATACCATACTGGTGTGCATGTAGCTTTACCTGAGGATTATGAGATGGAAATCCGTCCACGTAGTAGCATTACAAAAACTAAGTCAATTATCCAAAACGCTCCGGGTACCGTAGATGAGGGATACAGAGGGGAGATTATGGTAGTGACTAGACGTGTAGATCGCTATGGAGACCCTTCTTATTCGGCAGGGGATAAGGTAGCTCAATTGCTTATCCGTAGACGGGAACGCATCGTATGGGATCAAGTAGGGTCGTTAGAAGACCTTGGAGAATCAGAGAGAGGAAATGGAGGGTTTGGTAGTACTGGAAAGTGATTAATGTCTTATGAGCGGGAGAATTAAGATAAAGCCTAAGAATAAGGATAAGAAACCTGATATCGATGTATTTAAGATAATAGAAAACCGGTTTAAGAATATGAACGAGCTTCGAGACCTGATCGACATGGATCCAAGGAAAGGACTGGTCAGGATACGGGACGGAGCCGGATTCAGGGAGGTAGAGCGGGGCGGATGCCTGCATCGGAACTACCTTAATTTGTTGGAGGAGGAGCTGGGAGCGAAGTTGTCAATAGATTTGCTGGATAAGTACGTAAGAAAATAAAGTTTGTGTAATTTATAATAAGATGGATAAAATATTCGAGAAATTAGATATGGGTAACGTATCTGATGGATATCATACCTTTAACGAGCTATACAGATACCGTATGCTTTACAATGCCGCTTTCTTCAACGAGCTGGCTAAAGGGGATGTAAAGGTCTGTAAGTCACATAAGCATTATGATGGGGAGGAATGCTTCGGTGGAGGATGGTTTATTGTAATGGCCGAACTACCTACAGGCCAGATCTCCAATCATTATGAGAACCGGTATTGGGAGTTGTTTAATATCCCTGAACTTGATACGGCATGGGAATGGGATGGACATACGCCTAAAGAGGTCGCTGATAGAATAGAATCGTATTTGAAGTCAAATTGATATTAATATCTGCCCTAGGAATTAACTAGGGCAGGTTCGTTTTATATACCGAAGTATCTACCACGATCTGATTATCCATATCCTCAATCAACTCAATGATCTCATCCCTTATATCATAAGAAAGCAAGATCGGTATTATGGTTAGTATAAAAGATAGTATTATCCCTGATCCTATTATAATAGTAATATCATCACACTCTATATCTAACATCGGCATGACAAACATCAACCCGGCCGTGAATATCATCACGAATAACGCTGATATCTCATTTATCATATCCCGCTCCATCGTATCCTTAATCATATCTCCTCAACTTTAGTATGGTTTATTATCCTGCTGATATGACGGATACTTAATCCCGTCCTGTCCTTTATCTTACCATATACGTAGTTCCTTGATACGACCGTAGCCAAATCACCTAGCTCGTCCAGTATCTCGTCATACATCCTATGGATCTCGTTGTTGCGGATAACCGTACTGTCCCTTACATATATCTTCTCAACGTCGTCGTCGCAGAAGAAGATCTTAAGCTTATGAAATATGTATCTAAACATAGATATAGTTTTGTCCCAAAGATATGAAAATTTGAGGATAAAACCAGAAGGAAGCCAAAAAGAACGGGAGGCGGAGGGAGGGCGGGGGATGCCCGGAAGGATGGAAGCCAGCCCGTTCCCTTGGATTCAGCGACATGATTCGAGAATAAATCATATATTTGTATGTACAAAATGCATAATAATATGATATTAAATAAAATTAACTCAATGGGGGGGTATTTTCGTCCTCCATAAAAATTTATCAGTATGCTTAGAAGAAGATCGTATTTATCAGGGATATATCCATCTCACGCCGATGATGGAGTATATGGAGTTACCCAAAATCTAAAGTTACTTCCATCTGATAAGGTAGATAGCGAATGTATTGGCGTGGCTTTGATACATAATGGTCATAGGATTATGATCGAAAAAAACGAGAACAATAATCAAAGCTATATAAAAGCTGGTCAAGGGAAATATAGTAATGTAATTTTCTATTGGGGAGGAAGTGATACTGATCAGGGTGGTATTGAAAATTATAGGAATGTAGATGGAGTAAACATAAGAGGTTACTTAAAACCTGAACAAAGTGAATATGTTGGTACGCCTCATATATCTTATAATATATCAGAGTGGACACAAGGTTGTATTTCTGATTGGAATGGTCGATCAAATTCAGAGATACTAAAGTTAGTTACTACAGGAGGATATGATCACAACTCATACGCTACTATAGGTTTTGTACTTAATACGTTTTTAAATAGTGATGATGCTAAAGGGTTAGATGATTGGTACATTCCATCAATCCCTCAATTAGCGTTAATATATATGTACAAGAATAGTATAAATAATATAATGTCATCTATTGATGGTCTTATTTTAGGGAATTATTTACCTTATTGGTCTAGCTCTGAATTTGGACTAGATATAGCATGGACTATTAGGATGGATAATGGATATGTTGATTATATGAATAAAATATCAGAATTTAGAGTTCGTTTTGTGCGTGATATTTAAACATATAACCTAATATAGGAGGGTATCCTGAAGCCTATGATATGGGACTGCCTTGAATGTTCAGGTATGTAAGGATCTGGAATTATGCCAAGAACTTTGACTTGGATAAATTTGTCCCAGATCCTTAACATGAAATACCAAGGATATGGATGGAGGTGGTATTAGCCAATAGAAGTAGCCGGCGGAAGACCCGATTGGCAGGCCCGGAGGGATGGAGGGAGGTCTCCCTCCCTTTGGTACTACATCCTCCTCACAATATATCATGATGGTGCTACAATTACTATATTTACGTTATAGGTGTTATTGTAAATGCCAGTTCCAACGGCAACAGATTGGCATCCCTCACAGGCATTGGCTGTTATACAATAACCACTTGTTATAAGATTACCTTGCCAAGTTATACGATTGTTACTTGTAATCTGATTATAAAATTCAGGCATGTAAGTGAAATTGATGATCTCCTCAGGATCGGTTATCTCCGTTATAGGAGTAAATTTAGTTATCCTATGCCCGTATAACTCCGTATCAGCTAAATCACAATGCACACCAGAATCATATAGATACGTAAGAGTCCCTTTTGAAACACCTCCAGTAGTGCCTAATAAAACGTTGTACTCATATTGTTGATCCTTTTGAACTATCTGACCACCTATTCTTATAACTTCTATTTTCTTATTGCGATATATATCAAGATAAGATCCGTCAAAACCAAGTTGATATGTATCTCCATCAATATATATATCTACAAAATCAGGGCACATGCTCTTGTCTATATTAATACGGTAGTGGATCTTTCCGGGAGAAGAAGTCCTGCGCCTAAACATACCCCCTCCTTATCTGAGGGTTAAAATACCCCCCCCCATGTATTTAAATTCTTTATTCATAATATGTTATGTTTTAATTATATCGCAAATATAATAAAGTAAGGTAATTATATACAATATTACACCAACAATGTCATAAAACATAAAGTAAAATAGTATGCATATTACTTTAATTACATAATTTTGTACCATTAAAATGATAAGAAAATGATCAAAGGTTATAAATATAGATTAGATCCTACATCGGAACAGATCGTCCAAATGGAGAAAACATTTGGCTGTTGCAGGTATGTCTATAATTGGGCTCTTGATCTTAAAATAAAAACTTATCAGAGTGAAAAACGATCTATGTCAGCGGTTGATTTATGCAAGCAGCTAACGTTACTCAAAAAAGACGATGATCGTCTTTGGCTTAATGAAGTATCAAATGAGTGCTTACAACAATCTATCCGCTGTATGGATAGTGCCTTCACTAAATTCTTTAGAGAGCATACTGGTTTTCCCAAATTCAAATCCAAACATAGGGATAAGAGCGTTTTTAAGAACGTAAATTCTGTTAGGTTTGATTTCAAAAACAACAGAGTTAAGATTCCTATTATTGGTTGGATAAAGTTCTTTGCTAATCGTTCTTTTGAAGGAAAGATTGGCACGATAACAGTATCCAAATCATCAACCGGTAAGTTCTATGCAAGTGTCTTAATAGATGACGGAATCCCTAATCCTGACAAGTTTATTATAAATCCCGATACAACCGTAGGGATCGATGTAGGAATCAAGGATTTTGCCGTTCTTTCCAATGGACAGATTTTTAGTAATCCGAAATACTTGGAATCTGCGCAAAAAAGATTAGGGTGCTTGCAAAGAAGAATGTCTCGTAGAAAGAAGGGAAGTAACCGATACAAGAAGGTAAAGCATGATGTTGCCGTCTGTCATGAACGGATTCGAAACCGTAGACAAGATTTTTTACACAAGGTCAGTAAGAAGATAGTAAGTGAGAACCAAACTATTATCATCGAAGACATCAATGTAAGAGGCATGTTGAAAAATCATTGCCTTGCTAAGGGTATTGCTTCTGTATCTTGGAGCGAGTTCTTTAGGATGCTGCAATATAAATCGGATTGGCTCGGTACTAATTTGATTCGGATCGGAAGATTTGAGCCGAGTTCTAAGATGTGCGGATGTGGGTACATACATCGGGATCTTAAGTTATCGGATCGTGTTTGGACTTGTCCCGAATGTGGTGCCGTCAATGATCGTGATTTACTTGCAGCAAATAACATCAAAAAGTTTGGGTTAGAAAAGCAGAATCTTCTAACCCAAGAAAATATTAACAAAACACCGGTGGTGAACCGGGAAGGGGACGTGGAGTCGCTGGCAATAGCAGGGGCTGTGAAGCGTCAAATTATATCGGTGCAAACTGGTATATAATCACCTATAATAAAATTAATGAGATTATTAAGTCGTGAGGGGATGAGGGATATGCGGGACGGACCACCTCCCCGAAATCGGCCCGGCCGGTCTGCCGTTTTTTGGTCCACCCCCCCCTCAATCCGCAAATGGCTGGAAACAGGAACGGCAAACGACTAGCAAACCGAAAAAAATAATGCTTATCTTTGTTTTAACTCGTTGGTTATCAATAATATAAACTAATATTTTAATATACATTTACATTTTATTAGATTTATTACATATAATAGCCGAATTTTTATTGTAAAATATTTTTTTGATAATAAAACATGTGGTATATTTGCTTTTGTAAAATAACAGCATTAACAAACAAGGCGTACCAGATGCCAATACAAATCCCAAAGGTATGGGTAAATTTAATGACAAGCAAAGAATTAAACAAAGTCCAAAGCGAGGTAAAGAAAGCAAGTGAGAAAACATTGACAGGTGCGGTTAAATCATGGTGCCAGCTATTTAAATCAGGCAAAGAGGTGTATGAAATTTTGAAAGAAAATGAGATAAATGTAGACAAGGCGATTGTACCAGCTTTAGTAAATTTAGCTAAAGACAAAGAGACTGTAATACAACTTTGCAAAGAGATATTACCTTGCATTGATAGTACATTTTGTGCTTATAAGGAAATCGAAAGAGAGTACTACGATAAACAGGATCAAGACAAAAACACGAGGCTATCAGAAGATAGGGTGAATAGTATTGCGATAACAGGAACAACACATAAACGCTTTGGATATAACGAACCAACGGAATATGATGGTGGTATATATTACGAAACGTTTAATGGTATCGATAAACGTATCGTTAAAATCGCTATACCTATCAAACGTTACACGCATGCGCTGATAGCTAAATGTGTTACATACTATTTAACGCATCCGAAAAATGAAAGATAGCTAATTAATTAGCCCCTATATTATTTATGCGTATAGGGGCGTTATGGTAGCACACCTATGCGTTCTCGTCGCGCTACTGATTTAGACTAAATAGGTACGATATTTGATATTTTGATATAAACATATTGCAGGTCGTTAGAGTATCGAGAGCCAGCAATAGATAGGCTGCCGCTTAATAATGTAGTTTAGGTACTATCCTAGTCCAGGGTAGTGCTATTATCTTTAGGTTTATATCAATCCGGTAAGTACGCTAGGTTAACCTAGTAGGCCGTGTAAAAACACGGGGTATATTGGTGTATATACGCATGTATAGGGCGTATGTTGGTATGTTGTGTGAGTAGCGCATACCAAGTGTATTACGGGGTTATAACCGTGCCAATGTATCAAGGCGATAGTATCCTAGGTCGCTTAAATACTTGGATATTATATGTAGTAGTAAAATAACAACCCTTACAAGGGTATTTTGTGCGGTTAAATTGACGGACGAAATACGCATTGTCGGTACGTATCACGGGTAACGTATGTGCGTATTTGGCCTCGTTCGATCGGGGCAAAGGGACGAATCCAAAGGGAATAGGGGGCGTGTGGGTGTTCGGCTGGTAGTATCGATAACGCCGGTCGTGTCGTTCCTAGCATCCTGTTTTTTATTGGTATCATAAAAAAGAATAGGTTATGTATAAAAGAAAGTTTGATAATCTGAATAGAAAGCTAGCACTTAAAAAAGAAAAGGCTTTAGAGGCTGCTAAAATAGTCAAAATGGAATTTTACGCTGAACTTACTAAAGAGTTATACAAGTCTAATAAATTGGATTGTAGTAGGGAATCGGATAAATGTAGGCGTAAGCGTGTTAGTTACATGGCAAACAAATTGCGACAGTAGTCGTTTGTTTTTATTTGATTTTAAAGTTTGTGCCCTTCTGTACTGTAGTGATATAGGACAGGAGGGCTTTTTGTGCCTATATTTTACAAAATGATAGCATATTCATATGTTTTGCTTACACATAAAAGTGTTGAGGCGGCAAATTTTAAGCCTTGATCGAAAATGTGTAAGTTAAATGCTTTATTGTATATCATTTTGTATACATATATATCCATACGGACGGGTAAATTGTGCCCTTATGTATGGTTTTGTGCGTGAATCGATCCTAAAAGGTATATAATATGCGGTACTTATTGTATATTTTTTATCTATATCTGGGCTTATCTTTCCTTAGAGGTAGCTCTATGGTTTGATATATATTATGTTGTTGATACTCAATTAATTGCATTATTTGAGTATTATTTTTAAATTACGATTACTTATTGTATATTTTTATGGGCGTATTTATATATTTGGTTCTTACTTTGTTTTGTGGTTACATGGCGTTTGAGTTGGGGCGGTATGTTATTGCTACTGGCGATGTCCTTCCTATAATCATAGTTATTTTATTGGCTTTATTATCAAGCCATTGCATAAAACAAATATACAAGGCAATCAAGAACAAAGACCTCGATATCCTAGATTAATCGGGCGTTCCACGTGGAACAATCGGGAGGAAGGTCTTGGTTTTTTGCGCTGAAAGTTGATGGATTGGATGTGTTTTGCGTGAGGGGACACCTCCAAACAAGGTAAAACAAGGTAAATCGAGGTAAAACAAGGTAAAACAAGGTAAATCGAGGGAGTCAAGGAAAACCAAGAGAATCAAGGGAAAATCAAGTAGCCCAAGTGAAACAGTGAATCCAAGAACCCCAAATGAAATAAGGGGAATAAGTGGGATAAGAATAGCCTTCAAACAATGGGACTCTCCAATACGGATAGGGGTCTTATAGGTATGGAGGTATGTTTATGTATGGGTGTATGTGTTTCTTTGGGTGATAGAGGGAGTGTAGGAAGCCAAGGGGAACGGGCGGCGGAGATGGCGTGGGGCCGGCCCCGCTGGTCGTCCGCTGTCGTCCTCCTTGGCGATGGTATGATTATAACTAAAAGAATATAGATATGAAATTAGGTAAAGAGATTCCGTATGTTACGGAAAAAATGAGAGAATTATCCTCTACGTATGATCTGGTGAAATACGTAGAGGATGTGCGTGAATCAGGTAATTATAAGGTATTTAAGAATAGGGTAGCTTCCGATCTCATTAGGGCTGCTTGTGGCTCAACCTACTTATGTGGGTTGTATGATAAATATGGGTGTGACGATTCTCACATAACTACACTAGCATTAAGATGTATGAAAGACGTAGGAATTGTTGTTGAGTAGTGGAGTAAAACCAAGGGAAACGGGCGGAGGCGATGGCGTGGGGTCGGCCCCGCTGGTCGTCCGTCCCTGTTTCCTTTTGGCGGTAGTGTAATATTAAAAATCTGATAGTGATATGACAAAAGAGGAGGCGAAAGAAAGGTTCGGTGACAATATAATAAACAGGCTATTGTCGCTCGGTGCTGAACCGACAAACGTATGTCGGAATGATGGTATTGTGGAATGGTGTAGTGATGGGTGTATAAAGGTAGGCGATATTGAAGTATGGGCTTACTATTACTTCGGGGATGGTGAGGATGTTGATAGGTGCGATTGGGAGGATCGCATGGAAATAGAGGCGGTAGAGTGCTTGTGGTGAAACCAACGGAAAAGGGCTAGGTTCGGGCATGGGCTATCGCCGGGTTGTATCATGGCGGCTTGGTACACTACCGGCCGTCTTCTTGGATTTATGATAGAGATTTAAAATATGGGGATATATGATATGAATGAAATGTTACTAATAGAATTACAAGATGAGGCTCTGTCTTATCTTCGTGATAATATCACGAAAGACGAGGCGTATCATATCCTTACGACCGACAAGGATATGATAGAGATTCTTATAGCTGATAAGAAGGACGGAAGCAAACGTATCAAGATTCTTGATGCGGAATATACTATAGAGAAGGATGATATGTTGTTTCTATTCGATACTGATGGGGTGATAGATGAGTGTCTTTTGGTTGCCAGCTACATAGGGGTAAACATGTATTTTCGTAGGCAAGATATTGACGCTATTTTGAATAGCGGTAATAGAGAGAAAGTCATGAAATACCCTTACATATCTGTTCAGCTCGATAATATCCAGACTATAGAAAAGCGTCGGGTTATTTTTGAGATCACCGGACATAGGATGGATGATGACAAAGAGAGAATAGATTTTATGTTTATTTATTTTATGGCGAGGTTATGCGTGTAAGAAGAACTGTAAAGGAAAGAGATATTATAAAGATATGGGTATTTGGATATAATAGGCAGCTTATTAAATCAGCTATGGATTCCGGATTTAGGAACATGTCGGAAGTACTGTCTTATGCTAATTGTATGGTCGTGGATAAACCCATTGATCATATTAGGGTATCGAATGAGGCTCGTGGGTGGTGTGGGTCATATACTAATTATGGTAAAAAGATAGATTAGTCTGATAGGAGGATATGATATGAGAAGGATTATAAAAGAGAAAGACGATATCAAGGTGTCTATATTTAGCGGGGATAGATTGGCTCGTGTTTTCATTGATTCTGGGTATAGGAATATAGCTATGGTGATAGCCGATTGCGGTAGACTAGCTAATGGTTGTTATCATATACATCATATTGAGGTGGTAAATATGGATAGGGAATGGTATGGCACATATACCGCTGATGGAAAGAAAATTAATTAATATAAATAACATCATGAATAATATCATAGAGAACAATGATGGGGTAAAAAGAAAGGTAAGGGTATATGATTTCGGCGAGAAGGTCGCTGATAGATATACTATTGTATGCGTAAGTGACAGGAATAAAGATTCAAGAGGAATCTTATTTTATCCGATGTTCACTTGTAACGAAAACCCGTCGCATCCGCAAGGAATAGGGATGTATGTAGGGGACTATTATCCTCATAAGGGAGGTATGTACAACTTAGGGAGAAGGGTGAAGGATATAATGTCTTTGCCTAAAGAAGTGATTAGATACATAAAATGGGTAACAACAACATGAATGAAATAGTTTACAACAATTACGATTTGGTTGCTTTCGAGCAGAATGGAGAAGTGGTAGTAGCCGTAACATTCTACAGGTATTACAAGAAGAAAGCTAAGGGCGAGGTTAATTATAGATGGAGAACCAGATGCCCGGAGCTGGTGGATAAGATCGTAAGACACCGTACCAAGGTATTTACCGGTCAACTTATCCAGTTAGCGAAGGCGTATGGGGAGAAAAAGGTTATAAAATATCAAAAGGAGGAGGAAGAGGTATGTCAAGATACGATAGAGACGCAATAGAAATATATATACTGGATCATATAGATACAGATAATTATGGGAAGCAGTTTAAATATGATAGGGAATATCTATCTTTTATGCTTAACGTGTTCAAGGATGAGTATAAAGAACATATCAAAAGGGATGGGATTAAGAAAGCTTTTGAGGATTACATAATGAGCGTTCCATCCATATTTAGGATTCATATAGCGGATTGTGACATTAGATATTTATTACGTTCATGGGGCGTGGAGTTCGATGAGGATGATGATGAGATATACATCTTGTATAAGAGGATCATAAGAGAGGTCTTTTTTAAGATGTGTGAGGATATGAAAGTTTGTTAATGTTGAACCAAACCTTGGCGGGGCGGAAGGATATATCATGATCGTACGTGTACGGATATGATCCGGGGTCGGTTCCCGGCGCCTTGGCACAACTTAATTAAATATAGATAATATGGACAATGTTTTAAAAAGAGCGGCAGCGGAACTGAAAGAAGCCGGTTGCAGGGTTTTTGCGTGGCAGGATGATACTTATAATAGAAGTTGGAGTAAGGGTGATTATATAATGTTGTATTACGCCTTCCCTGATTCGCCTAACATCGGGTATCTGAGTCGTGGGGAATATGGGATGAGCGTAGCATATAGTAGAGCCTATATACCGAGCCGTGGAAGTGGATCGGGGTGTCATATCAAGGAGGAAGCTACGTTCGACCTTGAGACGGCGTTAGACGTGCTGAACGGACCGTTGCCTAGTTGGTGTAAGGCTTATGGGGTTTATCCAAAGCAGTATAAGGATATTGATGGATGGTACAATAACAATAATTATAACAAAAAATTATTTAAGGAAATTTGATATGGAAGTAAAGGATTGGGAGAGTTTGGTTTTGAATACAGAAGTAGGAATGCACTGTTTTGTTACATTAGCTGACGATAAGGATATTAGTAGAGGATATGCGCAGATCAGACGTGCGGAGCATTTCGGATATAACATCTGCTTCACCCGGTTATATGGAAATAAGTTTTATTTCGAAAAAATAAAAGAAGGTCGTACACAACAATATATCAATAGGAGGAAATGATATGGTGATAGAGTTTGATTTTGAGATATACAAAAACGGAGATTACGATAAGGTATATCTCCGCAACGGGAAAGAGCCAAGAGTATTATGTGATAATGGGAAGGGTGATCGTCCTATAGTCGTGATGGTTGAGGATGATAACGCGGATGATTATATTATTCTACGTTATAACGAAACTGGCAGGAGAAATATCAATAGTCAATCGAGTCTCGATCTCATGTTATCTGTAAAAGAACGGGAGCCAGAATTATGGGTTGTCGTTATATCTTACATGGATAATAAGGATAAGAGGCAAAAGATGGTCTTGCCTAATTTTTTATCAAGGAATATAGGAGGAAATATATATCTTCAAGGAAGCTCTAAATCGAATGTATCATATTATGTTGGTAGGTTAGAAGAAGATGGGTGCTTCGATGAGCTGTGCGAGAAGATAAGGGTAAAAAGAGATCGTATTTATAACATGGAAATAATATCACTATCAGATGACAAGGCGACAGTTTAATCAGTTGATAAATGAGCTAGACGGCAAAAGCCCGTTTATCGTATTACATAGGGATGCCGTTGCGCCTAAATACGTGGGCGTGGAGGTGTCGAAGGATGGGATGGTATACAGATATGCGATAATAGGGATAAACGATGAGTATAAGGCTAAAAAAGCCCTTATTTCGAAAATATTAGGCATAGCTAGTTACCTAAATGGCAATAAGCCCTTAAAAAAGGGTTAATTAGATGTATTTATGGCCTGCGGCATCATATACGATATAATGCCATAAATGACGTTGTATAGAGGATATGTATGATAATATGATAGATAACGCATTCGTGTCTTGATATCATAATATTATGCCATTATATCCTCTTTTTGTATAAAAAAGATAACAAATGATACAAACATCTTGAATATGGATGAAATTAAGATAGGAGCTGAAATTGTATTTAATATAACCGGCAACCATAATATAGGATATGCCAAAGGGGAAAAGTATATCGGGACGGTGTTAAGCGAGGATCACCGATCACGTCTTTATGTACGGACAATAGGAATGCCTAGGGCTTGTATTGATGAGCGGGATGTAGAGTGGGTTATTGATCCAGATGGGGATTTTGATATGGATGAGGCGATCCCGAATCCTATGGCAAGGGAGTTGTATAAGTTGATGGGTAGGTACGTTTATACGTTCGGTAGGTCTCATGAAAGTATCAATGGCTATATCGTGTACGAGTGTATGATGATGGACAGGGATTTAAGATATAATGTTATGTATGCGTTGCATGATCATGGATTTGAGATACGGCATATTGATAGTTATTCTTGGTGGATGACCAATGAGAGGTTAATGTCTGAGGTAACATACACGGAGGGGGATATTCATATAATTGTTCATGAGTGCATGGAGGATTATGTGGATAACGTGAAATTTGGGGAGGAGTTTTATAAAAACAAGTAAACATGATAAGATGCTTACTTGTGATGGCGATGATAATATTAACACCGCCAAAAGGAAACGGAGACATGCCCCTCGCCCCGAAGCCGGCAGTGGTCGAGGCACGGGTATGGGATAAGCTGGCGACCGCCCTGTCTTTCGTGGAGTCAAGGAATGACGATCGGGCGCACAACGCCACTTCAGGGGCGTTAGGGAGGTGGCAGATGAAAAAGGTGTATGTAGATGAGGTTAATAGGATATTGTGTCTTAAACGGGAGAAAAAGCGGTATAGATACGATGATAGAACAAATCCTATCAAGGCTAGGGAAATGTTCGAGATATATCAATCTCATCATAATCCGAACAAGGATATAGATCGGGCTATAAGATTGCATAGGGGACTACATTCTACTAAATATGTTAAAGAGGTTAAGCGTAAATTGAGAGAATAAAAAGAATATAGGAGGATAAAGACATGGACGAGAATAAAGTGATACGACCGATGGATTTTGTTCGGCTTACAAATATTGACGAATTAAATGTGATTAAGGACACTAAAAACCATATAGGGCTGGTCAAGGAGGTCAGTCGGGACGGAAGTATGAGTGTGATATGGATAGGTGACACCTACAGCAGGGTAGCGTGGTTTAACTGTAAGGAGGTGGAGACGGTGGACAACCTAGCAAACCTTTTGACGCGCGGGTTGGCCAACTTTATCGTAGAAGGGGGAGAGAATGCGGATAAGTTCTATCCGTTTGGTTAGAAATAATTAATCGGAGGCGAAATGGAAATAAAAATAATGAAAATGGATGACGGATATGAATTATTCGTCAATAGTGCGCTTGTAAAGAAAGGTAAGGTCTTAGCGCACATAAGAAAGATGGCAAATGAGATTATATTCGACAGCGAGGAAACAATAAGAGTAGAATCAAATCTTCCGGAAATAAATATAAAGTACAAAGGATATAGAATTTATTCATCTCCATTGTATGTAAAAGTATTTAATGGGCATATTGAGCTTCCTGATAGATTTATGTCTATCTCAGAGGCAAAAGTATTTATTAATAGTTAAATGGGTTAAACGTAAATTAAGAGAACAGTATGGATCGTGAGACATTAATAAGTATCATTAATAAAAATGGAATAAGATTTCTTCCAGTAAGAAGATGTTCATTATGTGATGAATATATAGGGTATAAATTCGTTAGGATGTGTGATGGAAGTATGATACCGGTATTTTCTAGTGGATGTAGGTGTTGTGGCATAAATAATGGGACGCTATCAGAAAGGACTTGGGATGAAGTGCTTGATCTTGTCAAAACGGTACAAAATAAGCATATGAATGAGAGAACGGAGGAAGATTAATTTATATTAAATAGTTTAATATAAGGAGGTATTGTATATGAAATGGGTGATAATAAAAGGGGTTAGATATCCTAGTTCCGTGATATCAGCATTTGCGGCATATAATATGGATAACCCCTTCTTGAAGGTCAGGATAAGAAACAAGTATTATATAGTGCCTTTTGATGATGTTAATAAAATGGCTAGTCAGATGGTGTATTTAATGAACAACTATCCTGATTTCGTTCAGATAGGGAGATGGTGGATATCCAAGAAGGTGGTAATGTCTTGGGTTCCCAAGGGGCAGGCCGTGGACGGATCGGGCTGGGTTATATCCTTTACCCTGTCCTTTGGATTGGAGGGAGGGACGCAAATTAGGTTTGATAAAGAAGATGAATACCTAAGTGAGGTAGATAGACTTAATGAGTTGTTTAATGTAATATTATAAGGTAGTATGTTGATAGACGTAAATAAATGGATTGATAAAAACGGGAGCTTCGATGAAGCCGGCGGATTGGATTTAGTGAGGCACGGATATGAGTGGATTAGACGGATGCGTAAATTCGAGAATAAGGCAGATCGTCATACATTTCAGAAGGTGTTTGGGAATAAAAGAGGTAATGAATTATGGGACTTCTTTTTAAATACAAGAAGATCTATTTTCGTATTAGAAGATAGTTATTTTCTAATTAATGACAGAAATGTCTTCTCTTTGTGTTTAGCCGAATGTAGTGATTATGAACTATATGAGCTCATTCAGGATCATGAGGCTGATAGTTGTCAAAGCAAATAATATTAAGTAATTTAAAAAAACGAATTATGACGAATTCTTTATTAATCTATGAGGGAAGTGGGTATCTGTTTAATGATGCGACAAAAAGATTAGAATGGTTTGAGATTGATAAGATCTTAATCAGTTTTGCATATGGAGTGGTTAGATATATAGGAACTTGGGGAGGAGGTAGGACTGATAAGATATTAGAGGGAGAGCTGTTCTATTCGTCCGAGGAGTGTTTTAAGAAGGGCGATAGTATTCCTAAGAGAAAAATATCAATATATGATACTTTTAGGTCATTGTATGGATTTTCTCCAATAGACGATTATGTATGGGAATACAAAAACGGGAGAGCTGTCAGGGGAAAATTGGAGAGTTTTGATGTTGTAATAAATCATAAGGGTGAGTTACGTTGTTCAAAAACATATTATGCGAGCGAGGAAGATGTGTATAGGTTTAATGATTTGATTGTGGTTGACAAGAATGGAGACATAAGGATGGCAAAGTCTCCTAAAAGTAAATTGATGCTTACAAATGATCAATTGAGTGTCGTAGAAAGGATGAGAGGAATCATTGATGATATGGTTAAGTTAAAAATGATTATGTACATCGATCAAGGTTATAATCTTTGTTTTCTACCGGGAGATAAAATAGAAGATTTGACAATGGATGAGACGGATGGATTTGTAGATACCACCGGTATAGTGACATCTATAAAATCTAAGGATGTAGTGGAGTTTTATGTGGAAAACCCATTCGTAAAGATAAAGGATGAGTAATACTTGGATCGGGATTGTAGTGGTTCGTGAGAATAACTACAATCATATCTCTAAACGTGAACATAGATTGGGAGGTACGTATGTCATTCGATTGACGTTAGGGATCTAATTATATTAAAAGAGGAGGAATTATGAAAGAGATTGTATTAAAAGTGTATAAGTTTGATGAACTGTCAAAAGATTCACAAGAAAAGATCATAGAGCGTGAGCGCTGGAATGTAATTGAGCAATGTATGGATGTTTATAGTGCAGACTATCAAGAGTCGATGAAAGCCTTTGAGGATATGACAGATACTAGGGCTTATAATTGGGAAGTTGGATACGAGAGATATGATTTTAGTTATGAGTTTAAATATAATGATCCTATTTATGAACATCCTACAGATTATAATCGTGATATATTCCCTAAGAATCTATGCGGTAAATTATTGTTCAGGTATATCAATAACAACATTATGCCACATATCACGAAAGGTAAATATTATTCTATAGGCAAATATATAGATGGGAAATATAATTACAAGTGCAGACGCAGTCGGGTAATATTGGGATACGAAGACAATTGTCCATTAACAGGGCTGTGTTATGATTATTATCTTCTTAAACCAATAATTGATTATTACGATACTTGGTGTACTTACCCGGAGAATTTCTCTTTAGAGGATTTAATAGAAAAATGTTATAATAATTTTTTCAAGGCTTGGCATGAGGAATATGAACATTGGGCTGACGATGAAGATGCGATACGTGAGGAGCTTCATCATAACCAGTATGATGGTCAGCTTTATTATGAGAATGGGGAAGCGTATGCCGGTCCATTGAATAAAATAGAATGAAAAGGTAGTAATTGTAAATTGATAAAGTTATGAATATAGAGATAATAAGATATAGGCTTCCGGTTTATTGGGCTTGCCCGTTAATCAATGATGATTACACTGGATTAACGGATGAAGAATGTAAGGAAATTAAACGCTTCTTGGAAGCAGCAGAAGGTTATCCGGTAGATGTAGATTTGGAAACACAAGGATTCTACCAGTATAATGACGCAGGAACACTCCCCGGAGAATGTGCGGATTTTATTTTTCACAATATAATGATTAAACTAAAATGATATGGAAACTGCAAACAAACTAATTTATAAGCAAACAAATTATTTTAAAGAAGACGGAGAGGAATATAGAATAATAGTCACTGTATCTTTAGATGATGATTGTCATAACAATATGTGCGACTGGAGCATAACGGCCGATATTGAGCATAAGACCGAATATGGATATAGAGAGTATATGGGAGGTTGCTGTCACGATGAGATTATAAAATATTGTCCGGAATTAGCTAAATTCATACCGTTGCATTGTTGTAATCATTATGGTGCACCTATGTATCCGGTGGAAAATGGCACGTATCACATAAAGAATAGCGATAAGTCTGTGGCTATTGAATATTTACGTATATCAGACAAGGAATATTCCAAATTATCTGAAGCGGTGGACGATAAGATGTATTTCAAGTATCTGCTTTTCAATCAGGGAATTGTTGATAGATGGAAACATGAATCAGACGAACTTATTGTTGAACTTGAAAACCTGTGTGGAAAGAAATGGATTAATCCATATAAGCCGGAAGAAGAAAGGTTTACCCTGACATTAACAGACAAGGAACGATCTTTTGTTGAAGAGCGTATTAAAGCCGGATATTATTCCACAGAAAATATACAAAAACGCAGGGAAGAGATTCATAGGGCAAAGATGGCGGAAAAGCGTGCCAAGATTTGTGAGCGATATGATAAAGAAATCAGAAAAGCAGAAGTTGGGAAGAAGGTAATGCTCTGTGTATTTGACTATGGATTGCATGTTGATAATGTAATATATTATAATCACAAAAATACATTATGTTTCAACTGGATAAATTATGAAAGGAGAATCACTAAGGAAGAGTTTGATGATTTTGTAAATAACGTGGATCGCTCTCAGTTACCAGAAGGAATTAAATTCGAGTTCAAAGGATGATTAAGAAAATAAAATCCAAAGAATATGCTTTAGGGGTAGAGCGGATGGATAAGGAAGTAGGGGCGCCAACGAACATCGCTCAGCCCTCTATGCTTATGGCGGCTTACGAGGCTGGATGGGATGGAGCGATGAGGCATCTTGGAGGTATGTCTGTAGATGATGCTATAATGGAACTTCTTTTAGAAAGAATAATAGATAATGTGGAACTACCACTATCAAATTTGATAATAAAACTAAGCAAAAATGAATAAGCAGGAATTAATAAAAGAGATAATATACCTTTCTTCGGAACTAGAGAAAAAAGGAGAAGAGCTTGCCGCTATTTGTGAAAAAGAAATTGAACCATTAATCGATTCAAAGAAATATCAAGAAGCAAAGAAGCATGTGTATTCTTTCTATAAAGATTGTGTCGATAAAAATGGTAATAGTCTAGCGATAGAGAAAGATATAATTTTGTCTAGATTAAATCACTTAATCAATAGTTAATACTAAAAACTTAATAGATATGAACAATTCAATGATCGCTCATTTATGGGCAAACGAAAAGAAAGAATCTGCAAATGGTAGTAATTTCTTCTTTGAAGGTGAAAGTATTTATTCTTATGGCTATCACTTTGAGGCCGGAAGAATCGTAAGAAATAAGCGTGGGGAAAAGGCGTATTTGCTTAACAATGAATATTATTCTACTTCCACCAGTGCGCATCAGGGCTGTATTTACAGTGCGATACCAACTGGCTCAAAGGTATTTTCTGTTGGGTATAATATGTCTAATGACGGCAGCATGGCTTTTATCACCAGTCGATTGGAATTGATCAAGAAAGCTGTTGAAAAATATAAGAGATCCAGAACAAGTCTATCATATCAAAATGTTTGGGGAGTTTTTCGGAATTTGATAGATTATATCGAGTTCTTTGATATGGGAACTCCCAAGAGCCTTCTTAAAAAGAGTGCAAACAACTGGATCGGAACTGAACATGTGTTATCTTATGAATCGGATAAGGTTAAAAGTGAATATGTCCATGAGTTAAAGCGTGTGTTTGAGGTATTGCTAAATCATCAAGCGTTAGAAACTTTAGGAACGACCAATGTGATAGTAGATGAGATTTGTGGTGAAGGAACGTGGGCTGAGTATGTGGCCAGATGTCAGAGATGGGAAGACAGTCAGGCGAAAAAAAAGGCTTTAATTTTTGAAAAAAGAAGAAAAGAAAAAGAAGATCGCAAGAAAAAATTTGAAGAACAGATCGAGATGTGGAAGTCTGGCAAGATTCTGGAGTTATATCTACATTATTATTTGGAGGATTATCAGCCTAACGTATGGCTTCGCATTAAGAATGGCATAATTGAGACTAGCAAGAATATCAAGATAGAACGAGCTGAAGCTGAGAGACTTTGGAAATTGATAAAGCTCTTCCATAATGGCGGTAAATTCCAACGCGATATGGTATTGGATACAACCGGTCACAAATGGAAGATCAATAGCTATAAGAATGATATATTGGTTGCTGGATGTCACAGGATCGCGTATAGCGAGATGAAAGGTATTGCGAGACAATTAGGATGGGATTAAACAGCTATCAAGTAACATTTGAGAGCTGTGACGATCACTATCAGATTTACGGGAGAGACATCCAAGATGTCATGGGTGGCGTTACCGGTGGAGCCGGCGTGTATGGATAAGGCGGTAGGGGAAGCGGGGCGTCCGCTCATGTTCGTTGGATTGGCTGGGCAGGCAAATAATATATAAACACATAAGAAGATATGAATATTAAAAAAGGAGATATGGTATCTATAAAGCAAGATTTTATAGACCGGAACAATAGATATGAATATGATAGCAGGGATATATGGGAAGTCAAGGAAGTGTATAACATAGGTGGCGGATATCATGTGGCTGCAATAAACAATTTAACCGGTTACGGGAACGCTCGTCTATGCACATACAATATGGATTTAAAGACTATAGATGATCTTAAAGCAAGATTGCTACAAGATGATAATATAGCTAAAGTGAAAAATAACAATATAAATACATGTAAAATTATGGAAAAGAGAATGATAACAAAACCATTTGACTTAGAGCTGGCAAAGAAAATCAGTAATGGTGAACGCAAGGGCGAGATTATAACGTTCGGGCATAATTATAAGGTAGAGTTAGTGTATAGTAATAAAGATAGGGGGATATATAATACACTAGGAGTGATTTATTCTGATAGCGGTATAATATCTGACTGGTTCTCTGATAATGGGCTAGGAGCAAGAGGATGTACGCTTTGTATTAATATTCCGGAATATACCACATTCAAGGACGGAGATGTATTGAGCAATGAAGAAGGTGATCACTTATTCATATTAAATACAAACGGGAGCTATCTTACATCTTATTATGTTTCTTGGCGAGAAGGGGGTTGTTTATATTTCAACAATGGAGCTGCCAATGAAAATAATATTGAGAGATACAGATTTGCTACTGAGGATGAAAGGCAAAGGTTTGTTGATGCTCTTAAAACAAGCGAAGAACCTAAAGCCAAAATATGCTTGAAACAATTCTTTGGTATTGAAATAGAACCGAAATATAAATTCAAGCCATTTGATAAAGTTTTAGTAAGAGATACAGAAGACGATGATTGGCACGTAAGTTTGTTTGTTAGGAAAATTGCTGATGCTCAATATAAAGAAGAAAGATATGAATGCTTAAATGGGACGGGATGGATCTATTGTATTCCTTATGAAGGTAACGAACATCTTTTGTAAAAAACGTATTACCGGAATATGAAAATAAAGGCAACCAAGTACAGAAATGATTACAGGGTATGGTTGGACTATGCCGGGGATTACAGAAATGAAAATATAGAATAACATGAAATATCAAAATTTTATGTGCCCTTATGAGCTTGCGCTAAAGTTGCATGAGTTGGGCGTAAATTCAGAGTCGGAATTTTATTTTGTGAAAGAGATGAAAGGAGGGGGATCCCAAACAGAATCAGTTACACAAAATACAATGAGATATTCATATAGAAAAGAAGGAGACCTCATACCGGCTTATATGAGTCATGAACTTGGAGAGATACTACCAAGTATGATAAATATCAGTAAATCAAAAATATGGGATGACTGGTTGCAATTGACACAATATTTCCCGAATAAGGATAGCGAATACTACGAAGCTGCCTATGTTCGTTACAATGCCTACGATTCGCCAACAGAAGTATATAGCGGATTTGGGGAAACAGAGGTGGAGTCAAGGGCGATGCTTCTCTTTGATTTGTTGGAAAAGAAGATATTGACACCTGATGGTTTGAATTTAAAGGAAGTGGATAGGAGAAAGGAATATGAGAACGAATTTGAATAGTACAAGTATGAGAAACACATGTCCAGAATTCCCGCTTTTCGGTGCGAATTATCCAGACGCGACTTGCATAGATGGCATATTGTATGATCTGGATAATGTAGGTTATGATGGTGTTCTAATCAAACCATTGGAAGAGATCCCATGCCCATTCTGCCGAACAGAGGAGTTTATCAGATACGATCCATTCAATAAAGAGTATAGCATGGATAGTGAAGAGGATATAAGAGATTGGTATATGAGCTATATTAATGAAATGAGAGATAAATATGGGGGAAAATAAGAAGAAACAAACACCATGTCGGAACTTGAAAGATTGGCATACGAACAAATGAAGGAGGTAAAAGATGGAGACAGTAAGATTATCAGATTACTCTTCTTATGATAAAAACAATGGAGGAATACAAAAATTGCGTCACAAATTCAGGAATCAAATACTTGAATATTGGGGAGAAGATACCGGAATCCTGATAGGGATCACCATGGTATATGAAAGACATTTGTGGAACGAGGAGGTTAAAGTAATATGATTATGGATGATAATAAGATAATAGAAGCGGCTAAGTTAATAGCCAACTCCTCAGCGGCCTTAATACAGGCTATAGGGATGATGAGTGAGAATATAGAGAGGGCTAACAGAGGGGAATCTCTGGCTTATACCGAAGATCAGTTTATGAAACTAATTCAAGATAACGGAATAACGTATAACGATGTAATACAAAGGGGTTAGAGATTATGAAAGACGTAGAAAGAGTAAATGCATTAAATAAAATGCTATTAAATGCGAACGTAGTAGCTTATGGAGCTATGGTTGATTTGATCAAGAGAACAGGGAGACTTGATCTTGATATGGATAGCGGAAACCACGTAGATGATTTTCCGGCTGAAATAAGGATCTTTACCGATAACGGGTTGATTTGTTTATCTATAACATCCGTGTATTTATCGGGGGAAGATAATTTGATGGTCGATGGATATGATGACGATAATGATAAAGTTGATGGGGTGGATGTTTATTACGACCAGATAAGTGAGGTGGTATATCTGGCTAAAGTCATATTAGAAGAAATGGAGGAAAAAGATCATGGGGAAAGCAGTTAAAACAGATATAGAATATAAGGAGATATTAGAGAAATCATTATCAGCTATCCAATATCTAAGGATACATGGATTCTCGACATACATGGAATCGGAGGGGATTGTTAATAGGATAATGATGTTTAAGGATAAGAATGAGATGAGGGATCGAAGGATTAAATCAAGGTAATTATACACCTTTAAGAAAATAGAATTATGAATAAGAGCACGATTGATAAGGCTGAGCAGGAAGGCATAAGACAAGGGATATGGTTATGCATACAAAAACTGGTGCATATGGAGCAATACAATATGGCGAAACATTTTATAGAGTCATTTGGATTTGATAGAAATGAGTGCAATAGACTATTGGACAAGAATGGTTCGGATGATGAAATGGAATCATTTATTGCCCGGATGATACTTGATAAAGATAATAAAATAACTTTGAGTAATATAGGGTATCATAAAATATGCTCTGTATTTAAATTCGATATTGATTCAAAAGAAATAGAGCTGGAGGTGGTTGAATCTGATAATTATAGTTGTGATGGGTGTATATTTAATAATAATATCTATTATTGTAGAGATACTTATTGTATTGATAGAGATAGAGAAGACGATACAAATGTTATATACAAAGAAGTAAAAAGATCATGAGTTTAATAGATAAATTAGAGGATTTGGTGGTCAAGGTAGATACCGAATACCAAGAGAAAATGGAGGCGGTGATCAGGGAGATAGTCCCGGGGATGCCGGAAGGGAATGTACGTCATGCAGCCGAGCTGATGTGCACGGACAGGATGGGGAATATGATGGACATAGATGTTTATATATTAAGGGAAGAAGATAGGCCTTATGAATGCCATTATCTAAAGGATCTATTGGAAGATAGGGTAGCTAGAATAGATAAGATGCATGAGGATAAAAGTTACACATACAATATAGATGATAATTATTGGTGCGCTACATGTGGTTCCCATTCTCATAAAAAGGATTCTGAGACAGGGTATTGCTGGCATTGCGATACGGTTAATTGGGTTAGGGAAGATGAAATGCAAGGAAGATTGTAGAAGAGACAGCGGAAAACGAATTGTCGTGGAAATGGCGAAAGCTATTAACGCCCACTGGAAAAGTTGTCCAAACCTCTCTGGGGATAATGATCGAATGTGTAATCATTCGTTTGACTGCGATCAGAATTGCGAGTATATGAAGTCTTTTATTAAATCACTAGAGAAGATAAAAGTAAATCAAGGAAAAGATAAGTCTATTAAAAAAGCGTTTGAGGAGATAGAGAATAAGGCTATTGAATCTCGATATACAAATATGCATGATTGGCAGCGCAGGGATCTTTCAAAAGAGGATCTGTTTGAATATGCAGAGGAGATGAGGAAATGTCTTGATAAGATATTTGATTTGGCAATTGATGAAAGGCTTAAATAATTAAACATAAAATCATATAAGATGATAACTTCTATAAGAATAGACGATAACAAGAGGACTCCATTTAAATATACCTCAAAGATAAAAGCGTTCAAAAACGGCTCTGAGTTTATATTTAAACTCGGTGTGAATGTGATTGTAGGCAAGAACGGAAGCGGGAAATCAACCCTCCTGAATATGATATCGAAGTACATGTTGTGCGAGAAAAAGATGTGTTCCGAATTACCGTTAGAGGCATTGGATTTCCCGGACATATTCGATGATGACAAGGTGCTTGACGGGATCAGTATTAAGTCGGATTATATTGGGAAAGTCTTCCATCTCCTACAGCAAACTGAAATGAGAAATGATGATATATTGGATAATATCAATAATTTAAGTTTGTATATGAATGGGACATCTAGGTCCTCTGGGGAGAAGAATCTTCATGCCATGAACTCGCTTTTTGATTTTATGTTTAACCAAGATGGGTATGCGTTTCCGATACAGAAGCTTATGGAATTTAAGAAAAAGTCAAATGAGTTTTGGGCAAAAAGGATAGACAATCTTTTAAAATACTACAAAGACAATCATGTGGTATTAATGGAGAAGGATTTTGAGTATACGATACTTATGGATGAACCAGATAGGAATCTAGATATTGACAATATCATGGATCTGTACAATGTATTGTCATTTCATAAACCACAAACACAAATTATAGCCGTAATTCATAACCCGGCTTTGATTTACAAGTTGAGCAAGCTGGATTGCGTGAACTTTATTGAGATGACAAGAGGGTATTTGAATAAAGTCGTTGATTTCATGAATAAATAAAGGTGATTATATAAAGGATTTATAATTTATTAAAAGATAATGATATGAAAATACAAGTAGAATTAAATTTGGAAGATGTATTCGAGGAAGCTATGTACAACGAAGCGACGTTGAAAGAGGAGTTTACCAACTCGGTCAGGTTAGATGTAGTACGTGAGCTTAAAGAAAAGTTCAAGAATGAGTTGATGAGGGAAATATCCAATCCGATATCAGAGAAAATTGAGGAGATAGCGAGGGAATCAATGAGCGATCTCATCGAGAACGCCAGTGAGAAGAAATATAGATTCAGGCTAGATTATATGGATGATGAGTTGACGGTGGATGAGTTTATAAGAGGTAGGATGAAGAAAGTTGTAGACAGCAACATCGAGACAATGGTAGAATCAAGAGCTAAATCTTTTGTCAATGAGTTAAGGAAAAGGTATGATATGGCGTTCGCTGCCTTTATCGTAGATAACATGAGAAAGCAAAATATGTTGAAGGATGAGAAGATAGCTGAACTGTTAAAAGATAATCCAGATGAGAGGTAGGGAGGATGCCAAAGGAAGGCGGCGATCGGTGCTCATGACGCCGCCCATACCGGAGAAGGTCAGGGTATTATCCCCGGCATGGTATAAGGCGGCGGTGGAGTTTCAAGGCAGACCAGAGCAGGAGCAACAAGCCTTTTGCTCGTGGTGTTGTTGTTATGGAGGGTGTAATTTGTGTGCGGATATAAGCAAATACAACATAAAAGGGCTTAAGATATATGGAGGATAATAATATGGGGATGAAGAAACTTAAAAATATAAGTATATGGGAAAGATAATAGGAGCAAAAGTAAGAACTCTTTGTACTTTGAAAAACAAAGGAGGTACAGTCATAGAAAAAGGGGAGATATGTACTATAACCAAAAGTTATAAAGGATATGGTATTCGTACCGATGATTATCGGGAGATAACCAGGGTGGATAAATATTGTGTTGAGTTTATCAAGGGGCAAAATATGGTTGATAAAACAAAAGAAGCATATTAACTATTAATAATGTTTATTTAATTTAATTCAAAAATAAAATGTCTACTTTTGTAGACATATAAAAATTACACATATGAAAAAGAGTAAATTTGTAAAGGAGTTAGAGAAGATTATCGATATGGTTAAGGCCGAGGATGATGATTTCGAGTATGGTGGTAAGGTTGTCTTCTATAAAGAAGATGATGATAACTATGAAATCTCGGTAAAGGACATTGAGATGGATCTTATAGTAGAAGCCAATGCTATGGCTAGTATGGATGATAAGACTTTCGCCTGCCTTATGAGTGAGGTCTATAAACAAAAGTTTACAAAGGCTATAACGATGTCGGAGGATGAGGATGATGAAGACAATTGATAAGATGACCGATCAGGAGATATATGATCTTACTGATGAGCAGGTAGAGAAATTGGTCGTAACAAGATGTATGGAGGAAGGTGTCAGGTTTATGAATGAGCCTCCAATCATGAGGACATATGACTGTAAGCCTATTTCTCCATCCCATTTCTTCTACTATTTAGAAGGATTGAATATAGCCGTTCTTGATCAGGATGATGCTATTAAAATAGCTAAGTTCTTAAGTGACTTTGATTTATATAGGACTAGATATGATTTCACCGTATCCAATGAAAAGCTATACAGCAAATTGGATATAATTAATATCAAACATATTCCGATGTTTGATACGAAAGAGGAGGAGACCTATAAGTCTATCAAGGATAAGAATGATAAGATCGAGAAGGAGTATAAAGATCAGGTAGATAAATACAAGGAGAATACAAAAAAGATGAGTGAAATCCGTGCCGAGATATGGTCAAAAGTAATTGATGTAAGGCGCAAAATTGATCACATGAATCATCTTAGAACTCTTTTTATGAAGAAATATCTTCCGTCGGTGGATCATGATACGAATATGGCTATGACGTTTTTCAAGAAAGCTTATGACGTGGATGATGATACGGAAAGATATATTCGTGAAGGAATAAAAGATTATCCTTTGTTTAACAATAATATAGATTAAGATGCACAATTGGTTTAAATGTACGGTTTCTTATGAGACCGATGCCGAGAACGGCATGAAGAAGAAGGTAAAGGAAGAGTATTTAGTAGATGCCCTTTCTTATACTGAGTGTGAGGCTAGAATCATGGAGGAAATGAAGCCATTCATCTCCGGTGAGTTTAGCGTGGATATCAAGAGATTCCGGATAGCGGAATTGTTTGCTATGGATGGAGACCGGTTCTATAAGGTCACGGCTGATTATGTTACGATGGACGAGAAATCAGGCAACGAGAAACGCAAGGCGTTTAACTACATCGTTCGGGCCAATGACCTTGATCATGCCAAGAAAAACTTCGAGGAGGGCATGAAGGGTACTATATCAGACTTTATCGTTACCTGTATCAAGGAGGAGAAGAAGCTAATGGACTTCTATGAGTTTGATGGTAAGATCAGGAATCCGGAGAAAAATGAGAATAGTAAGCAATAAAGCTAGCTATGAAACCACATCATCCATAGCCGAGAAGTTGATGGAGATAAGTAAGATGGAGGGTACGATTTATCGTATCCTCACATTATCTAATAAGACTTATCTGGCTTCTAAGTTAGGATATAGCAGGTCCGGGTTCTATAAAAAAATACAGAACAGGAATTTTAATATCCGGGAGCTGGCTCAGATATTTGATACGATCATCAACTTCAAGGATCAAGATTGGACTGAGGGTAAGATTAATAGGCTTAAGAGGTATAGGGCTATGAGCCTTATGGAGTTCAATAAAAGTTATAAAAAGAAAAAGACATGAGAGGTAAGATGTTGCCGTGTGAGAGGTGTGGGAGGATGGTAGCCATAAGGAGTAAGGGGTTGTGTCCCGCATGTAGAGCCAAGGAACTACCGCCAAAGGAAAGGGCGGCGATACGGGTGAAGGCCAAGCCGAAGGGGAAGAGCCTAGCCGTTTTCTTTGGTGCCCATGTGGCTAGGTTGAGTATGACAAGGAGATCTGCTACCGGCGCATATATACCATGCCCTGGGGTAAGCAACATATGCCACTTATACCCTAAGCGGAAATATAAATCGGTCGCCGAGGATAATGATAACATTATCTACTTGACGGCTGATGAGCATGCAAGGTTCGATTATCTATTAGATACGATGGATTTCAGCCGGCTCTTGGATGAGTTTGGCAACGTATGGCTGTTGGCAGCCAGAAGGATGATGGATCTCGCACCTAGAGTCGAGGAGGATGGTAAATTAAAAACCAGATTATTATCATGGACAGAAGAAAACGAAACATACTTATAGTTCTTGGATACGAGGCTATAAGTGATACGATATATAGAAAAGATTCGGTCATGGAAGTCATAAGTGACCAAGAGCCAATAGAGGATATGATATCTCGTTTAGAGAACAGGCATCATATAAATATAACGATGGCAAGTGATAGCAAGGTAACTCTAGAGGATAGATCTGGGTTAATTATGAATATGCTTTCTGCGTGGCGATCATCATTACCAATATTAAGATCATATCATACAGATCCTAAATTTACCGCTTTCTTTGGCATATTAGACGTTTTGTCAACGATCCTAAAGAAAGATATGGTTGAGGAGGAAAAGCCTGTTGAGGAACCTAAAAACGAGCCTAATGAGGAGATGGAGGTTGAGTATGATCTGGAGACAGAGCAACAGTATTATGCCGCTGAATGGATAAAGGATATCCCGACACCTGTGTTATATAGAATGACTGTAGCCGGCAAACGTGTGTATTATGAGATGGATGTTGATGGGTATCCTATCATATACGATGGAGCCACTAACAATATCGCCAATGGGTATTGTGATACGTCCGGAGCCTTGGAGAAGTGGAAGAATGAGATGAGGCTCAAGGGTAAGGATCCTGATGAGTACGCTAACTACAGGGCTGATCTGGGTACTATCATGCATTATCTATTTGGGTTGTATCTGACCGGGGTTAATATAAAGCTGATCCCGACATGGATAAGGAAGGCTGTTAAGGAGGCTAAGCTAAGGATAGACAAGTATAGGATGGAGCGGATATTAGTGGATAACATTGATGAGCTGATAGAGGATCTGATATCATTCGCTATATTCTGTAAGGAAAGACATGTAAAGCCCGTCTTGATCGAGAAGATGTTGAGGTCAAGGAGATTGAAGGTAGCCTCCTCGGTGGATGCCGTGGTGGAGATGGATAGCGAGCCGGAGATGGTGGAGATAGAGGTAGAGACGGGAGAGTTATATAAGACGGGAGCCAAGAAAGGTCAGCCTAAGACGGAGAAAAAGAAGATAAAGAGATGCAGGAGGATATTCGCTATATTAGACTTCAAATCAAACAGGAAAGGCAATTTCTATGACGAGTACGCTTTCCAGCTTGAGTTATATAGAAGAATGATATTAGAGAACTACGGAAAGATATTGGAGATAGAGGAGATATATAACTTCGCTCCGGGTGATCCTACCGCAAAGACCAGCCAATATAAGTTGAAGAGACAGACCGACAACCCTATATTGAATATGGCTACCGTAGTATATCTCCAAGGAAAGTATAAGTTCGAGAAAACCAATTATACGGTTACGTCAAGAATCGGGTCCTTATATATAGAAGGCGAGTTTGACGTTAATAAGTTGATAAGAAAAGAGCCACTGAGGGACTATATATATAGAGTCATGAATGAGAGGAGAGGATGATGGAATTTAGGGAGTTCAATAAGAGCGTTCATCGGTATGAGCTGGATCATAGCAAACCAAGGAGGAAGCTGACGTGCCCGCAATGCGGCAAGGAAAGATGTTTCACGCCGTACGTGGACGTAACCACCGGTCAGATCGTTGGAGAGCAGTTTGGGGTGTGTGATCATAAAAATAAATGTGGTTACTTTAAATATCCAACAGGGAGCGAACTTGGGAACAATGATCTTTTTACCGATTCAAACAAAGTATTAAGGAGGTACAGACCTCCAGTGGATCCGGATATAGCCAACTGCATTCCGGTAAGCAAGATGTTTGAGACGCTTAATCCTTTCGAGACATCCGATCTTCAGGATTATCTATCCAATATCTTCGGATCGTATCATACCAATAGGGCTTTTAGCTTGTATAAGGTGGGGATGATGAGATTCGGGGACTGGGGTAAGTGCTGTGTGTTCTGGCAACTGGATAAGAATTGGGTAGTGCGGACCGGGAAGATAATGGACTACGGGCCTGACGGGAAGAGGGTAAAGGTTCCCATGGATCATGTATGTTGGGTGCATATACTGGACGGTCAGGATTACCTGCTTAGGCAATGCCTGTTCGGGGAGTTTCTTATCAACTTCTATCCCAATGACGCTCCGGTGTATATAGTAGAGTCAGAGAAGACGGCTGTTATCTGTAACATCGTGTACCCTAGTAGGTTGTTTATGGCCTGTGGCGGTATCCATATGCTGAAAAGGGAGATGATAGAGACATTGGGTAGGAGGCGGATAGTCCTGTACCCGGATAAGGGCGACGCTTTCAACGAATGGAGAAAGAAGGTAGACAAGGATATGAGGGGGATGAATATAGAGATAAGTAATTTTCTAGAATCAAAACCCAATATAAATGAGGGAATGGATATAGCGGATTATTTTATCATTAAACAAATTTACAATGGCAAAGGTAGTTAACAATTACAAGAAATTCAAGGTGCTTGAAATAACAAGACAGGAGATGATGGATAAGCTCACCAGATATGGGTGCTTAGGTATTTGCGATATGTGTAACAGACCTACGTCCGTGGGTTATTATGTGGCGGTGATCAATCAATGGATGTGCAAGGACTGTTATAATGATTTCATCAAATCAGTTGACAGGTATGAGGAGGATATGAGAATAGAGAACAGAAATTTTGATAGATTCTGCAATCTATTTAATGTTGAGATAGAAGAAAAGGTATGAAAGAGCTGTCTTTATCCCAGAAAGCTATGTTAAACGGATCCGTATGCCCGTATTGCAAGGCCCCATCCACTATGATAAATACGGTGGAGGGAAAGCAAGTTGGGTGCGAGAAGTGTGGGGCTTGGATGAGATCCGATTCTACGGGTAAACCTGTAGGTAGGTTAGCCAAGCCGGATCTCCTTAGGTCTATGGATATGGTAATGACCGAGGTCAACGTATTCTTAATAAAAACAGGACAGGATAGACATGATCTTTACAAAGAACTATCCGGTGAGCTTATGATACCGGAGGAGCATATATCCCCTTACAAGATGTCTTTGCCATCATTACTTAAAATCATGAGACATATCAAGACATATAGTGATAATCGGATACAGATATATGATGGAGGGAGGGGGAATAACTGCCCTAGGCATAAGGCGATAGCGATAGGAGGTAGCGCATGCCACGGATGTCCGGAGCATCTATTCCATGTAGTGGATAAGGTAACTGACTTGGTGGTGTGTGACGCTGACATGAGTTACGGTGATTACAAAAAATAATTATTAATAAAAATTGACAGAACATGAAAGTAATTTTCATTCACAAACAGACAGGGTTTTATGTAGGAGGATCAGTGTTTAACAAGACATGTGGTTTTTACAAATGCAGAGATAAGATGATAGAAAAAGGCATAAGCGAGGATAAGGCCAACATGCTTATTGATATAATAGGTCCGCACTTATGTGTGTGGGAAATAAAAGATGGGGATGATCCTTACGAGAGCATGAGAAGCAGACTCGGAGATAAAGCCTCATATTTAGATGGAGAGGATATTATCGTAGAAGATTATGATTATGACGAGGAGGGCGAGAATGGGGAGATCGACTGAATACTATAGGACACATCCGGAGGCCAGAAAGAAGAAGGCTGAGACGGACAAGAAGATCAACGCCAGACCTGAGCAAAAAGCCAAGAGACGGGAGTTGGGTCGTAAGAATTACAAGACCGATAAGCTGAAGGGTAAGGCTTATCGGAAAGGGAAGGACCTATGCCATACGGCTAAGGGATTAAGATATAAATCAAGATCAGCTAACAGAGGATCTAAATCCGATACGGCTGGCGATAGAAACGCACGAGGATGAACGATAACAGGATATGGAAGACGTCCAAGGAAATTATCATGGATGCCTATGAGAGGATAATGAAATACCAGTCGGGAGAACTTCTCCCGGCTCGTACTGGATATCCTTATCTAGATAAAGCTTTGCTGGGTGGATTTTACCCTCAACATGCGATAGCCATAGGAGCTAGACCAGGGGTTGGCAAATCCTATTTGGCACAGAAAATCATGAACAATGTGATGAATGTTAATATCAACCCACAAGCGGATGATTATGTATGGTTAAGATGTGAGTTCGAGATGAATCCGGAAGACTTGGTATTACGTTCACTATCAAAAAAAATGAACAAAGACATAGAAGATATCCTCCTTCGTAAAATGGATGAAGAGGAGATGTTGGAAATGCAAAAATGTCTTAAACAGGAAAATTCAAACAGAATAACGTATATACCCATACCTACAACAGTTGATGAGCTTAAAGATTTTCTATGGAATGTATATATGCCGGCGAACAAGGATAAGAAAATTGTATTTGTATCCATAGACCATACAGCTCTTATACAAGGTTCGGGTGATGCCAAGAGAAATATAGATAGTTTGATGAATATGTGCAATATAGCCAAAAGAACGTTCCCAAACATCTTCTTCCTTATCGTATCACAACTCAATCGAGAGATAGAGGGCAGACGTGATCCGAAGGATCATATGCCAAGGCAGTCTGATTTCTATCAGTCTGACTCATTGGGGCAGTTATGTACGGCCATGGTAGTGTTGAATATACCAAGGAGATATGGATACTCCTCATACATGCAATTTCCGCAAGGATGGTATCCTAATCTGGAACGTTTCAAGAGCGAGTCAAGACGATCCTTCCGTGTGGATGGATTATTATTCCATCATATCGTAAAGGTCCGTCAACGGTCATTAGAGGAGATTGATGCGATACATGTAGATATCATGAAAGGATATGAGCGATATTATCCTGATGGAGGGGTGGTGCGCCAAGAAAGACCGGGAGGCTCGGATGCCCCCGTGGGTAGCGGCAAGCCGGACACGACCGTGGTGACGCTGCCGCCCCCGCCTCCCAGTATCCCGTTGGAGCAACAATATATACCGCCTAGTGATGATTTCAATATAGTACATGACGAAACACCTTATTGACATGAGATTGAGACATAATTACCTACTTGTAGTGATAAAGGTGCTGGAAATGTTCTTGAAGACCGTATTGTCGGTTGAGGACAAGATGGGGATAAAGGAGATTATATCCTCGTTGAAGGAAATGGCTAAATACAGCATCAGATATATCATAAACCGGGAACGGGAAAAGGAGATCATGAGTATCTGTGATGAGGTATCCAATAAAGTACAGGAGTATAAAAGGATAAATGACAACTCAATGATATTGGAATTGGAGAACCTAAAAAGGGAAGTTGTGGCGGTGGAGGATCTTCTTAGCTCTTACAAGGGGATTCTTGACGCCGAACTGGTAATAGCCGAGGATGACATCAGGATCATACGGGACAAGATCGCTATAAGCCTGAGGGAGGATGGAACATGTAAGAGCATGACTGACGCCGACAAAAGGGCTAGGGTGGACGTAAGGTACGAGAGGGCGTTAGAGGATTATCGGATCCTTCTAAGATGCGCCAATACGGTTAGGGCTAAGATGTCGGTTATAGGGCACCTTAACCAATCTATAAATCAATCCATATCAGTTGGTAGAGTTGGTATGGCTAATGAATCTTATACGGTAAAACAGTATGAAAAAGGGAAAGAGATTATCGAAAGCAGACGCCCTTAGGGTGTTGAGAAGAGCTTACGATCTAATAAAGAATGATAATTATGTATTTATGTGCAAAGCAATAGAAAAGGCAGCGGTTGAATTATCACTTGCTGAAAGATCATGTGTGGCGTGTTATCTTATACCAGAACTGAAGATGTTCAAACCTGTAAACAGAAAAAATGGAGATTTTTGGTTTCATTCATCAAAGAAAAACATAAGGTTACATATAATAGATACGCTAATAGATATATATAACGGAAATGATCATCCCGATATAGTCGAGAGGGTAGCCAGAAAGATCAGGTCAATATTTTAACTCATTAGCTTATGTATATAAATTTTGAACAGATGATGACATCAGGATTAACGATGTCTGATGTCGGGTATCTTTTGATGATCCGGCAGAAAGAGGAGATGGCTAGCGTCATTCCAAAGGAGAAAATAGATAGTTATAAAGCATCTGGTTATATCGAGCTTCAGAAGAATGGGAAGTGGAAGATAACGCCAAGGGGAGGGTCGTTGCTGATGTTGATAGAGACGCCCGGCCTGACACCGGAGGTCGAGGGGATCCGGGACCGTATCATTGGGGTATATAATGATATGGGGAAGGATACAGGAGCTATCAAGGAGGTAGAGAAAAGGCTCGTATGGTTCATGGCTAATACCAACTTCAAGGAAGAACCTATAGTAAGAGCCGTAATATCCCACATAGATCTTAAACGTGAGTATACGATGAGATTGGATAACTTGATCTGGAAACCATCAAATGTGTATAGCGTGCATATGAGTTTATCGGAATCAACGTTATTCGATACGATCATAAAAATGTATGGCATGACGTCTGACTTGTATCTTAGGGAGAACAAGAACAAGGAGCTGGCATGGTTGTTCGCCATAAGCCGGCTTCCGGATCCCCCCAAGAGAATGGATAAGGAATACGCCATCACGGGCGATGTTAAGATGGATATCGAAAGGATATCGGATATAAAAAAAGAATTAGGTAGAAGATTAAAAATGTCGATTTAGTATGGAAAGAAAAGAAGTTGAAAAAGTAGTCAAGGAGGCGATATTCGAGAAGATGGGTGAATTTAATGGTCTTGATCATGCCGCTCAGATAATGAACGAGGATAAGCTGGATACGGATATGGCTATGGATTCCCTTGATTTTGTAGAAGTCATAATGGAAGTGGAAAAGAAAACGGGTAAATGTATACCCGATGAGGCACTTAACGTCAAGCCTTATCACGAATTGACGGTAGGAGAGCTTATGGGTATGTTGTATGATTATCTAAAAAACAAATAAATGGATTTCGGATATGATGATTGGGAAGAGGGGCTAGAGACCCCTCTTGTCGATGATTGTGATGACGATCATGAGGAGGAAGAATATGATTTCAGTTAAGGAGTTAAGGCCGGGCAATCTTGTAAAAGACAAAGCTGGCGATATATGGAGAGTAGGGTGCGTTACCGGTATGTGTAATGAAAGTGGATCATTAATCCTTGAACGTGAGGTTGATGATGGGATAATGAAATGGTATTCCGGGGAAGATGATGTCATGCCTATTGAGATAAATGATAATATACTTGATACTATCTATTTCAAGCGTGATAAGGGGCGGGATGTATATCGAGGCTACGGAATATCTATAGAGATTTTTGATGATGGGTATTATCTTAGCCTTAGGGATCTGGAAGACGATCTAAGCGATCCTATTCAGATTAAGAATCTTCACCATCTACAAAACCTGTTAATGGACTTATACGGATATGACATAAAAATAGATAAGCTTTATGGTAATACCGGAGAATAATTTGTTATGTAAGGTTATAAACGGAGAGAAGGTTCTCGCCGCCTCTTACTCGCAGATAGACACGTTCGTCCAGTGCCCATATAAATGGTATAAGACTTACGTGGAGGGTCATAGGTCCACGGAAAAGCATGAGGCTACGTCATATGGTACGGTTATCCACCAGACGATGGAGTATTTCTTCAAGAATGGATGCAGACCTTCTTATGAGGATATGAGCAAGGCATTCAACTACTACGCTGATATAGAGAAAATACCTTTTGATAGCGTTAAATCTCAGATTGAGTCTATGCAACATGCGGCTAGACTAATAAGATGGATTGTAGGATTGTTCGAGAAGGATGCGGATGGTAATTACAAAAAAACGTGGTCAGACCTTACGCCAATGGAGAAAGTGATCCGGGGGTCGAGACCGGCCGGCGTGGAGGAGGACTTCGTCCTGCCTTATAAGCTACCCAAGCCCCTTACATTGGATGGTGTGACATACGATAAGGTACATATCATAGGATCGGTGGACTGGCGTGGAGAGTATAAGACAAAAGACAGGATAGCTATGTATACGATAGACTGGAAGTCTGGGAGAAAGTTATTCGATGAGGATAAGCTGCTTCACAATCTCCAGCACCCGATATACGCCTTTTACATACTCAGAAAATATAAGGTACTTCCAGATATGTGTAGCTATTTTTTTACCCGTATGTTGGATAACCAAAACGTGAAGGTAGATAAGGAAAAGGTAGAGAGGTCAGTCAAGGAGCTTAATGATATCCTTCTTGATATGTATGATTTCGAGACAAAGAAGATTGATAGCTACCAAGCTCACGTTTGGGACGATGTCAAGCAAGAGTATAAATACGAGACACGCTACCTTATGGGACGCCAGCCGGCCTGCCTTGAACCCCGCCCCAAGCCCTTGTGTTTTTGGTGTGATTTCTCAATCCATAAACAAGGGACATGCAGATATTCATCGAATTGGGATGAGTCAAAAAGAAAGAATAAAAAAGATTAACTTTATTAAAAAGCCTAGGTAAACATCTAGGCTTTAATTATATTTGTATCACAAAAAAGAACTGATTATGGACAAAAGTGAAAAAGAAAAACAGATATTAGATCTTCTGATGTCTAGAAAAGATATCAGGAAATTGGTAGAGAAATCAAATGAATGTTATTCTAGGATGGATTTTGTTGGCGCCATGAGATACCGGCAGGAGATAAAGGATATAGTAGACCGGGAATCGAAGATTATGTTGACAAAAAGTGAGTCTTTGATAGGCTTGATGAATAATGCTGATAATGAATATAAATTCAATATGTTGGTATGGCTACATTCCATGATGTGCATGGCGGATGTATTTAACGGGATATTGGAGGATTTTAAGGATGGGGTAAGGAAAGCCAATGGCAACTCTAAGTTCGTTAAGTTCGATAATCTGGATCGGTTGATGATGGAGTGCAAGAAGGAAATTGATTATCTGATGAAAGGCACAAGTAAATCGTTCCAGATATCCTTCGCCGTAAGGAGCGATGAGATGAGGGAGATGATAGAGAATATGGTTGGGGATAATATCCGGGAAGGGTATGACATGTTCAAGGAAGAGGCTAAGATGACCAAAGAGACAGACAGGAGTAAGATAGAGGAATTTAATAAAAAACTTGACCATGATCAAATGTAATATAAAGCTAGGCGATATAGTCCATACCCAGATAGGGACAGGAGAGGTGATAGCCATAAGCAAGACCAAAGAGACTTTGATGGTGAAAATGGACGATGGTCGGGAGTGCGCGATAAGATTAGAGTACGTGAAAGACGTTTTTGATAACTACAGATCCAAATGATATACAGACTAAGACCATATCAAGAGGATTGCGTTAAAAGCATCTCTGATTACATAAACTCTGATAGACGTGATCCGGTATTGATCGTAGGTCCTGTAGGTTGCGGTAAGTCACTGCTGATAGCAGAGGCGGCTAGATTGATGGGAGATAAGACGCTGATTTTACAACCATCAAAAGAATTGCTGCAACAGAACCACGACAAGATAACGTCGTATGGCATACCGGCTACCATCTACTCCGCTTCCTGTGGTAAGAAAGAGCTGTCTAATATGATATACGCCACGTTAGGGTCTATCAAGAAGGTTGTTGATAAGCTTAAGGAGATGGGGATCAGGAACGTGTTGATAGATGAGGCTCATGCCGGGTATAGCCCGGAGGATGGTAGCGAGTTTATGACATTCATGAATGAACTGAAACCGAAAAAGGTGATAGGGTTTACAGCCACGCCATGTAGACTTAAAAACATGTCGATAGGACAGACATCATATTCCCAACTTAATTTCATCACTCGTATGAGACCGGTATATTTCAAGAACCTGATTCACGTGATACAGGTAGAGGAGATGATAAGGCAAGGATTTTGGACACCTCTTGAATACGAGACATGGGATTTCAATGGAGATGCCCTTAAACTCAATTCTAACGGCTCCGAATATACGGCTGAGTCAATTAGTGAGGCGGTGAGAAAAAATGGTTTAAACAACCTTATTTTACGTCGATTAATGATATTAAAGAATAGCTGTAAGTCTATATTGGTATTTATGGATTCTGTTGAGAGCTGCAATACGGCCGCCGAATGGATGAATGCTAAGATATGCGCTGGCATGGCGGAGGTGGTTCACGGAGGCACGCCAAAGAAACAACGGGAGGCTATAGTCGAGAGGTTTAAGTCGTGTGAGACGAGGGTAGTGTTCAACTATTCCGCCCTTGGGACAGGATTTGATCACCCCGGGCTGGACTGTGTGGTATTCGGTAGGCCTACGTTCTCGTTCTCTACATGGTATCAAGCCCTTGGTAGAGCAGTGAGAATCAAGAATGGGAAGGATAGCGCGATGGTGGTTGACTGCTGCGATAACTCTTCGAGATTCGGCGATATACGGGGTCTTAGCATAGAGAACTACAAGGGATATGGATGGGGAATGTTTATTGGTGATAACCTAATTACCAATATCCCGATGGGAGATAAGGTAACGAAAACGGATCTGGATATCAAGGCCGCCAAGAAAGATCGTAGGAGGGGGCTGGCGCAGGGCGTAACCGCCGCTCCTATTCCCGGGAGGCCGGACCATCCCCTTGGCTCTACGTTAATGACATTCGGCAAGTATTGTGGATGGATGTTTCATTCGATCCCAGTATCGTACTTCAAATTCATAAACGAGACATTTGACTGGGATAATGATAGGAACAAGGATATAAAAGAATACATAGATTTTTTAATCAAAAACAATAGATTATGACAGGATGTATATATCATGAGGATGACCTTGACGGAGTAATGTCAGCGGCTATAGTAAAAAAGTATTTCAAAGGGGACATTGATCTTCTTCCTTACAATTACGGCAAGGAAATACCTGACGTGAATAAATATGATAAGGTATTTGTAGTTGACGTATCATTTGGCGATAGAACGAGATTCTTATTCGACGAATGGGAAGACAAGGGGATAGATGTCACATGGATAGACCACCATAAGACGGCGATAGAAGCTGTGAAGGACTATAATGTCAAAGGCAAAAGACGTATCGGAACGGCGGCTTGTGAGCTTACGTGGGAATATCTTTTCGATGATATCGAGACCCCTGATGTGGTAGAATTATTGAGTGCTTATGATGTATGGGATCACGACCGGTTCGAGTGGAGTGATGTCATGGCATTCCAATACGGGATGAGAGGATATTGTGGTCTTGACGTGGATATGGCGGCAAAGGTCATGGACGGCGATCATGACTTCATATATGACATGATAAGGAACGGAGAGGCGATACTGGAGTATATCGTTGAGAAAAACAGGGGCGAGATGGATATGTTCTCATTCGAGGCTGACGTATTTGGGTATAAGGCCATATGTATGAATACGACGGAGTTCAACAGCGCTACATTCGAGGCTAAATACAATCCAAAGAAACATGATCTGATGATGCCGTTCTGCTGGAATGGGAGATTCTTCAGATGCACGTTCTATACCACCAAAGAGGAGTTGGATGTCTCGGCGCTGGCACGTAAGGCCTATCCCGGGGGAGGAGGTCATAAGGCGGCGGCAGGCTTCCAGCTTAGCGTAGAGGATATGATGGAGTTCCTAAAGACAAAGAAAATGTGATATGATATGGGTCTTGCTTAGTATGGCAGTGATTATATTATCCATAGCTGTAATGGTGAAAGGCTGGGATGATTTACATGGAGGTATGTTCCACGGAGGATTAATTATGATAGCTATAGGAATAATATCAATATCTGCATCAATATTTTATATGAATGAAGGAAATATTAAAAATATGGAGAATATGAAAAACGTATATAAGTTCAAAAAACTTAGCAAAATGAAGCTAGACGATTACGGCTTCGGTTTATTCGAGTACAATGGCGTTCTTTATTTCAAGGAGGCAGAGGGTGAAAGATGCTTTGATGTGAGAAGCGGGAACGAGGTTATTATCGGAAAAGATAAGATTATAATGACCTTGGAGGATTGATCATGAGAAAACTTGATGACACCAACAGGACAAGAAAGAAAAACGTACGGCACTCGTGGGTAAAGGCAGGTCCGGGGATCCAACGCTGCGCTATTTGCGGGATTACGAAGCAAAGCGAGTGGAGAGACGGGAAGACCTCGCATTGCGTATATCTATCATCTGGTGAGCTTTATTCTATGACAGGAGAGACACCGGAATGCAGGGATCTTAGTGAATTTTATTAATAAAACAAAAAAGGAGTTTGAAATGAAAGAGGAATTTAGCAAATACGACAAGGTCGTTTATGAAGGTGAGTTATTTGAGGTACTTGAAACCGCTGACAATACGGGAATGATGAAAATAAGCCCGTGGTTTGATACGGAATATGAGTTTATTTGGGTTGATGAGGAGATGGTTGTATCGTTAAACAGGGCTATTAAGTTGAAACTTGTTAATGAGGAGACAATTGATGCGTTGACAGATTATAGTTCTATTGGTAATGGTATGTGTAATAAAGCCAAAGAGGGGAAGGTGGAGATAACAAGTGGTCCATCCATAGGGAAGGACGGCAGCGGCAAGAACGACCGGGCCGACGGTAAACTACGGTGGGATCTCCTTCCTTTGGCTGAGATAGAGGACATCGTAAGGGTATATACAGTGGGAGCGGAGAAGTATAAGGCTGATTCATGGAAAAACATACCTGAAGGATTCGAGAGATATCGTGCCGCCTTACTTCGCCATATGGTAGCGTATATGAAGGGCGATAGATTCGACAAGGATACCGGAGCGATGCATTTGGCGCAAGTTTGCTGGAACGCCATAGCGTTATTATATTACGATAAACACAATAAAGGGCTTATAGGATGGAAGAATCAGGAAAAAGAATAGTAGATGAGAGATTAAGAGCTATCGACAAAATAACAGGTAAATACGTTAATGTAATCAAGCGCACTATTAATGATAGCCTATTCCCGATAGTTAAGTATCTAAATTATAGCTACGACGAATTAAATTATGATTATGTAAGATATCTGAATTTTGATATAGATATAAATTGGGAGCAACGTAGATATCAGATTGTTAAGGATTTATTATCTAACGATTTCGATGGAAGGAAGATGGATATAGATGAGGTAGATAATGCTATATTTACCGCTGATTTGATTATTAACAGACTAAAAACTATTTGATATGGTAAGAATCGATTTTTTCACGAAGAAAGACGCTGAGTACAGCGATTACATGCGATATATTATCGCCAATACATTACAGGAGTATGAGGGTGAGGTCACGTTGAACCAGATCCCGGAGAACAAAGCCACGGAGGAGGAGATATCCAAGTACGGTATAGAGGTATACCCTACTATCATCATCAGTGGAGATAATATGGATGGCTTTAATAAACTTGAGGGGATGGCCAGAAAGGCTGATCTTATTAACGTCATGTCATTATACGATAAGAAGTAGGCTAATGACACTAGAGGATAAATATCTTGGCTGGAAGGATATATTTTTCAGCAGGTTCGTTAGTTGTCGCAATGACATTGACCAGCCTTCTGGAAGCAATATCCCTCTGGCTAAGATAAACTTCAATAACAGGATAGGATATGTAGAGGACGGGACTATCAACATAGCCGAGTTGCTGCAATATCTTTGGATACATGACAAGGTATATGGATATGATCGCTCTCCTGTGGAGATACGTTTCGTCTTACAGACATTGGTGAGGCTAACGGAGGTGGCTAAAAGTATATTCAAGGATCAACCAAGGATACAGGATATGCCTACTTACAGGGGCTTCTTTGTCAGGGACGATTTCCCGTGCGGCAAGGATGACGCTCTTGGTCTGGATAAAATAGTGAGCGGAATGGGCGGATGGTATGGCGGGGATGAGGATCCATGTTACTCGATGTTTGTCAGTCAAGACCAGATATGGAACTTGAACCCGATATTGAAGGTATTAGCTGATGAGGGATCTATTCTAGCCAAGGAACTTGGGTATGATATGAACTCATATGTCAGCGATAATGGATACACGATATACAACCCATATCTGTCATGGATCAATCATTACTATCATTATTGTCCGACATTTAATGAGGATAAGCTGAAACCTTGGGATAGGGTGGAAGACAGAAAGAATAAATTCAAGATGACGGATAAGGTTAAGAGAGGCGCCAATAATTGGTATTATTCAGGCGGGACTATATCTTGTGTGGATAATTTCTTGGGGAAAGAATACAGGAAAAATCTCCGAACCTTCATATATCGTGGAATAGTATTCTTTTTAGATCGGATATGGCATACACCATTGTTTGAGAAGATGGGCGTGAAAATGAAATACAACGCTTATTATTGTTATGCCGCTACTTCCGGGATATGGTATGATAAGGGATTCAAGGAAAGACTAGCCAAGAGGTTTAACAAGTCGCTGGGCGGCGACGGGGAACTATTCGGGGCTAACCTAGCCTGCATGGTATGTGACCGTAAGGATATCGATTGGGAGGCGCTTCGTCTTTGGCTTGACAAATACGATGATCCTACTGATAAGGGCATGGTGAATAGCCCTATTCAATTTATGTATTTATATTTATATTACACTTTTAACAAATAATTTGAAATGAAGAAGATAAATGACTGGGTTATAAAAACATTTGGGTTGAGAGGCTCATGGAGCTGGGCTAAGAAACAGATGTTAAATGGAGCGATCATTAAACGTAAGGCTACTACAGGGACATACAAAATAGCTATTGATGATGACAAGAATAGGTTACTTGTAGCCACATGGGATCATCTAGATCAAAACCCTGTATGGGAAAGGTGCCCGCATAGTTTATTAGATGAAGATGCGGTTGATTATTTTGTCACAGCTCATAAGGAATTATCATATGGAGGCATAAAGATCAGGATGAAAGATGAATTTAATTGTAACGATAAAATATCGAAAGTATGAAAAAGATTACCGATAAAGACGTAGAGGCTCTTAAAGCCGGGAAGAAGGTGACAAAAGGTTTTATCCATATGCAATTGGATGATAAGGGAAGATTGAACTTGTGGAGTGATATCAACATAACTGACAATGGTGATTATATATAACTTTACACCGGGTTTATATAGTTACGATTAACAAACGATACCGGAGGTACGCCGGGAATTAAAGCACGTGAAGAGACCTCTTTAGAATCAGTTTCGTGTAAGCGGATTCAACAATGTCCCTATGAAGCATGAAAATATGCTTTTGGTGTAGAAAAGTATATAAGTACCTAACATTATAATATAATTTAAAAGATGGCAAAGAAACAGTTAAAGATCCCGTTTAAGGACGGGAGACCATGTAAATGGGTTAAGGATGTTCATGATGAGGAACGTGATAATTATGAGTTTGATGAATGCCTTGAGATACACGGATTCGTTCGTGGACGCTCTTCGGCTGTAATGATATTAAGACCGGCAAATGATCATGGGGAGGATTTTAATTATGCCAAAAGTGTCTATTACCAAGTATTCTTGACAGACAGTAAGGAAGTAATACAGAATATGATGCATGGAATCATATATGGTAAATGGACTTTTGTTAAGAGAGGCGAAAATTTTGGTATAAAATTGGTTAAGGTCTTACCTAAGATACATAAAATATCCCTTGATATGATCGCAAAGGATATTTTTAGACCATGAAAATAAATAAAAACAGGATTTATGAAAGCGGAGAAAAATATGACAGTGCAAGATTTGATAGACGAATTGATGCTTGTCAAGGATAAGAGTAAGGAAATAAGGGTTGTTATAAATACGAATGATTATATAACATCCTACCCTGCCTCTTTATCTGATATGTCTATAAAAGAGAAGGGAGATATAGTCAATGATCATTTTGATGATACAATTGCTATAGAATTGCATAAATAAACGATAAACAATATGAATGTATTATCATTGTTTGATGGGATATCATGTGGATATCTAGCATTACAAAGAGCCGGTATACCTATTGGGACTTACTATGCCTCAGAGATAGACAAGACATGCATAAAGGTAAGTCAAAAACATTTTCCTAATATTATTCAATTAGGGGATGTTAATAACTGGAGAACATGGGATATCCCTTGGAAAGACATAGATCTGGTCATGGGAGGGTTCTGTTGCCAGAGCTTCTCTAGCTCAGGCAAGGGTAAGGGATTCATGGACGCTCGTGGAAGGCTTTTCTTTTGCTTCTCGGACATCGTAAAGCATTTAAGAAAGGAAACCAAAGGTAAAATCCTGTTCTTGGGCGAGAACGTCCGGATGCGGGACGAGCACCGCTGGGTGATCACCGAGGAGCTTGGCGTGGAGCCGGTGGAGATCGATAGCGCCTTGGTCTCGGCACAGACCCGGCATCGTCTTTATTGGTGTAATTGGCCGGTAGAAATGCCGAAAGACAAGCATATATCATTGGATGATATTTTAGAGCATGATAAGGGATGGAATCCGGGAGCCATAAGAGGGAGATATATAGGGACCATTGTCGGTAGAAGGATAGGAGAGGACGGGTATCGAAAGGATTGTGACATGGGCATAAAAATAACGCAATGTCTGGAGATAAGAAAAGATAAGAATACCACTCCCATCAAGAAAAGTAATTGCCTGACAACAGTCATGAAAGATAACGTGATCTCATCACTACCTCCCGGAAGATATCCTAACGCCTTTGACATGAAAGACAAATTCAGATACCTGACCCCGGTGGAGATGTGTAGGCTACAGACATTGCCGGATGATTACCTTGACGGGATAGCCCCAAATACGACCATGTCTTTAGCGGGCAATGGATGGACAGTGGATGTGATAGCCCATTTGCTAAGGAGCATCGAACGTAAGTAGATAAATGATATTGTAAAGGAATTTCGCAAGATTACTGATGAGCTTATGTTCGGGTCATTAGAAACGGATATAATGTGACATGTGAAGGTAAACACGAGCAAAATGAGACCATACGGAAGAATCAAGACAGTTAAGGGATCTTTATGGAAAAAGGATATACATCCACCGAAAGGGCACAAGAATTGGTGGGATGACATATGCGATCCTGTACCTAGAAGTACTATGAAGCTTAAATTTAAAACAGAGTTAAGAGATGATTATAAACAAGAAATGGTCAATGCCGAACAGCGAGACATTCAGCATAAAACCGATAAGGGAACTTATAGATAAATATCGAGAAGAAGGGATGGTTATAGTGGATCCATTCGCCAGAAACAGCGATATAGGGACAATCACCAACGATCTTGACCCTGATACTAAAGCTATGTATCATAAAGACGCCACAGACTTCCTGCGTGGTCTTAAGGATAATATGGCTGATATGGTATTATATGATCCACCATATTCTCCGAGGCAGGTATCTGAGTCGTATAAAAGACTTGGAAGATCTGTTAATATGCAAACAACGCAATCTAGTTATTGGGCTAGGCAGAAGAATGAGATAGCTAGGATCACCAAGAAAGGCGGGGTGGTCATTACCTGCGCATGGAACTCCGGCGGTATAGGGGCCGGTCTTGGTTTCGAGCAGCAGGAGATTCTTCTCGTGGCTCATGGGGGATGGCATAATGATACGATCGTTACTGTAGAGAAAAAGATCAAGGGTTAGATGAAAGAAAGGATATTCACCACAAAAGAACAGGGGAGGGTGCTGGTCGAGGCCGGCCTCCCTATCTCCACCGCCATCGGTTTCAGAGACAAGTATCTGGATCAATTACATTCTATGGAGGATGACGCTGGTCGTATAGGACTGATCGAGGCCGTTACCCCGGATATATCCAACCCTGTTTGGGATGTAGGGACGTTACTGAATTTACTCCCATATGAGATAGAGGGTTGTACATTCGAATGTTATAAGCTAGAACATGCATGGTCTGTAACGTATAGAGATATAGATGAGATCCCTATATATTGGAGTAGCGAGAAACTTCTTGTAGACACATTGTTTTCGATGATGATGGAATTACTTAAACATAAGATTATATGAGCATAAAGCAAATAACAAAATTAAGGTACAAAACGAAAGATAAGCCTCCTATGGAAGGTGTTCCTCTTTTAGGATACAACAAAAGATATGACTGTCCGTGGATAGTAGTGTACAGAAGCAAAGACAAGTACTACACTTGTATGAAGTACGACACCGAATTTGAAACATATCCACCGGAAGAATATGAATATTTATATCCATGAAAATATGAAACAAGTAACAAGAATAAGATACAAAACAGAGGATAATCCGCCTATGGCTAATGTCCCTCTTATAGGATACAGCAAAAAATATGACTGTTGGGTAGCGTTAGTATACAGAAAAGGGGATAACTATTACACCAATATGGAGTGCGATGTTGAATATAAGACATCTCCTCCAGATGAGTACGAATACGTATATCCGTGAGAACTAGAAGGGATATATTTATATTTAAGCATGATTAATATTATTTTTATATTATTCATGCTTTTATTTTTGTTTAAATCTTACTTTTGTATCAACATTAAAAACCAGATTGTTATGGATGGAGACAAACAAAAAGTCAATGAACTTACGATGAGGACGCTGGGTTCTCATTATGGCGGATATGCCTATGTAAAGGTAAAAAATCGTCAAGCTGATGTAAAGATAGATTGGAAGTTGTTGAGAGCTATAGAAGAAGGAGAGGTGGAGATAGACAACGAGAAATACCATCTATCCGGGATAGAGTATGTAGCTAAAAGATATCAGGACATGTTTTACGCTGGTCGTGATATTTATTATTTCAAGGGCATAGGAGGGCATGGGATGACCGATCTTCTTAGAAACGCTATAGATGATTTACTAGACACCATAAGTAGTAGAGAGGCTTATCGTAGTGCAGAGCATAGAATGTACGCCCAAATGAATCAACTTACTGAAGCGGGAGCTATGATCAGCTTAGCTATTGAATTACTAACATCTAACATCCGTCATAGTTATGGAGAAATTAATTTTGAACAATATCCAAGACCTGTGGAGGTGGAGGGAGAAGATAAACATTGATGACTTAAAAGAGGATCCTATGGCTGAGGATATGCCATTATATTTCCCGTGCGCCGTCGTATGGCATGTGAATTGGGGTGAGCATGACGCTGATAATTATATATGTTATGGATTTGTTTATGTAGCAGAAATATTAGGGATATGAACATTAAAAAACAGATAATTCTTGACGATAAAGACTATGAGCGATTAGTGCACGATGCTAATCTCAGTAATGATGAGATAAAAAGCAAAATCGCCAGCGCTCTAACCACCGATATAGTGGTTAGTTTCGATTTCGATGTAAATAAAAAGGTTACGGGGAATATGAGGATCGAAAGCGCCACCCATAATCTAGGATATAATGAATATGATAATATCGTAAGGGCTAGAGACGAGAATATTCACCATGCTGTTTATACAGCTATATATGATTATCTTGAGAAAATAAAGAGAGATAATAATGAGCTAAGCGCAAAAGATTGGATATTATTCACATCTATAATCTTATCTATTTTCGCGATGGGATTTGCAGGTGGATGGTTGGTATTTAATTGATTAAATCATGGGTAATTTAAAAGATATACAAAATATAACCGGTCTTACGTCAGAAGCTATATTCAATATACGTAGACCTGTTGATTATATGTGTAGTGATATAGATAGTCATATAAAAGATATCGAGACACAATGTGATTACATCATGGATGGGGATGAGGAAGATGTTATATACTATTCAAAATCAATTAAATCAGATGTAGATTCTTATTTCGAAGACATACGGTCAAAGGTCGAGAATCTCCGTGATTGGGGAGAGCAGTGGAAAGTATTGGCCAAAGACCTGTTTAATGAATTGATGAAAATAGATAGCGATAAGACAATAGATGACTATCTGTCTTATGAGGCATTGAATAGGATTAAAGAACATTTAAAAAATCAATAGATATGAGCAAATTACTATTTTTCGATTTAGAGACAACCGGGGTTAAGTTCTGGAGAAACGGGATACACCAAATAGGAGGGATCGTGGATATCGACGGGCAGGAGACTGAGAGGTTCGACATCCGCCTAGCCCCGAACCCTGCCGCCACGATAGAGCAAGAGGCGCTGGATGTGGCTGGTGTTACCTTGGAGCAAGTGCAGTCGTATCAGCCTATGGAAGAAGGGTACAGGCAGTTAGTTGGTATATTATCCAAATACGTGAATAAGTTCGACAAGAGGGATAAAATGTATTTGGTGGGGTATAACAACGCTGGATTCGATAACAGCTTCCTACGGGCTTTATTCCAGCAATGTGGGGATAAGTATTTCGGATCATGGTTCTATCCTAACTGTATGGATGTATATGTTATGGTGACACCGTTCCTGATGGGTGTAAGAAACGATATGGAGAACTTTAAGTTGATGACCGTAGCCAGAACTATGGGTATTGAGATCGACGAGAATAAGCTCCATGACGCTACTTACGATATTGAGCTGACTAGAGATATATTTTATAAGATAATCAACAAAATGGATGTTAAGTTATGAGGGGAATTTTAGAGGCTATGCATGATTATCCGGATGAGGCTCTTGGGCTATTTTTCTTTCTGATAGTGATTGTCTGGTTATTGTCAGGTGTATTTGAGAAAAATGGATGATAAGATTGATGAGATACTGGATCTCCTGAAATCTCAAAATGAGATGATCAAGGATATCCATGACTATGTAAAGGAAGTTACCAGCGAGAAGTATATAGGGGAATCTAGAATGACAAACTTCTCTATCAACTTAGCCGCTGATATACTTACCGAGGCTATCAGTCCTAAGATAAAGGGGATGATGGTGGATCTATTGAAGAAACAAGGATGGAAAACTGAGTGAAATATGGGGACTTGTGAGAGAAAAGTAAATCAATTAAAGGATTTGATGATAAGGAAATACAAATCGGCTTATAATAAATCCAAGGAAATGGATATAGATATAAGTTCAATAACATATCTTCCAGAACCGGACGTATTCAATGTTATGTATACTGAGCATATGTCCGTTATTCTTGATCGGGTTAATAAGATCATAGATGATAACAAGGATAAGCTCAAGAATCCAACTTGCGCTACTTGCGTACATCTGCATGATAATGAATGGGCGAAAAGATATGGCAAGGTATGTTGTTCTATTTGGCAGGTGTGTGACCATTATATAAACCCTAACAGGAAACATAATAGGAAACAAACAACATACGTAAGGCGTCCAAGCAACAAAGCTTGTCCTAATTATGAGTATGGTTATGATAATTTTGAAAACAGAAGAAGATGTATAAAAGAAAAGAATACCCGATAAAGAGCTATGTGCCGATGCGCACCAACAAGGATAGGACGTGTATCTGCTGTGGCGATACGATCCCAGCCGGCAGCAGCAGGATGATACCTAGACACGCCAAGGCAAATCACGGTCTATGTTTCCCGTGCTTCAGGAAATGGAGAGATACCGGAGGAGATCTTAAGCTTATGGACAACCCCGGAGATGCGAAGAAAGAGCATGTCATACATATGTCTAATATCCTGAAAGGGAATTGTGATATAATAAAAGGCCGAAAGCTTTACGTGGCTTTTAAAAAGGCGATAAACGGTGGAAAGAAGATCGTTATCAAATTTGACACTGATCAACCGATATCTATGTCAACAAGAGTCATGAATCCTTCATTCGGGGAGATTATGGATGAGTACGGCAAGGACATATTCCAAGGTAATCTCAAACTGGTAGATGTACCAAAAGGAGTTAAAGATTTGATAGTTAACTATATAGAAAAATATCATAAATTATGAACTTCAAGACATTTATATTCATGATCCTGACATTCAGGAGAGTAGATCCTATACCTAAGAACATAGGTCTTATGTTAAGTACAACATTCTGGATATCTATAGTATGGATAATATCCAACTTTGCTATATTGATAATGAGATTAATAAAATAGACAAGATGAAACAAGGAGACGTGATATACAAGAATGGCGTGGAGCTGCTTGTAGTATTAAGCTACGACCATAATGAACCATGTAATGGTTGCTTCTTCTACGAGGATAAGGCGTGCGGATCAGAAAAACTGATAAAATGCTGGGATTGTAAAAAGGAATATATATTCACGGCTATACGTAAATATAATACGACTGAACTGTGCGGAATAGTAAAAAGATATGAGGAGACGTATAAGATAATACTTAAAACAATCAAGAAGATTGAGAAAGAATGTCAAAAATATGTTATCTGGGATACTGTGCATGTGATGTTGAAAGATGATGGAGAGCTTATTATAAAAGCCTTATCCAAGGATAAGTCCGTGCTTTTAAATGATTTCATTATATATGTCAACAATAATGGGAGTATAGATGAAGATGACTATGATCTATTATTAACTAAATAATTGATAGTACAAATGGACAAATCAAACAAAATAGAGAATCTAGCAAACAAGTATGTTGAAAGGCATATAAGAGATAGACATCTAAGCGATGATACGATAAAAGAAATAAAAATAGCTTATATTATGATTATAAAAGATTTTATAGCTATTGTCGATAAATCTACATCAATGAATGAAGATGATATAATATACGTCGTTAACAACATATCATCAATATTATATGAACCTGTAGAAATCTCTAATACCGATAAAAAAATATTGGAGATAGGGATAGCGCTAGGCCTAAAGGGCGCCATATCATGTATATTTGGTTCATTATTAAAAGATGACTGCAATATAAAAGATGAGATAATTGATATATCTAAACATATAAAAGAAAAATTAATATCAAATAAGATGGAATGAATCACGCTAGTCTTTTCTCAGGTATAGGAGGCTTTGATTTAGCCGCTAGAGAGGTAGGATGGAACAATGTCTTTCAATGCGAGATAGATCCATTCTGTCAAAGTGTATTAAAATATTATTTTCCAAAAACAGTATTATATGAAGATATTAAAAGAACTGATTTCACTTCATGGAAAGGGAAAATCGACGTGCTCACCGGAGGTTTCCCTTGTCAACCATTTAGCGTCGCTGGACAACGAAAGGGAGCGGATGATAACCGTTATCTCTGGCCGGAAATGCTTAGAGTCATACGAGAGACAAGACCGCTCTGGATTATTGGCGAGAATGTTGCTGGAATCACCAATATGGTTCAACCCGGTAGTGAAACTGACGTGGAAACGAAAAGTGATCAAGATGAAGAAAATTACAAGGAAACGATACTTGAGCAAGAATATATCATCAATACCATCTGCGACGATCTTGAACGTGAAGGATATTCCGTCCAACCGATCATTGTTCCAGCTTGCGGTGTCGGAGCGCCACATAAACGGTATAGGATATGGTTCATTGCTTCCGACTGTTCAGACGCAAGGGTTGAAGGTTTGCGACAAGGACGGGAAGACAAGATTCATGGATTTGAGTTCACTTCCCAAACAAGGGATAAAATACGGAGACTTATTACCGACACCAGTGGCCTCAGATCACACAGGTTCTTGTACGATAAGGAAGATGACAAAAAGCAACGGAGCACCGAGAACAGACTCTTTAAGAAATATGCCTGCCGTGATTGGGATGGACGGGGATCGACTCAATGGAAGAGTTTTCCAACTCAGTCCCCTATTTGTAGAGGAAATGATGGGCTACCCTTTAATGTGGACAACCTTACCATTCCTTACGGGAAATGGAGAAAAGAATCAATAAAGGCTTATGGTAATGCCATAGTGCCGTTGATAGCGGTGAAAATATTCGAGATGATAAATAAAATAGAAGGATATGAACAACAAACAACTTTATAAAATAACATTGACAAGGGAACAACTGATGCTGATATCCCGGTGCGTGGAGGACATAAGCAGATACGCAGCCGGAGACATGGATCTTCAGCATACCACGGAAACTTTGATAGATGATATGGACAGGACGGAGTCGCTGGGGATAAGAAGCTTTATAGCAAATAACTCGATGGCTATAAGAAGAAGGCTGTTCCCGGATCTCGAAGACTATGAACATATAGGGTATGATGGAGGTAGTAAAGATATGATCAATAGAAAGAGACTTATCGGAAACACCTACCAGATATATAGATCAATACTGCATCAATTGGCTATTGACGAGAACTGGAATAACGTGTATAGCGACATGACGTTACCTTCAGGCGATATGGGGATGATTAAGGTGGAGAGGGTTGACGATGATAAGGATAACGACATTTAACGATACTAAAATATGAGCTTATTTGTATGCGCTAAATGCGGTTGCGTTGATAATACCGCTACGTCTAGTTATTGGATGTTGACAAACGAGTATATGGTGGATAAATTCGACTATGCCAAGGAACTACAGCCGTACAAGGGCATGGGGCTGTGCAGCGAATGCGGGAGGCTGGCTACCAGCCCCGACGGCCGTGATGTCGTGGTGCCCGGAAAATGGCACGGGAAGTTCCCGAAGAAGAAAGCTACCGAAGAGGAATTAAAACGTGTAGGATATAAAAATTTGATAAGATGAAGACAAAGAGGAATAAGATAGAAAAAGGAGATACCATGATATATGAAGAGAAGAGATTCATGGCTGTCTCAGAGATAGAGAAAGAATGTTGTACAGGATGTTGTTTTTATGACAATGGAAATTGCCAGTTAGAAAACCCAAATTGCTTTAACAGTGGTATTATATGGGTGCAAAAAGAGGATTATATGAGCGAGATCAGTGAAAAGGCTATTAAATTGGCTATAGAGGCCATGAGACCTATCCCCGTGTATTCGTCACCATGCTACAGCGTAATTGATAACAGATCGCCTGAGGAAAAGCATGAGGAAGACATGAGGTTTTGTAAGGAGTTTAATAACCTTAGATGTGAGATGCTTATTGATATGGCTAAGAAAATAGAAGAGTATTTATTACAAGATATATAATATGAAGAAAATAATAGGGATAGATTTTGATGGGACGTGCGTAGTAGACTCATTCCCTTATGTAGGAGACAATATCGGAGCCGCTAAAGTATTGAGAGAATTGGCTGATAAGAATCTTCTGATATTATATACGGTAAGAGATGGTAAATATCTACAGGATGCCGTAGACTGGTTTAGATACAATCATATCAATCTGTATTCGGTAAACTACAATCCTGAGCCAGTATCATCATCACCAAAAGTGTATTGTGATTATTATATAGATGATAGGAATATCGGCACTCCACTTACGGATAAAGGATATGTGGATTGGGATAAGATGCTGGTGCTATTAAGACAAAAGAACTTATTATGAAGACAATAAAAATGAATATCAAAAGATATAAGGAGATTATAAGGAAAAAGGATATACTAACACGAGCCTTATCAGAGGCTCGTAAATTAAACAAATCAATAATATGGGGATGAAATATCATTAGGCAGAATACCTCATCGTCTAAGAACCGTAAAATAAAAAATGATGTTATTATGGCTACTAAGAAACAGATATTAGAATCAAATGAATTACTTCAACAAAAAAGAAAGGCTTATCATCTTTCAGATGAAGGATTCGAGGAATATAAAAAGTTCTTGTCAGATCCCGATCAAAAGAAATTTTGTTTCAAGGGATATTATTATGTAGAGGTAAAGGAGCAGGATGATAAAGAGCTATTAGGAGCAATGGGACGAGTAGTATATGAATAAAGTAAGGTAATTATATATCATTTAAATTTTGAATCATGAAAAAATATAAATTGTTAATAACAGATTTAGATGGGACACTGATTGAAACATTGTCAGGAGATACATTCCCTAAAGGTATATGGGATATGAAAATCAAACTCTACGTATTTGAGGCTATCAAAAATTACGCTCCTGATGATATACTAATCATATCAAATCAGGGAGGTATAGAAAAAGGCTTCGTAGACAAAGAGATGTTTGAATATAAATTCGATTATATATCAAGCGCATTGGAGGATTATACCAATATATCCGTATACAACTTTTATTGCGACAACAATGATAAAGATAACATCAATAGGAAACCAAATACGGGGATGATAGACCAGTATATGGATTATATCAAATTCATAAATGATAATGTAGATGAGGAAAATAAGATCATATACGATACTATCATGATGATCGGGGACGCTTCCGGGAAAGAAGGGCAGTTCTCCGACTCCGATAAGAAGACGGCGGGAAACTTCGGGTGTGAGTATATGGATGTGGATGATTTTGTGTATAAATATAATAACCGATAACGAAAATAAGAAGGATAGGATGATAATTTCCTATCCTTCTACTATCTTAATCAAATATCTTACCCCCGAAAGAGATGAAAGACTCTCTTGATTGAGGTTTGTTCTTGATATTATATAACGTTTTCTCAAATCCCTTCCTAGTCATATAAACCGTATTCCTGATCCCGGTATCCGTATTGTATCTGTAATGCGCGTAACCCTTCTTCATAACATTCTCTGTCAATATCCATTCTCTCTTATTCTTGTAAAAGAAACCTTGCTCTTGTAAAAACTCTCTTAGAGATCTTTCCGCTATATCACATCCATGAGACTCAAGTTCTCTCCTAACATCACGAATCAACATATCATCACCTTTGTCATTGGCCATAATAGCTGTTTCGGCGAATCCTACCTTAGGGGCTTGTTCTTTAATAATGTTATCGGATATCATCTTAGCCTCCTCCGCTGCTTTCTTGGCTTCAGCTAATGCCTGTTTTTCTTTCTCAGATGCTAATAACGCTTCTAATGCTTCTATATAATTATGTGGAAGGTTCTTTTCTACAGATGCTTCCGTTTTATTTAAAGCATTTGCTGTGCCGTGAAATACGCTTCTATATACATCAAATACTCGTCTTTCTTTCCTTGCTATTAAATATTCCATGCAAGATACAGATATCATATATACAATTGTTGGTCTTCCCCCGGTAGGGTTTTTACCATTTTTGGTAAAAACTTTATAATCAATATCTTTAATAAACCCATTATCACCAGTAAGAACCCTAACAGCCTTACCCTTATCAGAATATATCAAAGGCCAAACCTCATCTAGGTTAACAGGGAAATCCTCTCCGGATTTAACTAACTCAAGAACCTTCTCGAAATACGATCTGATAGATAAATCATCATTCAAAACAATATTACACATGATATAAAAAATAGGCCCAAAAGGAGATGTCGGATCTCACCTCGACAAATCCTAATGAGCCAAAAATATCTTACACATTGAATGACCTTGAAGTGAGATCCCGTCATTCATTGTTTCATAATGCAAATATAGCCAATCAAATTGTCTTAAACAATTGACTGGCTATTTTTTTTCGTCATACTATATCAGTTATCTTCCCCTGTCAAAGTACCAATTAGCGTCCTCCCCAGACTCGTCCTTATCCCTGCCTCCTAAGAAGAATCCCATCGTCATGCCGTTGGTCATCAGCCAGTAGTCGGATGTCTGCTTAATATCCCTAGCCGTCTTGATATTATACCATTGCTTACCAAACGAGAACTTCATGAGCTGCCTCCATAGCTTGCTCTCGCCCTTATACACGCCGGTCTGGACGGTAGCGAACGGATCCCAGTTCCGAGGATCGGTGAGATCGCCTAACTTCCGGGCGGTAACCAACGGATCCTGTAGCATGTCTATGGCGTTAAGCTCCATGAACGGGGATGTCTGGGAAGCGATCTCATTGATCGTCCTGAACCCGATATAGGTAATGAACTGCCCGAACCAGCTATCCTCATTATCCTCCCTATATCCCATCAACGCCCTTCCTATGGCCATCATCGTGGCGAATACCGCCATATTGATAATCGATCTCTTGATATTGATCTGCTCGTAGGGGGTAAGCTTATCATACTCTTCCTTAAGCACGTCATATGCCTCCCCCATCCTACCCTCTGACATCGATCCATAGACATTTCCGGCCAATCTCCATAATGTTCTCATATATCCTTCCTCGAACTGGTTGGTTTGGAAATTGAAACCAGCTTTCTTATACGCCCGCTGCACGGCCAATATAAACCATCCACGATGAGGCAGCACCATGTTAAGGATAGCGTTCCGGCTAGCCCCCACCCGGTTCTGCTCGTTCAAGGCGCCGTCACAGATCTGCACCATGCTCCTGACCCTACTGGACAAGGTGGGTATATATCGGTCTATAATATCCTTGTTAGCCTCGTTCTTAGCCACGATCTTCCCATCCTTAACATCTACCATGTTCCACATAGAATAATCCCTTAAACGCTCCCAATCACGTTTAGCCTCATTAGCGGACATATTCCTGTCTTTCATCATCATCTCCTTGAAATTGGAGTATGACCAGAACTGACCCTCGTATAGGCGGGTATCATCCATGACCGAGATAATGACCTGCGGATCCAACGGGGAGTTAAGAACCTCCATCATCTTAAACGGCAGGTCCCGGAATAAGGTTCTCCAGATTTTGTTATACGCTGCCGATCGTACACGGTTACGGACATTGAACACGCCTAGAGCCTCTCCAACGACATATAGCTTGTTGGTGCGGTTTATATCCCCGATCTCCGACACGTACGTACTTAATTGCTTCTGAGATTCCCCATAGGCGTATTTCATGGAGTCCTTGCTTATATACTGCCCCACCATACCTTCCAAAAGGAAGTTGGCCTGCCCGGTAAGGGCGCCGGTAGCTGCGACGAACGGGGAGAAGCCTAGGTTGGATTTGGACACGAACTTAGTAAACATAAGAGCCAGCTTATTAAGATCGACCTTATAATTACCTATATTCCATTCCGCCCGCTTATTATTTATCCTGACGTCATAGATACTGGCGTTAACCCAATCTTGGAACATCCTATAGGCATGCGTCGCCTCTGGGTTCTTACCGCCGTCGTATTGCGTCTCCAGCATCATGTTCCTGTATCCCATGACATCATCCAAGGCCGCCCTCTTATACTTGTAAGAGGTCGCTTGTAAGGATAACATGGAATAGGAGTAGGCGAAGTCATGGGACACGTCGTTGGCGTTCTCCAGCTTACTAAGATAGTATTTTGGGATCATACGATATTTGTTATCGTTCTCGTCAAGCCCTCCTAGGTCTTGTCCCTGACCATGTATAGGATCATCCACCCTCTCGCCAACGATATCACGTACGGCGTTGCCGATAGCCGCCTTCGGGTCAACCCCGGCCTGCACCATCCTCTCCACGCCGCCCTTGGATATTTGTGGTATCTGGTAGATGTTCCTGAACCGCTCATCATAGTCCTCCATAGCCTTACGGCTTATGTTAAGCAACTCCTTCCTCATCTCCCACTTATCCTTATTGATCGTAGCTTCCTCCCCTTCGTTGGTAATACCGTATTTCTTGAAAAAAGCCTCGTTTTTGTACTTATCGAACCTAGGCGTATGATATCCATAACCCAGATCGGGATTATAATTAGGATTACGGAAAGAACTCTCGGCATCGGCCTCTTCTAGCCACTGGTTATTGATCGATAAGTCAATCATATTAATATCGAACCCGAAACGGGATACGCTCTCTTCCTTTGATATACCATTTTCCATGGCATCAAAGAACTCGGATACCTTATACGTACCGTTATTTATCTTCCTGACAAAGCCAGAATACCCCTTGGGAGAGTATTTTCTCATATAAGGATATAGCCGAGTTCTGGCGTACTCGATAAGTATACTATTAGCCTTACCCATAGCTATATCATTAGCCAGCTTATTGTTGAAGTCAGGACCGTACTTCTTTCTAAAGAACGCCACCTCCACGGTTGTCCATGACGGGTTCTTCCGAGATAACTTGGCGGCCATCCTATCCACCTGACTCCGGGAGCGGGCAGACATATGTTCCTTGGCGAATTTAATCTCATCCATACCCTTGTCGTATGCCATGGCATCCCTTAAAGCGTTACGGTAAGAATCCGTGACTCCACTCTCCACCGTATCAGGCATATCCATCTCAATAGCCTCAGCGGAAGCGGCGGCATTAATGACGCTCTTAGCCTCAGCCAGACGATCATATAACTCGTTTATCTTTCTTAATGAGGCGGATCCACGTAACCTATCGAAATCATATTCCCCGTATCTCGTGCTATCCCGGTACTGGATAAGCAAAGGCCTTAGTTGGTCATTGATTTCGTTTATTGTCGCCATCGCCTCCTCTACCTTCTCTATCCTTGATGATGATACAGATTGCTCCGTGATCTTATCAACCAGATTCTCGTAATAATCACCCTCCTCGGATCCCCACATATCCTTAGAGAAACCAAGATGACCGCCAGCTAGCAGGAACTCGAACGCCGCCTTACCGCCCTCGGAACGCTCTATTCCACGAAGTATCTCCTTGAATTCCGCGGAAGCCTTACGACCCTCGTTGGTATTCCCGAACTCCTCGGCCCACGCCTCGTCCCATGCCTTGATCTCCTCGGACATCATCAGAGCCTCGGATCCCTCTTCCTTTGGTGTCCCATCGGAATACCACTCGCTCTTGGCTATAGCCCTATCACGTAAAATATCCAGATAAGATCTCCAAGCTATAGGATCGGATTGAAACGCCTTCCAATCGACCTTCCCGTTCCTCACGAACTTACCCATAGCCACATACCTGCTCCTGCGGATACGGGTCATGAAATCGGACGTGGCTTGCGATACCCTACGACCCAGTCTTTCCTCGACCTTCTTATTAACTTTCTCGATCTTATCGTAATAAGCCTGCACCATAGGTTTCTCTCGGTTCTCATCCAACCACTTATTTATCGTATCCAGATACCGTTGCTGATCCTCGAACGTCATGTTCGAGATATCAAAATTCTGGATGGTAGGTTTGAATACATGATATACCTCCTTCGTAATAGGCTTATCCCCGTCATATCCTACTATGTCGTCACGGGTCTTCACCTTAAGACCTCTATCGGATAGAAGAAGATCGATAAGTTGTTTCTCGGTCTTACCCGTAACATTCTTAAGATCATATATATCGATAATAGCCTTAGCCTGCTCGGTCCTGAGCAGTAAATCGTATTTGGCGAAATCACGGGACGAGTCAAGGTAATCCGAGTTCTTCCCATTTATCTTCTGTATAAGATCCTCATTATCCTTTATCCCCCATCCACGCTCTTTCATCATCCTAGTCATCTTATTGATATTAGATATACCTTCGGTATGGGCTTCACTATGAGCCTTGGCTAGACGTTGGCCTAACATACCTAAAATAGCGTTACCACTATGCTCCAGCGTGCCAAAGAACCGGGACATGACATTGATATCCTTATGGATGTTATTTATCAACTTCTTTATCCCATTCCAATATCTTTCCGGGATATTAAACATCCTGAGCTGTCCATCCAGCCAGTCCTCATTACGATCACTTCGAAGAGCATTTATATCAGACATGGATGTCTCAGCCATACGTAATATATCATCCATATCCTCTACCATGCCAACCTTATTGCTGCCATAATAATCAGCCGCCTGATTATTGACGAATCCACGAAGGTTCCTGATCAAAGGAACTATCTCCCCATATACGTTATCGATAACCTGTATCGTCTCATAATCCAATCCTTTTCCGCTCTTACGTAGGCTACTGGCGACAGTGACCAAATACTCCACCTCAGCCTTGGCGGTCGCTATGACGCTCTTGGTGGATAATAGATTGTTATTCTTATTTAGCTCACCCCCGACTTGTCTTACCTTCTCGCCTATATCACGGAGAAGGGAGATACTCTCACCGATCCTCTGGCTTTGGCTTGACCTCATCCTCTGTAACCTAGTGTATAGCCTTTCCAATGACCTCCCGTTCTTGATCAACTTATTAGCCACATCAACATCCGATAATGAGTACATGAGATGGTCGCTATCCTTTAACAGAAGCACGTCAAATGCGCTTGGATCATCAGCTAACGCCGACTCCTTTATCCTATCAAGAACCTTATTCAAGTCTGATCTTTGAGTAGAGAAGAAATTCCGTATAGCCCGGATTATCCTGCCAAACAAGGAGAGCTGGGCGTCCTCGGACGAGGCCAGATCCTCCACCGCCTGTTCCATGCCCGGTACGAACCGCTGGGCCAACGTCTTACCTAGGATCTCCCGCTTCACCATCCGATCCAGTTCCTCCCCTTGGTATTCCTTCCCATACACCTCATAGTAACGACCGGCAAATTGATTCCATAATGGCGTGCCGACAACAGAGTCCAGAACCTCGTCAATCTCCTGTTGGTTACGATAAGTATCGATCAAGAAGTGAGCCACCTCCTCATTAAGATCCTCTACCGTAGCTCCCTCAGCCAGGGCAATAACCCCATTAGCCATATCGGATAAGGCCCTAGCCGAAGGCTCGACACCATTACGCATCTTATACTTATCCATATACTCAGACATACCCATCACCCGAATACCTAACGTGGATAAGATGTTGGTGATATCAGTCCTGTTCTGAAGATCCTCCGCCTTCTCATTCTCAATAACCCCACGGACATTACTTCCGTACAAGGCGTTATCCTCCATCATCAACGACAAGGCTAGCTCCATGAACCCATCATACTTATTATTAAGCTCCTCAAACTTACCTTGCCTTAACATGCCCTTTATCTCCGATCTGCTTACCGTAACCTTCTCCCCTGATGTCGTGATAAGATCAAGATCGTTATTTACCTCCGTATCAAAACCGATGGAGCCTAATACGTTCATCTCAGAAGACATACTACCAAACCTGTTCCTTAGTCTAGACAAGGCGTCCATAGCGTTATAGATCTTAAGACCATCAGAGTTGCCGGCTCCGGTAAGATAATACCTATCCCCTAACCTTATACGCTCCCCGCTCAACAGACCTTTCTTGATAAGGTAATTGACAAACCCTCCACGAGTGCTTATATTAGAGCCTGAGCTGATACCAAGGACCGGGATGAACGAATCACTGTTGTTAAGGGTTATGGAGGACGAGCCAAAGGAGATGTCAGCCGTACCAGACGGGACGTCGCCCTCCTCGACACTGCCGGCCAAGAACCCGGCCTCGACCCGCCCGCCGGACGAGCCTTTTATGGCGTTGGCGTAAGTATCATATACCTTGCCATCATCCGATCTAAAGAACAGGCGAGGCTCACCGGAATCATATACCAATCTTGAAAATGGAGGCGTATAATTCTCGATATCATTTAAAGGCAAGACATTACCAGAAAATATGATCTCACCATCTATATTTCCACCCTTCACCCTGATATTAGGTCGTTGCCCGGTAAAAGCGCTTTCAACGGCCTTCCATAACATACGGGCTGTCTCCTTAATATCTATATTCTCCCTGATAGCCCTTATATCATCCCATGACGCCTCTTTCAGTATCGTATCGCCAATATTATCCTCGTTTATGGAATCCAGATCCACCTCCTGTACCGTGGATGTATCTACCACAGCCATATCATTGACATCACCTACCTCTCCGGAAGTAAGATAAGCCACGACATTGTCGCTATTCCCAAGGCTTCTGGCCAACGCTGGGGCATCCATGTCGCTTATGGCGGACAGGACCTTGGCTGACATAAGTTGCCCCCACTCGCTGGCGCTAAGTCTGGTGCTTATGGATCTGGCCGCCTCCTTATTCCTTGGCACGGATCTACTCCAGTCACCGAACTTGGACCTGAACTTATCGTTATAAATAGTCATATAAGCCTCAGCCGCCTTATCAAGATCACTTACGGCGGCTATACCCGCTATCTTATCGAACAAGGTGGATACCTCGCCGGAAGGGGTCAAGACACGGGTTATCTTACCCTTACTATTTCTTTTAATTACGCAACTCGACATAACTTCATGTTTGGTAATTATATACAAGTTTACACTCGTATAATTAGTTAATAAATTTCTTAACTGGGTTATACCCAAACCCTGTATGGAGTGGCATTGCTGCATCCCCCTTTACTTTTCTCATGATATTATAACTTCCGTTGATGTCAGCATTAATAAGAATACCATCTCTTGTCTTAAAAAGACCTCTTCTTACCCTTCTACCAACATAAGTATCATGATGACCTACTGATTCTAAATCGAAAGAGCTGCATTTTGACGTGTGAGATTCGTTTACTTCAACAAATCTTAGTCCTTGTCTTTCCGATTTATATCTTAACATTGATATAAGCATCTCAAATGGAATTGAAACAAAATTCTGATTGTTTCTTTTACCAAGGTTAACATTTTGCTTCCATCCATCATTATGACCTACTATCAATGTTGTTATATCTTCCTTCAAGCAAATATTTATTATCTCCTTACTTGCCTTATGAAGATAATCTTTCACCTTATTGTTTCTCCTTCTTGTTAAGGACATCAACCGTCTCGAATTTTCTTTTCCATTTACTTTCTTTAATTGTTGTTGAATATCTGACCTTTTCTTATTGTAATACTGATTGATGGATTTAAGTCTCCTCCCATCTATCAAAATAGGTTTATTGCTTACGTTAGTTACGATAGAAGCTAGGTTGTTTACACCTAAATCAATAGACATAACCCTATTGTTATCATTAAGTTGCTCTTTCACGATTGAATCGTATACAACTTCTATGACATAATAATCGGATTTAGGAACAAATCTAATCTGTTTTACAGTTCCTTCCTTGCAATTAGTTCTTAAGGGAGGTAATCCTTCCTTCTTAGGGAAATAGATAAAACCTCCTCTATGTTTAAACTGTGCGTAAGAATAAGAAAATACGTTCCTTCCTTTTGTTTTATGCTTATATTTTGGAAATTTAGGACAGCCGGTAAATTTCTTATTATCACGTTTCCATGCCTTGATAGCAGAGAAATAAGATTTTAGGTTCTTGTCTAAAGCCATAAGAACTTGCTGGGAGGATGATCCACTCATTGCTCTATAATCTATATTATTCTCTGCTACCATCTTCTTGTTAAGATCTACAGCTCTTATCCATTTACCTGTACTAAGAAACTCTTGCTTTATTATATACAAAGCCGCATTATACAGATTCTTGGATAAGAAACATGTTCGATCTAAATCCTTATATCTCTTATCGTTAATAGTAATTATATGTTGTTCCACCAAATACATAGCGCAAATATAAATAGAATATTTATAAATTCCTATTTATATGTTATTTTTTTAGTGTAAAATTATATATAATCACCCATGTTTTTTACAAAGATAAACAAAAAGCCCCCACAAAAGAGCGGGGGCTAATATCCAAATGCGAGAAGATGATCATAATATCATCCAATCGGTAGCCAGCATGTCAGTCTGAGATGCCAACTTTCCCTGACACGACATCCGATATACATCTGGCACACCATCCTACCATATAAGCTATAGGCTCTTGATTGTCAGCATGAAACTTGATCCCTAACTCGCTAAGAATATTCATAGAGACATGAAACGCCTCGTGGGAGATCATAGACATATCGACATCCTTATCATCTATCCACACGACAACCAGTTCCCCATATTTACCAGTATCCTTAAATTTCACCATAGATAAAGTAGACATGGACGGCTCCGATCCCACCTCTATCTCAATCTCGAACTCAGAGCCATCCCTTGTCGTAAACCTGTCTGTAACATCCTTCGGATCGCATCCTTTCATCACGAACAAGCTCCTCGGATATATCTTAGGATCAAACTCATATACTATCTTATCCATTTTCTTTTCCCCATTCTTTTTAATATTATGTTTCCCAAAAATAGGATCACATGGATCCTACTTTAAATTGATTATTCATCTCCATAAGTCTTATAAAACGATCATTCGTGTATGCCTTAAACTCATAAACAGGCAACCCGGAAGAGCTGGATATATCAGCCGAAGGGGATACGACTATAAAATCCCCATCATTAATAATTATATGCGTATTATCACGCTCCACGGAATAATATCCATTTTTATCTATAACAGATATGCCAAAACGTTCTATAGCCTTATTGATATTCGCAATATCATATGGATGGAATTTGAATACCTCCACATTTAAAGAATATATCATAACTCTCTTAATTTTTCTATAACCTCAAAACACATCTTGCACTCAATCCTACGATACAACTGCCTTACGCCATCTATCGTAGTCCAATAACGACCACCCTCTCGGTGCAGGAACTCACTCATTACTTTAGTGTCAGCCACATCATGTAAATCATATGAACCAAAACATAATTTACATATATCGTCAAGATCAAAATAAGTAACCTTATTATACGATATACAACTGATTTGTCTCCCATCAGGAATCTGAACATCGAAAACATTTAGCTCTTCCATTTTTTCAATCAATTACAATTTCCTCAATAATAGAAATAGGAACATTCACGCATACTCCTATGGTTTTCAACCCACATCCGTTACGCCTATTCTCCTGAATCTGCTCCTCTGATAAAGGGGTCTCGATACTACAATACTTTGTGGTATTTTCTTCATAATCATTCTCATCCTCCTTATAAGGTCTATAAAGAACGATATCTCCAGCCTTAGCAGCTAACATAACAATACCATGAACGTCTTTTTTGATCATGCCGATTTTACCTTCATAACCATGGTTCTTGACCAGATTAATGTGTTTTCTTATATCCATATACATAAAAATATGGGATACATATCCCATCACAGACCTGTATCCCCTTATAATAAATTAGCGACAAAAAGCATGGTGATGGACATGCGCCACAAATGTAATTACAAATTTTGTAAAAACAAAGCCGTTTTATGGTAAAATGTCCCTGATGAACCGCACACGATAGCGGTCGTTCTTAATGCTGCTCGTGATGCCATAGCCTGAGTCTACGCGGCCATTGCTGAAGTTCACGTACCATGCTTTTTTGGTGCCAGCTTCAGAACTAGACCAATAGGTGGTGGAAGTATTGAATTGTTGTCCACCAATAGCCAATAACGCGTTATTGACGCTAATCAAGTACATATATATCAATGAAAGCTCACCACATGATGGGATATACCAATCATCATATCCTTTAGCGTCAGCACTAGCTAAAAACGTATTAAGCACATGGCCAATTGTCGCATAGGAAGTATAAGACCCACCACCGGTAGTCACCCTTTTTAATACATTGGAGTTGGCTTCCCCCTTCCAATCAGATAAAGCCCCGTTTATCAAGGCAGTAACATTTGTCGGAAGGTTAGGAGTACCATTGTATGAACCCGACTCCGATTTTAGGTAACCGTAAACATCATCTCCATGTGCTTTGTTATAATTTGTAATGCCGGTCTGATCCGTATTATATTCACCCCAATAAAAAACGTAAGTGCTGTCCTTCCCAGACCCGGCTATTACGTAGCTTTCATTAGAGTCCTCGTTCTTCTCAATCATAAATCTCTTACCTTGAGCGTTAAGGACAACACCTATACAATCATTGGAAGGTTCGTCCGTTATGCTTCCATCAGGGCGGACGTAAAAAACACCAGGGCAAGTATAATTACACTGACATGGAGCGTCACTCTTCAACACCCCATACACCCGGTTGTCGCTGGTTAACCACCGTTTCCCGTCGCTCGTGATATAAGCTTGCCTACATCCCTCCTGATTCACCGTAAGCGTCTTCTTAACGCCTTTGGGGGTTGTTATCTCCAACTCAAGGGTACGGTCAAGGCCTTTGTTCATCACCGAGCCAAAGGAAACGGGGGCGTTACCGGTCCCGGACCCCGGGCTGACGGTCAGAGGCTGGTCCGTTACCTCGCCTACCCCGTCCTTCCAATTAACATTCAAATCACTCATAATTATATCCTTTAGTTATCTTCTACTCACAAAGATAATAAAACAAGAGAACCCCAACCGGCTTAAGTCGATCGGGGTCTGAGTAAGCGAAAAGAAACTGATTATCGTCCCATCATTCTCAATACGGTTCTAGCCGCAGCTTGCGCCCATGTCCAGCTGTCATTAGATGTTACGTTAACCGTCTGTTGAGTACCATTTACATCCAAGTTAATAGTCTCCTTGTCAAGCTCGATAGTAGAGTCTCCAGCGGCTTGCGTTACCGTCACGTTGGCTATCTGGCCACCAGCGGCAGTTACCTTCAATGTAGCTGTCAGTTCCTCGATCGTGACGTTGGCCGGTACGTCCGAGATCGTGATGCTCCAAACGAACTCGCCAGCGGCTCCGGGATCGTCGGCGATAACCGCTCCGTTAGCCGTAGTCTTTCCAGCCGCCGTGTAGTTAGCCGGGAGCTGTAACGTAAGCCCGTTCTCCTCAGCCGGCGTGACCGCGAACGTAAGCTTAGTACTGTTAGACTTACCGGTGATGGTAACATTACCGCCTGTCTTTTGTACGGAAGCGTTAGGGCTGTCTGATCTTACCACCTCAGCAGCCGCTGCCTGATTAACTACCAACGCCTTCTTAGCCCCGCCGTTCGTGGTGACCGTAAGGTTGATAGTGCGTTGAAGACGACCGGTGTGTTTCTCACCGGAGAAATTAACCGCCTGATCTCCTGATCCTGATACCGGGTCGACGGTTACGAAACCGAATTTTTGTGATGCCATACTTAAATATATTTACAAATGTCATTTTATTATGCCAAAAATAACTTGTATCATATCACAAGCCAAATATAGGGGGGGGTAGATACGACTAGCCCTGTACAACCTCAACATACAACCCTACTAAGTCCTTTAGATTATGACTAAGAGGAGTTCCGCTATCCCTAGTGCACTTATATACATCAGCGTTCTGGATGTAATATTTATCCTTGAATATCTCCATTGGAGGGAAATACGGGATAGGATCCCCTATGGTCCCGGCATGCTCCTTATCAATGACCTTGTATAAGGAAGCCGTATCCAATCCGGGTTCCCATTCCTTTGATAATGTATGTTGTTGAATAACCTCATAAAGGATATCCGTATCGTCCTTCACCACCCTGAGACAGAATCCGGCATCCACCGACAACCCGAACTCCGCCCCTTCTTGTCCCCATATAGGGAATAGAACCTTAACATCCAGTTTCTCATTAGGGGATAAAGATATAGTCTTGTTATTAACCACCATTCTGGAGAATCTGACAGCCACTTTCTGAGGATCGGAGACATCTTTCTCCTTTGCCTGTTGCCGGACATAAGTCATGGTGATATTTACCTTGTCTGGATAGCCGGACTGAGCGTCAATAGCCCTCACCTGCTCTACGGTAGTGGCTAAGCTTACTTCCCTCTGTTTGGCTCCTAACGCCGACATCAGATCATTATCATACTTATCCATCATCCCGATCAAGATCTTGCCTTCCGTCATATCAAACTTCAGACCCATGATCGTTATCTTACCAGCTATAGCCCCATCAGCCAAAGCGTTACGCCTATCATATTCAGGGATATAGATATTTTGGTCATCCAAGAAAAACTCATGAAGATTATTATTCTCATAAGTCCTGATCTCCTCATACTTAGCCGATTTCTCCTCATTAAGAAGCCTTGAGTCATCCAATTTAGCCTCGATAATCTCCTTAACCGTAGCTTTAGGATTAGCCTCCTTGAACGCCAATTGCTCCTCCCCAAGCTCTATCCATGGGGCGGGATTCCCGTTAATGTAATCATCATAACTATAGCCCTTGGCGTAATTATCATCAAGCGGATCGCCCTGAACTAATTGATTGGGATATATTTCCCTGTTTATATATACGTAGCTCATATCTTATATCATTAATCTTGTTCTTTAACGGCGATACTATACTTACCTGAAGCGTAACACCAGATATTTATCTCGAAAGGCTTGTTAGCCGTAGTGGTTATAGAAGTACCACTCATGCTTACATAAGCCCCGGAGTTGGGTATAGCCTGCGTGAAGGCCGCCGACGGGACGCACCTGATCATCAGCTCCTCCCCTATCTGCATCCCTGACTGCACGGATAGGGTGGTAGCGGCTGATAACGTAGCCGTGATACTTCTCTTGCTAATAGGCAGGTTAGCTAATGTCGTGACCGTATTAACCCCTATAAGCCTGTTCATGGTCTTCTTATCGGCGGCCGCCATCAAACCGTTAGTAGACTCATTGGCCACGGCGTATGTCGTGTTAGGAGGTGTAGCCCAAGTGCCATCTCCACGCATGAAACTGGATGTACTGCCATTAAGCTGTCTCAACAAGCCGTTAGCTGTAGTAGAGGCCAATCCGTATGTGGTATTGGTAGGTACGACCCACGTTCCATCGCCACGAAGAAAAGATGCCTGCTTGCCAGCGGCTGGGGCCGGTACCAATCCCGCAGCACCAGCCGCCGAGGCCGTAGCCGCCTTCATATTGGCGTAGGTAGTATTCGTATCCTTATAATAGGGGATACCACCGACAATAGGACAGGCGGTATAGCCGGAAGCGCTTGTCACGGTACTGCCGTTCTTGACCAACCCCGTGGACCCGTTAGCTCCTACAACACCATACGTTGTATTAGTATCCGTCCAAGGCACGTTGACATACATCTTACCACTACTATCCAGCTCTACCGGATAATTCTTACCATTCTCGGCATATCCGATCATCACCAATCCTAAGGTTGTGGTATTGGCCTTGGCGTATGTGGTATTTGTCGGAACCACCCATGTGCCATCGCCACGAAGGAAGGAGGCTTGCTTGCCGGCGGCCGGAGCGGGTACCAATCCCGCCGATCCTGCGGCTGAGGACGTTGCTCCTCCCATGTTACTATATGTGGTGTTAGGAGGAGTTTGCCATGTCCCATCACCACGAAGATACTTGGCTTGCGCTCCGGCGGCAGGTGCGGGGACCAAACCTGCCTTTCCCGCCGCTGAGGCAGAAGCGGCTCCCATATTGGTGTATGTCGTGTTGGTATCCGTCCACGGAACATTCACATACATCTTACCATTTCCGTCAAGAGCTACCGGATAATTCTTTCCGTTAGCTGAATACCCGATCTTAACAAGACCCAGATTATCGCTCGTAGCCTGTGAGTATGTAGTGTTATTGTCAGTCCAAGGGACATTGACGTACATCTTGCCATTAGCCAAGAGCACAGCGTAGTTCTTTCCATTAGAAGCATAGCCGATCTTAACCAATCCTAAGGTGTCGGCCGTGGCTTCATTATACGTTGTGTTATTATCCGTCCATGGAACGTTAACGTAAGCGTTGCCGGACGAATCCAGTTGCACCTTATAGTTCTTCCCAGAAGTCGTATATCCTACCTTAATACCGCCAAGAACGGTAGCGGAGGACGTGGGAGGGGTGAAGGTACTTGGTTTGCCCGTAACCCCGGACCACGGGACAGAAGAAGCCGAGCTAGCCGTGTACGGCTCATATCCATCCTCGCTGCTCAACTTAGACTCGTCTTTTATCAAATACATCTTGCCCGTAGACGTGACCTTTACCGTATCACCGCTTTGAGCCGTAGCTGTAGTGAGGGCAAATCTAGCCGTATCATCAGCTACCACGACCAATCTCTCCAAAGCCGCCTTAGGTAACCTATCTATGCTGATGGTTCCGGACGCGATCTTAGAGGCATCAAAATTGGCCAATGTCGTGGAGATAGTTACGTTGCTTCCGAAGTCCGATGAGACACTACCGGTAACAGCCCCTGACAGCGCTATGGTCCTAGCCGCCTGTAATTTCGTGGCGGTAGGGGCATTATCCGTCTTAAGGGCATATTTGGTAAGATCAATATCATTAGCCTTATCCAGAAGCTGCTCTATCTGCTTGCCATTGTATTTACCTTGAAAATCTTCCATATTACACTTATTTTTGCTCAAATATAACTATATACATAAACCCCAAGAAATCGATGGGGGGGGGGAGATACGGGTAAGCGTCAGAAACTGCCGTCCCCGTGCAGGAATCCGCTACGGAATATAATAGCCTTGTCTTTAAGTTTCTGGACAGACTCCCATTCCCATTCACCCTCACAAGGCTTAACGACATACTTATTCCCCCATGTCTTAAACTTCCTCTCTATAACAAACATCTCTGGGTCTTTTAAGACATGGAAGATACTTCCGACAGGGAAATACTTATCAGTTCTCAATATAACTCGATGATGTCTCTCGTCATATTCAGGATCGCCTACGATACGTGCCTTATAAAACTGGAAATCATTTAACGTCTGATCCACTGGCTCTATCCAATAATACCCCTTACCCATTGCAGTTTGTATTTAATTATCTATATTTGCGGTGTAGTAGTAACTCGCAAGGTTTTTAAGTTATTTTCGATCAAAGGGGAAGGGTGTCCGTGAGGATGCCTTTTTTCATTCCCGCCCACCCTTCCTATGAACAAAAGATCTACCTCGAACAAATGTAATCATAATAAAGCTACGGTCAAAAAGAAACCCTATCGGTATTCTATTGCCGACAGGGTTCTCCAACGTTGTATCAAACCTAAATCATATCACTCCATTTGATTGTGTCACCGACGAAGCACCGCACCGCCAGATACCTTACGAACGCCGTCCCTTCCGGGGCGTCAGGGTCTTCCAGATAAGCCAAGACAGCCTTGACTATTTTCTGGTCGCAATCCAATACCTTAGGAAAGTAGTCGCTATAGAACATAGCGAACAGGTATTGGATATCTCCCCAAGTGGCGTTATCAGGTTTCTTGGCCCCGCATTTATCGAACATCTGCTTAGCGTCCTCCATCGTCCATCTTCTCTTGGACCCGTCGGCGTTAAGCATCTTGTCAGCGGCTTCCCTAGCCAGCTCCTTGGAAAAGTGATATCCATGGGTGTCTATATACCGCTTATAATCCGGGTCATCGGCGTCTGCTCCTCAGTAGTAACGACTCCTGCGTCCCCTGCGCATATACGGCTCGGTACCATCGAACTCGTCACGGATGCCACGCTCACCGAACCATCCCCTGCGATACATCTCGTCCTCACGTTCATGGAGTCTCTCGCGTTTCTCAAGCTCACGCTCGTCACGTTCCAGCTCCCTCTCACGTCTTTCAAGATCACGCTCACGGCGTTCTAGCTCATCCATCCTACCGTCATGCTCCTTGCCATAATGGTCATATATTCCACCACCATAACCCATGTAAGTCCCATCCGAACGTCTGCTACGTCCACGGCCGCCTCTACGATCGTAGATCTCATCATCGTAGTCCTCATCGTGGCCGCCGCCTAAATCTATAACTCTCATCTTAACCTAATTTTTTAATTAACAACTCTTTTAGCTCATCGAAAGAGGATCCCATCCTATCGACTTTCTCCTCAAGATTCTTGATCTTCCGGTCTTGATCCTTAGTCTGCTTAAAAGCCGGATTGATTTCCTCAAGGATCGAATCACAAGCCTCTAGCGTCCTCCTATGCTTATCGATACTATCGAGAATATCGGAGCTGGTTCTCTTAGCGGCGTTAAGCTGGTTCATGATCGGATCGACCGAGCAGGCCAAAGTTATGTTATTGGACATAGCGACATCCCTGCTCTCCGGTACGACATAGGTCATGGAAGACCCGTTTATCTCCACGGTAAGGTCTATCACCCTATCCTGTAGTTGCTGATATTGCCCCATCTGACCCATCTGGGGTTGCTGGAACCTAGGCTCGGATACGTTGACCACATTCCCCATCCTGAATACCGGAACATCGGACGTATCCAGCGTATATACTTGAAATCCTTTCTTTAAGTCTCTAAACATATCTCGATTTTTAAGCGGGAGGGAATACCCTCCCATTAGACATCCAATCTAACCTATTCCTCATCAACAGTCGTCTCCGACGCCGAGGCGGAAGTTGTAGGCACACAGCAATCCATGAGCCTCAATACACCCCTTACCTTGTTGAAATAAACAAGGCGTTCGGTGTTGTTAACCATAGCCGCTCCGGTCACAGCCACGTTGATCGGATTCACCACAGCCACGCCGGTTACCGGGCAGCATGTGTCATCACCTACCGTGGATACGGTGCTGTTCGCTGGGACAGCTATCTGTACTGGCAATGTCTCGCCTGTCGTCGGAACCACCTGCCGGATTTTCAGCAGCAGAAGGCCCTCGCATGGCAAGGACAGCCATATCCTTGGGTTGATGCCGAAGACGGTGTTGGTAGTAGTCACTACCACGTTCTTCGTAACCAACTCATAAAGAGACCCTATTTTAGAAACACAAGCCATAATAGCCTCCTTCCTTTATAGAGTTAAATAGCGGCGTTTCCGTTGTTGCAGCATCCATTGTTGCACCCACATCCGCAATTACCTCCATAAAATGCCTGACCCCATCCATAAGTCTGGTAAGGAGAGCATGAAGGATAAGCCGGCACAGGGGTAGGTCTCAACTGGTTGATCAAATTCTGAGTCTGTTGCTGAGTCAATGCAGAAGCTTGATAAGCTGACCTTTCATCACGCAACTGATTGATCGTATTCTGCATCTCACGCATTTCCAATTGACAGAATTTATCATTAATCAGGGTTGTTTGAGCATCAATCTTAGCGCTCAAGATATTGAACTGACTCGTGGCTTGCTCACGATTGTTCGTCAATCCTTGATTAATAGTGTTTTGTAACGTGTTAGTCTGATTCAATGTCTCAAGACGATTCTCATAACCTTGATTGTTGATCATCTGCTGAGTCTGGCAAGTGCTTTGGTTGATCAACGAACTCAAATTGCAGCAGCAAGAGCTAATTTGATTACCGATCTCACAGCCTTGTTGTTGTACGGCGTTAATAACAGCCTGAGAAGTCATACCTACCTGACCAGCTACCTTATCGATAGCGCCTTGTACGTTACAGATAGCGCTTTGCAATTGAGTGGTAGTACAGTTCAAGGCGTTAGCGATCTGATCGATAGCGCTTCTATTACCTTGGATGGCCTGCATCAGTAACTCACGACCATAGTCGTTATTCAATTGAGCGGGAAGACCATTAGCGCAACACTCATTACCATTGCCAAAACCATTGCCAAAGCCACGGCCGCCCCATAACCAGAACAGGACGATGATCCACAACCACCAACCGTTAGCCCCGCCGAAACCGTCTTGGTTGTTACGACCGTTCATCAAGGCCGCTACCAAGTTCGGATCCATCTTGTTCCCGCCTATTAAGTTGGCGAACATACCCGGAATCATAGATAATAAACCGTTAGCGGCGCTACCGCTCCCGGAACCCATGCCGTCTAGCAGCACGATTTTGTCTCCACTTGTACCCATGTCTATTTATTTTTGAATTAATAATAACCCCACCTGATGGCGGGCGTTACAAAGTTCAAAAATTAATAGCCCTAGGATCGTGATATATGTCACCATCAAGGCACGTCATGTCTTGTAAATGGGATTAATAATAACTGATATGAAACAAAAATCCGGAACGTATCACTACGGCCCGGATTCATGCAAATCTATAAATTCAATGTTTCAATGCTCGAAAGAAAACGTCTCACGACGTCAAAGAGAGATTAGCCACACGAAAAATCTCGCATCAACTTATTTGTATTAGCAGTGTATTCATTAACTATCTTACTGGATGAGGGATTATCCTCTATCCTTGACAGGCGGTTATCGTCACTCCTTACCGTAACGTCACCCATCCTTCGTACCATGCTTTCTTGATATGATGATGGATCGGAGTATATAAGATCATCAACGAACCTGTATATCGCACCATCAACCGTCTCACCTACCTTCTCATATAAGCCGGATTGGAATGACACGAAATCATCATACCTCCCACGAGCCAAGAACGAACCGTCCGGTCTCACCTCGACGCCGCCGTTGACCTCCCGGAGCAGGCCCGGATTCCTTTGGTACAGATACCTGTAAAACCCGGCATCCATCATCCTATCCTGACTATCCAGATAGAAAAGGTTTCTCATGCTACTATCACCGGACTCGATAGCCACGTCAAACAGAAGATCCCTTACCTGACCTTCCGGCAACGACATCTCCATGCTTTTTAACGTACCTCTATCATGGTGGTTCAAAGATACATTATAAAATCCATTAAAATCAAGGAAACGTAAGACATTATTATACAAATACGATTTTTTTAACCTTTCCTTGATCTGGATTTTCCTCAACGATGTACAGGATTTGATAAAATCCCGATCCTTCCCCTGTCTAGCCTCGTATCTCCTGAACTCCCGATCAATATCGACATCATCCATCTTAGGGGTTACGGGATGCTGGTATATCAATCTGGTAAGGATCATGTTCTCGGTATTCGAGGATGAGATGTTGGACATAACCAGCTTTTTTATATTATCCTTGACCACGCCAATATCGGAACGGGAAGCCCCGGCGGGGACCACGCCAGCCGGCAAGTACGAGGGCCGCTCTATCCCGATATTGGCCAACATCTCATAGGCCTGATCGGTGTCGGTTATCGGGGCCGTGTTATGGTACGTATTCCTACTAATATACAACATGCTCCTATCATACATATCGGAAGGGGATGTATTCCCGGACCTTACATACACCATCCTATCCCCAGTAGAATAAGTATCCTGAACCTCGTATATCGGATTCCCTTTTCCTGTTATCCTATCAAGATCGGAGATAAAGCTATCGTATACCGAATTGCCGGCCTGTATGGAAGACAACATGACGTCCAGCGACGCCATAAGATCACGGATATCCTCAGGTCTGGATATAACCATCTCATCGCTGATCGCCTCGCTTATATCCACACCCATGTCGGCAAGATCCATGGCTATGTCATGCAGACGTCCGGCAACGTCCTTGATGTCCTTAAAATCATCCATATCGATTATCTCCCCAACCTTACCCCTTAGGGCTTTCATGTCCTTAGGCGTACTGATATACGGTATGGTGCTATTGGAGTATGAGTCGGTAATCGTATTCCCTTCCTGATCCCTAACCTCCATACGGGTCATATTACGATACGTGTCATACATCCGATCGGCGTAATCCTGATCCTCCTGATACCGGAGCGCCAAGGAAGGGTAGGGGATGGAGGCGAAAGCCTGATCGAACTCCCGGCGGTCGCTGATGCCGCCTACCGCCCTCATGATCGTATCCCTTACCTCCATTGGATTCAAGACCCTTCTCTTCCCTAACGAGTCATATGTATCCTCATATACCATATAATCATCACCAAGACCTGACTCGGAGGATAGGAAATACATATCCTTCTCATTAAGATCCCCGTCAGACATAAAATCGACGACCCTCCTCATCATGTCCCTTACCCGCTCATACGCCGATCGGTTGGTCATGATATTATCAATCTCATCAGCGTCATACATCCCGGATCGCTCAAGATTGTACCTATTAAGGAATATATCACCACCGGAGAGGAAATTGGATACGATCATATCATTAAGATCATTGATATTATCAGCACCCAAGGAAGTAAGGGTATTATTGATATCCTTAACCTCATCGGCCATGAAATTGCCGGCGACATAGTTCTTCCGCTTGATAAAGGACATGACATCATCATACCTAGGTTCCCCATTACTATCCAGATCATATTCTGATGGCATGGACATCCAATCGCCAAAAAAAGACACGAAGTCGGGGGAGTAGGCCGTACCCCAGACCGATAAGGCCTGCTTCTGGTCGCCCAGCACCTCCATCGCCCTTTGGTATAACCCGGATGGTTGGTCGTTCGGGGCAAGGACATTATCTACCCTACCCTCCTTATTTTTTATAACATAACAAGATCGTCCCATTACTAAATCGTTTTGACACAAAGATAGAAAATCCCGTCTACTCTCACGAGCGGACGGGACACCAAAATAACAACATAATAACAAACCTTATGTTTCTCCGAAAAGTGCAAATCTTTTTGCCGATCCTCACGGACAGGAAAAAACTCAATCCTAAATTATAAAAAATGGAGTTTATCGTTTAGCGAAAATATCTTTATCTGATCTACTCAGAACCCTGCCTTTCAATTCCAAGAACCTAGGCATCCATTCTTTAGATATCTTAGACACAATCCACTGAAATCCCTTAGGAGTTACATAGACAGTATTAGTGCCGTAGAACTCGTCATCATTACGATATCTGTAACGAGCATAACCGCTGTCTATCATCCTTTGGGAAAGCAACCACCTCTTACCGGTCTTAGCGAAGAACTTCTTATCCTCAAGCAATATTCGAAGATTCTTCTCCGCTATATCATATCCATGAGCCTCTAGCTTTTCCCGAACCTCTCTGATCAACATATCTGTCTCTTGGGCTATTTCGGCTGTCTTAGCAAACTCAACCATAGGAGCCTGTTCTTTAATGATATTATCGGATATCCTTTTGGCTTCCTCTGCCGCTTTCTTCGCCTCAGCTAACGCACGCTTCTCCTTTTCCGATTTAAGCAAAGCCTCTAATGCCTCTATATAATCAGATGGAAGTTCATTCTTTGATGGCATATTGTTAGATGGCATAGAATAGGAACCTGTTTTCCTAATAAAAGGGAGAACCTCCGATGTTACCCATCTTTTGAATTTCTTAGCAAACTCCTTCTTAGATGACATAATTAAAGTATACATACCAGACTCATTAATAATCTTTATCTGGCTAACATATTGATTGTGAATAGGGGTGGAATCGTAGGCCTCCCTATCTTCTGACAATCTCAGCATTTTACAATCCTCGTCATCTACCAACCTTCTTACAGCATCCCTAGGATCTGCATACCCTAAACATTTAGCTACATCATTACCGACAAACCATGGTTCATGTTTCTCATCCAACAATACTCTCACATCCCCAAAATCAGGATTCTCAAATAATTTTAAATTATCATCCATAATATAAAACAACGAGAGCCACCAGCGTCCGTTACCCCACTGATAGCTCTCATTTATCGCCTACGCCTAAGCGATATTAATATCTTCTTCTGGTCTAGCAACGGATAGACACCGCAAATATAGACACTTATTTTAAAACAACAAACAAATAGGATATATTTTTACAAAAATTGTAATCTATAATATTCCATCACCATACAAAGCGATTATATCTGGTCTCTATCATCATCACCACCTTCTTGATATCAGATAAAGTTAGTTTCTTTATCTCCATATTCCTACTATCCATTCTGACAAAAGAGTTCTTGAACTCCTGCTCGGTTATAGCATCCAACCTAAATAGATTGTATTTTATAAGTAACTGGGTTACGTCAAATATCAGGATATTAAGATCAATATCATCCTTCAACTCATTAAGAAGATCACGCATCATTTCCTTAATGGCGTCAGTGTCAAGTTCCAGCTTCTCGGCCTCCTTCATCAGCTTCTTGATGATACCATTGTACTCGATTATGATATTAGCGTTATCGTCATCGGTAGGTAGAAGTACATCCATCGTACATTTTATACCAACCTTATCACTAAGCCTTTTGTTGAACTCAGTCATATAATCAAAAGCCTGATCCCTGCTTAAAGCGTATGAATGATCAAGCAACTGCTTTTGTCTGTTATTGACAAAATAATGACTGGTATATAACATCATCAAGACCTTAACTCGCTGGATGCGTAGGTCTTGCATAATTTTCCGGTGTAAAAAAGCGTCTAGTTGCATCTACTAAAAAAAGTCCCCACCGGGGCCATCACACACCCGACAGGGACTAACTTTTAAATATCTTACTCGTCAGGTGATGGACTGACTCCGCAAAGATAAGTCAAGATATTTTATCTAGCAAGGATTTTCTGCCTCATTTTCTCCGGATACTACGTTACCGTCGGAAACCAAAGATTTGTCCTCGGCCGCCTTCGTAGGCGAGGCGAACTCCGATGGCAGATCCGGCAGGTTAGGGAACGAGACTTCCGTCTCCTCCTTGGATACCTTGTTCTCCTTGATACTCATTCTAAACTTAGGAGCTATGAAAGGATCGTTGTTAAGATCGATGTTGATCGTAACGTCATTCATCAAAATATCCTCCTTAGTTCTGGAATCACCTATCCATCCTCTTACGTCAGCGGTCGTAGGCATCCTGCTAGCCGCTTCCTTGACAGCTTTAAGCCGGTTCTTGATAACATTTACGTCTCCCGCCAGCGGAATCATATATGTCTTATTATCCAACCCAGATCTGGCTATAGCGTTATTAAGATCCATTATATCATTGATGCTTACGCCTCCGCCTAGACCCTCCATAATCCTATCAGCCATCGATCCGATCATGGATGAGAATGACGATATATCCTGATTTTTCAATCTTACGGGGTACAGGTAATTTCTTCCATTCCCTGTCTTTATAGCCACGACCGGGATACGTGAATTTTTATAATCACCATACTTGTCCCTGACGATAGCCGTACAGAACGGGAATATATTATACTTAATATCATCCCTCATCGTAACCTCCCCGTTCTCTATATATCCTACGCTCTCGACCTTACCAACCGTCTCGTTGGTAAAATCATTCTCAGATACCATCAACGTACCATTATCATCGCTTACGCTAAAATTAGGTCTTCCCGGCAAAACACTAGTGACTTTACCTACAAACGGTATATCAATCTCACCAGTAACAGATCCTATATTATCCCTATATAACTCAAAAGCCCTACTCCTTAAATCAGCGTTACTTCCTTTTGAGTCTGGGTCATTGGCTTTCAGTACCGAGACGAAATTGCCGTCGCTATCCACGATCTTAATAACCATATTATCAACCAGCTCTCGGTAAGCCGACTTAGTCTCATCAGAATTAGGATCAACGGCGTTAAGGCTATTGTATTTATCATACAATCCCTTGGTGTAAGGATCTGACATATCCATTTTGAACCTTACCATATTATCCTTGCGGAGGCTGGCCGTTGCTTCCTGATTCACCGACTCGTTGTTAGATCCAAACGTATCACCCGTATAATAAGGGACAATAGATCCATCCTGCCCCTTGCGATACACCATAAACCAGATGGAGGTCGACAAGGCGGTTTGCCGCCCCAATATGACACCGGTAGCGTTCTCGAAAGCCTGAGCGTCATCCTCGCTAATCATCCATCTTGAGTGGTTATCTGACTCTATAACAGTAAATATGTCGGTTCCGTTGGTGAAATCCATCACCCTTCCATTATCAGTATCAGTGGCATCAGATCTTTTAAGCCCAAGACTGTCCATAAACCTGTCAAGTCTCATTCCGCCAACTTCATAATACATAACCCCACCGATCTCTCTCTTCTGAGCCATCAACACCACCGGATTCTGGGCGGCGTTAACTTCCGTCCTGCCGGTGGATGTCCCGGGTTCGCTCTCTGTGAGGACATCACCCATAGGTATGGATTTATCGTAATCCTTGACAGCTATACTTCCGTTATCATACAACCTCATCCATTCCACGAATTGAAGAAGAGGCCCATCGGAATAATTATTGATAATATCAATAGCCTCATTAAGCTTATCCTGATCAATCTCATTGCCATTGTCAGCCTCATTCATAAGATCATTATAAGTCTTTATAGCTTCTTTGATCTGATCCTGATCAAGACCATTGATATTCATATCTACAATATCATCAACAGCGTCCTTGATATTATCATAAATATTATCATGGATCTTCAATCTATCTATTATCGATCTAGCCTTATTGATCCTTGAAATAGGATTATCCCCAAACCCGTTAACTAAACTATCGACACGAGGCTTGTTATTATCATATATCTGTCTCTCCCTAGGAGATAAGACATCCTCATTACCGTTCCATATCTTTATAGCTATATTATTGATTCTATCGTCAGAAGGATTTATGATATCCTCATCATCAGGAACCCTCTCGACTATACTACCTTCATCGGTCTTAATCTCGTTCTCCATAGATCTGGCTATCATATGATTATATGTCTTGAACATAAATGCCTCATCCTCCCCTATAAGACCATCTTGGTAAGCCTTGTCTATAGCTTGGTCGTTGGCGTAAAGATCATTGGCATCAGGATTATCAGTATTCCTGAAATCATACTTGCTATCATCCTCCTCATAAGTCTTACCCCATACGTTCGATAATATCTTCATGAACCCGCGCTCCTGCGCCCGGATGAATCTTCTGTCACGCATACGACGAAGAGACTCGTTTATATTCTTATAAGCCACAAGATTATGACGATACTCACTAAGCAATGCCATAGCCTCCTTATAATTATCAACCCCACGGATAGATACGACGTTCTCAAAATCAGCTATAGTATCATAAGCCGCCATAAGATCAGCGGCACTGATCCTTGAATCATTTCTATTTAAGAACAACTTAGATATATCAGCCTCTGAGTTAATTAACGTAGTTAATTTCCTCTCCAATGCGATCCTATCCTCTGTTAATTTAAGAAGCCTATCATTCTCCTTGACCAACTTAGCCTTATCAGATTCAAGAGCGTCCTTCGACGCGACACTTTGTTGAAGCCTCAAGATATTCTTCTCCATCCTCTGTATATCATCCGTAAGCTTCCTTAATTCTTCAAGATCCCTGCTCGAATCAGGATTAAGACGAGAATATATATCAAGAGCGGGACCTATATCCGTATTGTATATCCTTCTTAACTGATTGGCAATATCGTTCAAATTATCCTTCGCCTCAAGGCCATTATAAGCCATATTGGAGATATAGGCGTTAAAAGACCTGTTCGGGATACCCTCAGTAAGTGAGTCGGCGAATCTGTTGGCCATGGTAAAATTATCCACCTTCTTATTAAACTCGTTGACAAGATCGGCTTTATACTCATTAACCTGCTCATCCGTCATATTCATATCGGACGCTATATCGCTATTAGGTATAGATTCGACTACCGTCCTGAAATTCTCCTTCGTATCATCCAGCATCCCCATCTCCGAATCATAACGAAGACGATTGAATACGGCGTCACTAAAATCCTTATTTATGATCCTACCATCACTCTCGTACGATGTGTCTACACCAGATAATTGAGCGTTAAGAGCCATACTGCCACGAATAGCACGGATAGCGGCGGTAGTCAAGGCGCCGGCATTGGCGTTGTAGGCATCCACCATCCCCTTGTTCCTGGACATGTCTTGGCTCCATTCCTTTATACCTCCAAAGGTCTTTCCACCCATAACCGATCCGATAATCATACCGATGCCGATCTCCTTCCAGCCTTGACTAGACCCGTATGTTTCCTTGAACCCGTTCTTTATAGCCTCCATATAACCTATGTTCTGACGGATAGCCATAGGATTGTATCTTGATTCTACCCAATCCTCGGCGGACTTGCTAGCCACTCCCTGAAGACCTTCCTCATAAAGACCTTCTGACACTGGACGCTTGATAATATTGAACGTATTCCCGGCTATTTTCTGCCATTTCTTTGGCGTTATGGTTCTTAACATACCGTTATCCATCCTCTCAGCCCCTACGCCAAATATATTGCGTTTTATAAACTTATCCACGCCAAGATCCATGCCGAACATATCACCGAACATAGCTATATTGGATAATGACAATATGCCGACGTTGGCGGCGAATACAGCATTAGCGGCATTGGCATTATCAGCCCTGAACTTCATAAGCTCCTCATATGGGACTTCCCTTCCATAAGCGTTACGGTAAGACTGCCTGAAATTCTCCTCAGCCTCCATCAGCATACTTCTGGCCTCGACAGATGCCTCCCATGCGGTGGACGTGCCAAGGAAGGCGGCGGTGTCCAGTCCCTTGCCTACCCTCTGTCCTATACGGGCGGCCCTGAGGTAAGCGCCGAACGCTTTCTTGGTATCCGAAGCCGCCTTGCCTATCCTAGCCAATGCCACGCCTGCCCTAGCTCCCGTACGAGCTAAGTTCATCAATCCAGCGCCGGAATATACGGCTGATGATAACATGGCTCCAACAGTAAAAGCAAGACCGGATAAAAAATCGTTAGACCAGAAATTAGCCGTAGTCATGCTTTGAAGGAAATTCATATCCCGCTCCTCACGATTGTAATAATGAGCAAGACCGTAATCCATCTTCTTGTCCTGATCATCCAACCATCTCGTGAAATCGTTATCAAAAACAGCGTTAAAATTACCTCTGGATACACCGGCGTAAATACCATAAAAAGGCTGGATAACGCCGCCTAATCCGTATAGGGCAGTCTTACCTACAAATTTTCCCAAACCTCTCATCCATTTTTCAGTCCTACCTTGACTCCTAGATAAACGTGTGTCATTATCTACACCAGGGATATAAGACTCGTATTTAGGTATCCAAGTACCGCTACTAAGTCGATACCTTGAATCCTCCAACGATATCTCCGGACCAGTAAGATTAAACCTGCCCTTATAGCTTTGATCAGAAGCCATATATCCTAATGGGGACATATGTTTCATATCATCATAATAATTTGTCTTAACAGTATTCTTGATCCTCTCCGACAATGACGGTATCTGGGACTTTGATCTCTCGGAAGCGGAATACGGATCCAATACCGGAGGCAGGTCACGATCCGGTATATCATAGGGATCCGTACCAATAGCCTTTATATTATCTACGTTTATGGTAGGATATCTGTACTTCTCGGCAAGATCCTTTCCGTTAGAGGTATTATTATAGATTTCCATTGTTTCCATTATTTCCACTATTTCCGTTATTCCTGTTTCTTATCTCCTGATCAATCATATCAGCTATGGGCGAGATGAAGCTCTCGAAATCATCAGTAGTAGATCTTCCCTCGCTCCTCCAATACACCTCATTCTCCTTGCTAAGTATCTGTTGCCATGCCATGACCAAATAATACTGCGGGCAGAAGTCGATCTTCCTTGCTACCTCATCAGCATAGTTAACGCCATCCAGATCAATTGAATACAACGGGGTATTACCCTCTCTAGCCCCTCCTTTGCTATATATATCAACATTTATCCCAGAAGAACCATTATTATACTTATATCCGGAAGCCCTTAACTCGTACATAGAAGCGTTATCGAACAACACGTCAGTAGCGATCATCATCTGATTCTTCCTGATATTACCGTCATTTATATTCGTAAACATATCTATATAAGGCATTACCGTGTCCTTGGCCCCGCTAGCGTAAGCGAATGGAGCTACCAACAATGACTTAGCCATCTTCCCATAAGCGTTGTTGCTTGAGCTGGCGAAAGATATGGGTACGACACCGGAATCATAGGTCTCGGACGGGATGCTTACATCCTCTTTGTAGAAAGTAAGTCCATTCGCAGCCAGATCAGCCTCGCTTACCTCAACAACAGATCGACCATCACCTCCATTATTGCCAATGATCTGATAATTACCATCACCTATAGGGGATATGGTAAACGTTATCTTCGTATTGGCATTATCCTCATCCTTGGGGATAAAACCGCCACCACGGGTAAACAGGTCACTAATCTTTATATAATCATACTCGGCTTGGCTTTTAGACGGATAATCGCCGGAGAAGATATACTCACGCTCGGCGTACTCATGACGATATTGTCTCAAGTAATCCTCGCCGGCTCGCTTGGCGTCATCAGCCAACCTTCCCAGATCGCCACGACTCCATTTGTGCCTAAACACATCGTATTGTTCTTTCTGCATTTCGTCATACATGGCCTTAGCTACGGCCACATTCCTTTTATTGCCATCAGACAGCCCATCAGTCAGCACCTTTATCATATTACCGTCATCAGAAACATCCATAGGAATAAGAGATAATAAATTAATATCATCCAATGTCAATGACGTACCCATCAAATCATTTATCCTATTCACCAATACAGCCGCCTCTCCAGAATTGACATCCCCTAAAACAATAGGGTTATGGACACCAGGAGTGGCTGCATGAATAAGATCGGTCATTTTAACACTATTACTAAGAATAGAGCTATATGCCGATAATTTAGCCCAATCATTTAATGTTATGTCATTTATCCCATCTATATCAAAAACCTTATCACCATTGCTGTTGATATCTTCAAGATTAAATGTCCCAAATCCGTAACTAACATCTATGCCTGATCCATCAAAAGATTTAGCCTCTTTCTCGACTATAGCGTCAACGCCATCCAAAACAGCGTTCTCCGCCTTATTAAATCCATCATTGATCTTATTATACTTCACTCTTTGGGTATTTAACCCAAGAAGCTTCAGGTAACTATCCTGACCATTGTAATCAAGTAGCTCATTCCTTGACCCTCCATTAGCCTTGAAATAAGCCATGATAACCTGATCGTTATCCATATCCTTGACCACGTTACTATTCTCAGGATCAGACGCCCATGCGTCGATCTTCCTTCTAGCGTCATCTGACAGTGACTTAACAAAATTACTCATGCCGGTAGTTACCGCCCTCTCATTGGCTATAAACCCGTTCATGAACTCATCGCTTATATTCACATTTTCAAGATTGGCGCTCTTAGTAACCACGGTAGGACCGGTCGTGTCATCACCTCCGTCACCCCCATTCTCCGACTTACCCAATTTGCTAGCTCTCATCAACGCTGCTTTCTCCATGGCTAGATTATGCCTTTTTGTCTCATTGAACTTAGCTCTCTCCATCATCTGTTGATTGGCCTTGAAATAATAATCATCAACACCCAACGTCTCGTATGAGTTATTATAAGACCATCTCAGTCCAACGCCACGAAGGAACTGCTGTCGTACCATGAACATGCCGGCTCGCTCCGGGCTGTAGTTGCTACCGATAACGCCCTCGGCCTCCTCCACGAAATCATTTCTCTGCTTGATAATATCCGCCAGCTCCGACTCCAACTTAGCCCTCTTGACCTTGTCATTGCCAACGCCCTTTAGCTTGGCTCGTATGGATTCTTCCTTGACACTGAAATCATCAATATACCCTTTAAGGAAATCTGAGGTGCTTTGAACATTAAATAAGTCAGGATTCGTTCTAGCCATATATCTTCCCTCTAATTGCATCTGAGCCTTACCGTTCTCAGATATAGAAGCCATGGCTATATCCCTGACCTGAGCGTAACTCATCTCATCTATATACATCTCACGCATCTCGCCCGTCCTGTTACCATTGGCATCAGTCACCGGTACATTGACTTTCTTCCCCTTGTTAAGGGAGATGAAATTCTTCATCTTCTCATCAATCTCAGCATGATAATCCGTATAAGGGGTATAATGTATAGGATTAAGACGTGTCCCTACCTGACCGTCATTCATCCAAGCCACGGCATCCGCAAAAGCCTCAGCCTCGTTTATAGGACTATACATCTTGGGATTGTTCAGCTTCATATCCTCCATCTTCTCGCTAAAAGCCCGGATCTCCCTAGTACCGGCAATAGCATTCAACACACGGGTATCCAGAGCTTCTCCAAGACGAGCCTGTATACTTCTGGCTATACCATCAGAAGCCAGATTAGATTTACGATACACGTTATTCACGTCCTGTATCAATCCATTTAACCTATTCTGAAGATATTCCCTATCCTGAGGTTTTATAATGTCAGAATTGATAATATAATCAGCATACTCGTTTATAGCCTGCCGATTGGTATCTATCTTCTGCTGCATGTATCCCATACCCTGCATCATGACATCCATGTTGTAAGGTGATACGTACTTGCCGTAATTCCTTAATATACTATATTGTGAAGCCATCCTTTATCCTTTCTTGCCTTTAGTTACTTCCTGAGCGGGATATAATATTCTATAACTCAATATATCTCCTTGAGGATCAACGATCAGCTGCCCATTAGGACCGATCTTTACATCCCCGAATATAGATCTTAATGTATTCATGGTCGTAGCCGTATTCCACTTCTGCTGAATCTCATCATTGACGCTATCGAAATACCTAGCCCAGTTCTCGTCATTTATAGCCAATCCTTGTAGTATCCGTTGCTGGTAAGCTTGGCGTTGAGCTATATTCTTATCATAAGTATTAGCCCATGACTGAGCATTGACATTATCAGCCCAAGTCCTTTGAGCCACATTTCCTTGTTCTACCTCATTTATATACTTACCTATATTGGAACTCATGATAGCCTGTAAATTGGAAGATAAAGCCCCTCTCTGGGAATCCGGGACATTACCCATCTGATCCAATTGTGATTGGAAAGCACGATTAGCCTCAACCATATACTGATCAGCCGATCTCAACACCGGGTCCACGGTAGGAGCGTAATGTCTTTCTAGACCTTCCGTTGTCACGGCTCCCGGAGTCATCCTGAACACCTCAGGAAAGTCAAGACCGCCACCCACTATATTCCTGCCTCCATTGCCGCTGTTCGACTTACCGGCATTTGTATTGGTCTTAGGGAGTGTATTGGGATCAATCAGCTCAGGCATATCCAGTTTAACATCAGGTTCCTCCACATCACCTATATCCATAGGACCGGGAGCCGCCTTATGAGGATCAAGTATAAAATCAAGACCTTCCATTCCTTTCATGGATCTCAATGCCTGCATCTTAAGCATATCCTCGCCAAGTATCTTATTAACGACATCCTTGTTCTTGTCAGAGAATAGTTGGCTAAAATGGGTGATACCAGCATCGTTAAGAGCCTTATGCTGTTCCTCTGTAACAACGTCTAGACCGATCATAGGGCGAGATGTGGTAAACAAACCTAATTTATTGTCTCTCATCCTATCATGATATGCGGCTTTCTTGTCTTCCGGGTAATTACCTTGACTATCCTCACCGCCAAAGGAAACGAGCGTCGTGTAATCCCGAAGCGCCTCGGCGTTGGCGATGATCGGGTTCTCAGCCGTAGCCAAGCCCATCCAGCTACTTGTCTGACCGTAGATAGCGTCTTGCAACGCCCTAGTCCTAGCGCCCTCTGAAGCTCCCATATAAGCATCGTAAGCGACCGGATTGAATGTCTTATAATAATTCAACCTCTCATCCGTATTAATACCTCCATAAGAGCCATCAGTTCCTTGGCGTTGATAACCGAAATAGTTAGGATCATTGTTGAACCTATTCTCGATCGGGCGGAAAGTTAATTTACGACCGAACAAAGACGTGCCTCCTATCTCCATCTTCTGACGAATACCAGCCACTTTCTTAAGCAGCTCTTTCTTAGCCTCAGCTATATCCTCCTCCGTAAGACCGTATTCTTTCATGGATCTGGATATGATATTATCTATCTCACCACCCTTAGCGAAATACGTATCCTCATCCTTCTTCATCTTCCGGTCTTCCTGCTCTTTGTATATGACATTAGCGAAGTCCGTAAATCTTCCCTCTAATCCATTAACGATATCGTTGCTATCATTTATAGCCTTGGATAATACGGAGGCGTTCAAACGCCTTGTATTCTCATCGTCTATCTTATTATTTTTCTCCAGCTTCTCCAATGCCTTTTTCTGATCATCGTAAGCCGATTTAAGACCGATCTTAGCCTTATACCTGTCCATTAACGTAGCATACGTATCCTTAGGCGTGGCTTTGATCCCATACGTATCTCTGATGTATTTAGCGAAATCCGGCTCTATGGTTGTGTCGTCGGTAATAACCTTCGTTCCCTGCTCCAAGGAAACGGGGGTTCCACCATCGGCGTGCTTCTGCCCCATAGCCTCCATCGGCGCCTCTCCGGGCTGCGTCACGTACTCACCCTTCTCGACCTCCACGTTGGCTTGATCTTCCATCGACTTAGGTAACGGATACAGGTACTCACCGGTAAGGCTTCCGCTATCGAACCTATTATTAGGTCCTAGATAAACATCCCCACCATCCTTGTACTGCATCTGGGATTGCCTTCTTTGTCTGGCCTCACGCTCCTGAGCCAACCTGATATTGGTACGAGTACCTTTCTCAGACGCTATCCCAGAAACCACGTTACGAGCCAATCCCATGATACCACTAATTCCTGAGGCTATGGTGGTTATCGTATTAGCTGTTTTAGCCCCAGTGGATAAATCACCATATCCCTCGCTTCTCATACGCCCTATACCACGACCCATCTGAGTGAATCTAGACCCTATATCATCAGCGCCATAGTAGGGGATGGTGGTAAAATCAAAAACATCCGTCTCGCCTGAACCGGTCTTAGACTTATCAACATCGTTAACAGTTATGTTATTAAGCGTAATACCATTGTCCTGATAATTCTCAGCTATACGCTGTAAACTACCCTTGAAGCTAGCCGGAAACACATTATCCTGATCAAAAGCATTAGCGTATTTAGTCCTCAACTGATCTGGAGTATCCAAAGAATATATCCCTAGCGGATTGACCGGCGCGGGTAATCCTTGGTTGGTATTCACCAAAGGTTCTATACCTAACCCTTGTATACCGTCCATATTACCAAGCATATACGACCCGACTTCCCCGGCCTCTTGATATTTAGGTATCTTCCTCTTGATTACGTATTTGCTCATGTCTAATTAATTTCGTTCTGACACAAAGATAATTTAAAAAAACAGAGACTCATCATTTCACAACGATGAGTCTCTCAGCAAATGCTATTATTATGTACAGAATTAAATTCTTTTTATGAATAATGATCCTATAGCCTTAACCAAATCATAGAAACCAGCAGAACTGAGACCTACAGCCACTCCATATAATAGAGCCTCCCACCATTCACTCCCTATAAGCAATGGAGACACCTTTAGTAGCCACGCTAATATACAAACCAGCATACCTATGACTACGGCGGATAGGACTTTAGCCCACTTATGGGTGTCAATATACGGCACTACCTTGGCTAGTTGGGTAGCTGACATCGTGACAAAAGCCATGATGCCGGTAAAGGTAGTTAGATCAATGGTGATAGTCCCTTCTGATGGGATTACCTCTTGCGCCATCAAAGCGAACGGCGTCAATAACATAGCAAATAAAAATAACAATCTTTTCATATCTAAAACGTTTAATTACTTCGCAAATATAACACTAAACTGATTAGATATATAAATATTTATTGGAATATAGATATACGACAATATCCAGAGCCTATATGTCCCTTTCCTAAATCATATAATCCACCCAAAGGATTAGGCATTTTTTCTAATTCCCCTTTCACATCTGTCCATACGAACCCGTTCCCATCTATCATCTTAGTGTTAGTAAATACATATTTATCATATTTCACGCATCCCGGATGACCGGATATATACGAGGACCCTCCACCACCAGCTTGAATAGCGTTCGACGATATCCCGCCGCTTGGTCCTCCATAAAAGCCTCCTCCTCCACCAGAGGAATACGAAACGCCATCAAAGCCACATCCTCCTCCCACTCCTAATAGACCTCTATTTCCGTTAGTTAAATTATTGTCGGAGTTAGATCCTACCGCTACTTGGGATGCAGGAGTTCCCTTGGCATAGCCCCCCAGATACGCCTTCAACCCTCCCGCTGATCCTCCATGCCCAATAAAATAATACTCACATCCTCCACCGCCTCCCCCGGCTACCATAATACGGGTCTTTAAAGAATCTACGTTTAGAGGATCGCTATTGTTGGACAACCTCAAATCTGTAGCTCCGCCCCGGCTCCCTCATAGATATACCTTCCAGCGCTCTCATTAGTCATTGAATGCCCTGAACCTCCTCCATTATAATTATATTTTACAACATTACTCGTCTGCTTAAGTCCACCATTTCCACAATACACATAAATGATATCACCACCAACTAACTTGATAAATCCAGCCACATATCCACCATACCCAGGGTCATTAGATCTGGTAAACCTATCTTCGCTATCATTGTAACCATAATTACCTTGACCACCCCAGCACTCAACATAATAATACGCCGACTTTGGAGCTACAAATGTATGGTAATTATTACTATTATAAGTGTATGTATACAATACATCCAAGCTTTTGGGACCTATCATTACACGTCTTCTCATAACATACCTCCCCTTAGATATTTTACTAACAATGCTATAACCATCCTCCTATCATCAGCCATAGCATCTACCCATCTATTCTCCCATCCTAAACTACTAGAGAGGGGGGGGGGTAAAACAAGTCCCCTTAAATAACATATCAAATAAAAACAACAACTTATTCATAACAAATTATTTATCATTAAAATACTAACTATTATTTCTGCTCACACCTTTTATGTTAAGGCTTAACCCCGGTATCATATTAAGAACCAACTGCCTTTTTGCCTGTTCCCTACGCATACGCTCGGCCTCCGCTATCTGCGCCTCCGATTGAGAATCATTCTTAATATTATTGGCGATGTCCTCTATAGATTTCTTGTTAGCGCCGGATTGAGCTAGCATCTTATATAACAGGTCTTGGCCTTCCTTCTCCCACCAAATATCCATAGATGGGCGAGAAGCCAAAGAAGGATCGGCAGGGGCTACCGTCTCAGGTACGGGCTGCTGACCTCCGTCCCCCGTGCCCGAATCCCGCTGTCCGAACTCGTATCTCATTGGCTCGTTCTCCGGGACACCATACCTATTAGCGAACATATCAGCGAACTCAAATCTCTTCTCATTTCTTAAGGTCGATCCAAGAGGCCTACCGTATCCTTGATTCCATGCCACGGTAGCGTCCTTGTAGTTGACGGCGTTATCGAAATCGGATTTAGAATACATATAGTAATTATATACATTACCTTGAGCGTCCTTGTCAAAAAACTTTCCTTGATTGATGTAATTCCAACCTAACCCCGGGACCTTGCCTTGATACTCATCCACGAGATAATCCAACTGCTGTGTCAATGTCGGTTTCTTCCCATACCTGCGCTGTAGCTCCTTCTTCCTCGGTCCAAGCCATTGTTGGATGCCAAAATCACCGGCGGCGCCTAGGGCTTCGGTGTCCCCTCCGGACTCGGCGGCGATGTTCGACAGGATACCGATGGCTTGTGTTTGTGGTATTCCCTTCTTATCAGTCAGATAATCCCATATCTCATCATACACAGCCATCTTATTATCCTCTGATCTGTTTGGATCAATAACATATTTACCAGACCCGTAATCTCGCCCTGTATCAACCGGCCCTCCATCTTCCTTATTCTCTAACTTATTCTTAGACATAATAGCGTTACGGACAAGAGCCTCCTTCCCGCTTTCCGGGAGAGGACTATAATCCTTAAACGAACCTCTCTCATCAAACTTATTACCTATAGCATCCAGCGTCTTGGTAGCTATATTGACAGGAAACTCTTGATCATCGCTATAAAAATCATACACGTCGTAAACACCTAACCTCCCATCCGGACGCCTATAAATTGTAAAATTGCCAAACCCTGATAACGGGGTAAGCTCACCAGCAGCTTCGGGATAAAAATCGTACTCAGAAAAAACCGTAGGCTTACCAGATCTTACAGAATTACGATTCTTCTCAAAAATATCTACCCACTCTCTTGACTTCTTTAAGAACTCCAATTTACCATAAAGCTCATCTGATGCCGGTGTATCAGAACCATATATTTCTTGCTCCGTATCACGAATCTTCTTATCTAACCTCTTTATCTCATCCTTAGTGTCACGATTGAACATCTTCTCAATATCAGTAATGACATTATCAGGAATCCGTATCTCCTTATTATTGCCATCTAGATTATTAGGTTGAGATAAAAATCTCGCCCATAGTTGATCGCTATATTCATCAACGTTAGCCTTCCCGTTTCTGCCATATATAAACTCATTGACCTTGTCTGGAAGGCTAGCATTTGAAGCCACCACATCGGGGGTGACATTCTCGTACAATCTTCTTCTTATGGCATTACCTAAGATATCTTTTAAATACGAAGCCTTATCAGATACATCCTGTCTTACATACAACGGATCATCACCAATAGGCCCACCATCCTTATATTTAACCTTGAAATCAAAATTGCCAATATATTTCTTTACATTATTGATATAATCATTATCATCAGGAGAAGCCTTGCCGTTATTCAATAACCTTCCCTTACCCATCCATTTATAAAGCAAGGCGTCGAATTTGTCTATATCATTACCTTTATTATCCTTAAAGCCACGACCGACAACCTCATTCTTGTATATAGACGCCAAACGCAACATGGTAGCTATACCTGAATTATATGGCTTTAGGATATTCTCCTTATCTATACCAAACTTATTATATATCTTCTTTGTCTCATCATTATCACCTTCTATCTTTATCTGTGTTATACCCTTCGAGTTATAAGACCTGTCATTCCATCCGTTACCATTTAACAACGACCTGAATCTCTTGGCTATATCAACGCCTTGATCACCGATAGCTTGTTTCCCTATATATCTTGCGGATACACCAAACTTAGTCTCCTGCTCGGCGATACCCATGGCAAGCATAGCCATCCTATCATAAGTGTAGCTATCGATATCGAACTCACTCATGATACGTTCCTTGTTATATGATATAGCGTCGCTATATTCCTTTATATTGCCCAGCTTATCCATTTTGGCTATATTATCAATGGCTGATATAACACCAAGGAAAGCGTTGCTAGAATTGACGCCATTCTTTGAGTCATAAGCGTTATAAATCCATTTAGGCAAGATATCAGGAGATATATCACTATTTTTTACGCTTATATTCAATGGCCTAAAATCCTTGTTTATATGAACATTATAATCATCCCAAAGTCTCTTCTCACCGGAATCCTCGCCATAAGGGTTATCCGCTATATAATTAAGCGACCCCTCACGAACGACAAACCTACTTCCCTCTTTCTCCGGAAGTGTATAAATAAAATCACCCTTCTTTATAAAATTATACAGCTCATTCCCCGTATTCCCAAGAAGCCTGATACACCCATTAGATCCTCTTCCAGCAGAAGCCTCATGATGCATAGATGACGATATATCATGATCCCACTTGCCTGTCTTAGGATCAAACCTGGCTCTCTGGAACGATTTCTGGCCATGATACTCGCCTATACCTGACACTCTTGTTATGCCGGCCGGAGTAGACATATTTCCAGCTCCGGCGATAAGTTTTTTATCCTTCGTCGTCTTGGTATAGGTATTATAATCATCGCCAGAAGCACCTACACCTATATTATTAGTGCTATAAAGAATATCCCCGCTCGGTGAATAAACCGTTAGTTTTTTATTCTTCTTATCTACAATAGCATAATTAGATTTATGACCGACGCTCTTGATTATATCCTCATCGCTCATCTTATTGATCTCAGCCTCCCTGGATATTATATCCATCAAATCATGATCCTCTTTCTCTATTGACAGCGATGGGTCTGAAACTCTTATCTTATCACCTATCTGTATCTTGTTGATATCAGGGATATCCCTATTCCACGACGCAATATCGTCTAAAGATAATCCCAATCTTTTGGCTATGCCCCAAAGAGTATCGCCTTTAGATACGGTATATACCTCTCCCCCATCGGCCTTCCGTTCAATCTTCTCTCCCCATAGCCCATATTTCTCCCTAGGCCATATGCCGTCTATGGCATCCACATAACCAACGGGATGCTCCCCGTCCAGACGCCGGTTCCGCCGCTCGTCCGCAGGGTACAGGGCGTTGGCCAGAGGCTGCGTGATATAACCCAACCCTTTATCTTTGGATCTCGACATAGCATCCACCACAGTCTGATATATAGGCCTTAATTTCTCAGGCAGATATAATCCAGCCTCATCAACCAGCTCGCCTATCTTCTTATTTATACCCCTGATACTGAAATTATAATTACCCATACCGTTATTCAACGGGGACAACGTACTTCTTATACCATTCATGCCCTTGACGGCAGCTCCTCCGCTAAGGATATCAAACTCCGGGGATACGTTCCTTAAAGGGCTATCATCCATACCTCTAAAATACATAGGACGCTCGCCTCTTACGACACGATCAATATCCTCCTTATATAAATCCTTTATCCATGACGGGGTCTCCTCCCGCTTGTTCTTCTTTGCCATAAATCATCTTTTTCACAAAGATAAGTATAATCAGATGCGGATTAAAACATTAGGCGGGTACATGATCATATCACCTACCCGCCTATACCATCAATGCATATGATAAGCCGCTAAGGCTTTCTTAGCCGAATCCCTCGACTTGTACTTGGCCGGCCACAATTTACCGGTCTTGTTGCTAACCACTCGCCAATCACTCCCTACTTTCTTGATGCATCCCGACTTCGGACATTTACCGCTTTTACTAGATTTTGCCATATTATTTCTCATTATATTATATATTACTAATTGATATCTTTATCGTAAGATTAGATCCATCTATCTCAATAATACTAACTGATGGACTATAACCTCCACTTGTATCAATCGAAATAAAAGTTAATAAAATATCATCCCCAACTATCATATTACTTATAAAACGAACCTTTGAGCTATTTAAAATAATCTCATCATACACAGCATGAATATCAATATACAAATCCTTCCTGTCCAAAACATATTGTTTCAAATTATTAAAATCATCTGATGTGATAATCGTCTTATATTGACCCGTATCATCAATTATCATATCCGTAATATCCACCTCATTTGATATAGACTTATACGTGCCATCATCCATTAAGGCCTTATTCCCTTCCCCATTCAGCGAAAAATTTATATCTTTTGATATACTTACAGAATCAGCGCTACTTGCATACCCTTGAGATATAGAAATTCCACCTTCATTAGAGGAGGAAATTACAGTCGAAACAATAATATTATGTAAAGATAGATCAGATCCAACAAAAAGCCCTACACTAATCTTGCCGGACATCAAGACCTCCATACTAACGCCAACAAACACTTGTATGCTTGACTCACCCTCATAATCATACATGACAAGCACATATGAAGGCAGCCCACCTGATGTGTACTTAATAAAATCTAGGGTTGGCTTAAGTAATACACCGGTATTCTCTGTGACATCTTTAAATAAAGCTTTCAATGTATCATATTGTTGTTGAGTGCAAGTATGAATACTATGATCTACATTATTTAACAATTCAACCAAAACTGTTATGGCTGCCTCCTCATCATCGTTTTTAACCACCACATTCTTCCATATACCATCACCACAAAGGAAACGGTTCTCATCCCCAGCGGCCGGAGTCGGGACCAATCCAGCGGCACCAGCCTCGGACGCCGTGGCGCCAACCATATCCTTGACCTTATCAAGTCTACTGTCTATTTGATTACCATCGTACTTACCAATAAAATCTTCCATATCGTTTTAATATACAAGGGAGAGGCGGCAAAATACCCCCCCCCCCCTATATGTTAATAAACAATAAACTTTCTCCTCATTGCTAAACCAACGTACTATCATCTTGAACCTACTCTCAATGTCATTCACGAACCTAGCCAAGAACCAATCGCCACGAAGACGATCACGCCACCTCCGATGATAATCGACAGCCCTAGGGTCGATCTTCCGGTCAATGTCATTCACGTCCTTGATCCATACCGGGAGGTTGTTGGTATCGTCTTTGACCTCGTTAAAATAGTCATTTATATTTATCTTCTGATCAACCTCCGTCACCAGTATCTCACGGCTATCATCATTGGTCACAGGATACCTTAGCCGCTGGCTCATATCGTTCTTGTCGGCGATAACCATCCGAAGCTCACCGCTGTTGTTGTTATCATTATAAAACCATGCCTTATTAAATCCAGTAGTCCTAAGAATTTGGTAATTAATCTCATCCTGATATCTTCTGGCATCCATCCGATATTGGTAGTTGGTGAGGATCTTATTCACGTACTGCTCACGTACCGGAACCTCTATAACAAACGGATATAGCTTACCATAAAATACTTGATACGATTGGTTGGTCAAACCATGAGACCATAAACCTATCTCCTGACTTTCACTTGAATAGTTCTTTCCGGACTGGAAATAATGCTGGTGCTCGATATAATAATCAGGGGTGTAGGATAAATATGATTTCCACTCACCCTTCAGGCAGTTATACCCAACGGTGAACGAAACGTCCGTGAAATGGCTGGTGTCCTGCAACTCCACCGCCTGTCCGTTCCTGTAGAACCGGCCGCCACGGAATTGGTACTCGCTCGGATTCCCTACCGGTATATAATCTTTCTTGGTTATCAGAACCCTCTTAAACCTATTATCCCAACCCATGGACAACCCTATACCAAAAAACTTGTTATCAATATCATAATAAGACAACTCGGCGTCCGTATCAGCGTTATATATCCGGCTACGGATGATCTTCATCTGAAGATGCTCCTTAAACCAGTTTCTAAGCCCCGGTGTGACCTCCGTAAGATTCCTACCATTAGAATCTACCTTAAACACCTGACCACGCCTTAAATCGACCCAAAAATGCCCAAACTCGCAACTGATCATATCCCGACTCTGGGTCCCGGAATATCCTAACGTCGTATTATTATACTCAATGCCACGAGAGGCGAAAAGCCCACCTGTCCCTAGCTCGCTACTCTCCGGGGATATTCTCTCCGCCAACACGTCTATGGCATTGTACAACCCTACCTGATTCTCAAAACGAGCCAGTATCTGATCCGACTCTATTCCCTTCATGCTTATAAGCTTTCCGAACGAGGTCTTGAACTCATGGTAATCCATAGGCTTGTACGACAGCCAAGGATCGGTCATGCCGTTCTCCGACACGTCGGCGGTGCTCCATATGACGCCGTTGGGTCTTTGGTAAGCGCAGTCCCAAAAATTGCTATCATACGTCTCTGGTAATGACCTGCCACCTAACGTAAATCGATTCTTATACACAGGACTTATCTTAAACACATTATCCCTTGATATAGGGACATTACGCTCCTGAGTCCATGATATATAATCCCCCACCTCCGGATAGAACCCCTCGTAAGGCTCAGGTCCGGCTATACGGAAATTGCAATTGATCTCAGACTCCACAAGAAACTGAGGTATGCCATAGAAGTATAGGAAGAAACGACCGCTAAGATACATATCTCCGGTCTTGCAAACCATCTCATAAGCGCTCTTCCGGCTAGGGAAAGAGTATAGCGATCCGGTATCCGTATCGGTCTTATTAAGATAATCCTCCCCGGTATCGTAATTAACGAAATAACGTGGATACCCGATGTTCCGATAATCATAATAAGGGAATGGTATCATGTCCCCCTGACCGAACTGAGTCAAATAAAACATAGGCATCTTCCTCTTAAGCGAGAATCTTGATATAAATACATCACCTCCAAAAACAGGTTTACGCTTATCCTTATCCATCAACCCGCAACCACCTAACGATACCCACCTGATATCCTCTATCTGCCCGTATTGAGCCGGAGAATATTTCTTTATCCTCATATAGGGGCAGGATACGAAAGATTCACGTGTCATAAAATGAGGCGTCATACCAGCCACCTCATCGTTACGAATATTACACTCATCCTGAATACGGCTGGTATCGTAACTTGAAACCAACTCCGGATATTCAAGCATATACTTATCCATACCAAATGACATGAACAATGAATGCTCACGATCGAGGTTGTTTATGATAATAGGCTTACCGCCTACGGTCTCCCCTTGCGAAGAGATATCTGTTACCGGATATAACCCGCTCTTGATATATTTAGCCGTTGACAATCCACGTAGCTCCGACGCCCCTATTTTTTGGTAAAATAAATTATAATGAGCGACAGAAGTATAATAATAAGCATAGTTCCGTCTAGGTCCCCTATCTATCAATGCCGTTAACCACTGATACCTATACTTGCCTATATCCACCACGGACTGGGCTGTGGCCTTGGCGATACCCGTAGCCAGACGGATAGCCGTCAGCGCTATGCCGACAGGGTTGGCTAAAAAGAACACGCCTCCACCGACATATTGCTGTGAAGCCGACTGATATGTATACTCAGCTATAGCGGATATTAAATTAGCCATAGCCTCCACCGTAGCCAATGATGTTGCCATACTATAAGCCTTACTCCCTAATATCGTCCATTTAGGGTGATCCTCCACCTCCCTGAATATACCGGAGGATTTACCTAATTGATAACCATCAACAAGGCACTCGGTGGGAGCGTCAGGCTTGTTAAAGGCAATATCAGGACTTAAGAATGAATACCAGATATTACCCTTCCTGTTAAACGGATGCGTTATAAATTTCTCACGATTAATATCCTTATAGATATACATATCATCAGACAAATCGTTGTAAGGGTAATTAGGATAAAGGTTAGCCGATCCGTCTGGATCATCGTACTTAAACATATCATAAGCCAGACCGGTCCCGATAACGCTCTTATCCAACGTCCTATCGCCCCTATACAACTCATATCCTATTATAGAATCTCTTCTAGCCTTATCTATAAGACCGTTCTCTACCGCTATATCCAGAAACTCATTAACGATATCGTCATCAAGCATCACCCCCATAGGATAAATATAGGAGTCAACTCCATATTGACCGGTCAGTTGAGACGGATTACCCATGAAAGGAGCGACAGAGTTATCCGGAAACTTGTAATGACGTATAGGTCTCTGACAAAACGTGGTTGACGTATTGGGGTACTCAGCGTTACCCCCATTACCGGTGAAATAAGACTTACCCCCAACTGATTTAGGAAACCCATAGTATTTCGTCAAAGAATCTATTATGTCCTTCCTCTTTGATCCTCCCGATGATATCCCGATCTTACTTGAATCATACAACTCAAAATTAGCCGGATACTTATTGGTAGACTCCCAATATCCGAAATCACCGTACTGATATGGTCTGGGAGCGCAGTCAGCGGGTTTATCCCCACATGAGATACATTTCGCCTCATAGGTAACGAATCTCCTTAATTTCAATTCTTTTGTGAAGAAGAATACATATTTCACCTCCAGTGGCCGAATGCCAAAACAGAACGGGGCGGGGAAGATGGCGGTGCCGGCCGTATAGAATCCGGCAAGCTCCTTCATGTCCTGCCTCATGGCGAAACCGGTGAAGAACACGCATACCGCAGGCTCGATGCAAACATATATCTTATGGAAAGTAGTCTTGTCATCATTCCAGAACAAGTACTTTGGCATCATAAATATCTTATGATCTACGTAATTCACTATAACACCTTTCTTGGCATCATTAGCCAAAGGATTAGGAGCCACGGTACCTTCCTTGTCCGAGAAAAACGTTATACGAACCTTATTGTATGATGACGAGTCGCCGATCGGATAATTATAGTTACCCATCATCTCTATATACATAATACCGTTATCAGGATCGGATAAACCACTTATGTATTTCTCGTAATCCAACTCCACCCATCTGGCGTATGAGGATACATGTGGATAGAACTTGAAATAAGTCAAGTTGCTTCTACCGAACCAATTGGTCTTGGCGTCAATATCATTCTGCATAGACACACGACCTTCCCAGTCAGTAGTTATACCGGTATTAAACTTAGAATTATCACCATCGCCAAAAAGACACATGGCGTTCTCGATACCAAACTGACTCTCATATTGGGGGAAATAAGCCTCCATCGTATCCATTAACTGATCAAGCATCGTCTCCGTATGCTTCTTTCCTTCCCATCCGGGATATTGATACAAATATGTGCACTTACCCAATGACCTACCCCCTTGGAATGTAGGAAGTTGAACATCGTTAATAGTAGGATTCACGTGAGGATCACCTACCGAACACCCATTAGTACATATACCCTCATCATATAACTGCCGGACATTAGACATATCCTGACACAAGACCAAGGCGGAGGAGTCTATATCAGACGGGAATTTATCCTCATCCTGACCATCCAGCCATTCCTGAACCAGATCTATGATATTCTTGCCTCCACTAGAGTAATTATCAAAATCACACAATACAGAAAACTTCCTTTGAGACTCAGCATTACTTTGTATTAATGTAGTAGGCTCTGTCTCCGTATAATCACTAGCTAACTTATATGTAAAATCAATCCTAGAATCCACCAAAGAGTTTTTATCCAATATAGTCCTGGTCTCTATCCTCTCGATATCGTCACATCCACTAGGGAAATCGGGAGCCTTTATACCGTCTTGATCCTCTGGCAATGATATAGCAGCGCATAACTCGTCAGTAATACCTACATTAGATTCTATGATATCACACAAGTTCTCTATATTATCAGCGATATAATCAATAGCATCATCTACCGTAACATCTTCCCCCATCGTGTTGATAACGAATTGGGTCTCTCCTACCGTGGCATATTCCTGCTCTACATATCTGAGCTGCTTGACATCTAGCTGATTCTTGCATTCTCCTCCAAAATCATCAAATCCCCAAGACGGGTCGTTTATGATCTTTGCCGTATTCTTAAACTGCCAAAGATGACGGCGGCTGTTCCCCGCGCACTGCGGGTTGTTCTCCAGCACCGACGCAGCCGACAGGTCGTCAGAGTTACCGTCCTCATCAACGATAACCTCCATCTCCTCCCTTGTGGCCGGACGAGGGATAAGCGGGAATCTAGCTGTCCTGTATCCTGTATTGGTAAAGAATCTTATACCCAACGGATATACCTCGTCACGCATGAAAGAGGCATATTTAGAGCAAGCCACACCGTCTTTATACAGATTCTCCGTGGCTATAGATGTCTGCCATTTAACGAAATGACCCAAGAAGTTGACGACCGGTTGTAGATTCCATTCATTCTCCACGGTCAAACCGTATTGAAGAAGACGATTCCCGACAGACGTCATGCCTCTGGCTGTCTTATATACCGGTATTTCCTTGGATAACTTCTCCATTGTCGTACGCTCGCTATACTGATCCGTAAGATAATAGATAGTCCTTTCCGTTATCGGATGTATACCTTCTATGAAATACTCAAGAACCGGGCTTTGCTCACCATTAAACCCAACCGTGTTCTGTATAACACCTATCTTATAATGAGATACCTGCTTATCTATATTGGACACGGTAAGGCGGATACCCATGTTGGTTGACTTACCCCATAAACCATCGCGGATAACCATATCTTGACGATCGAATAACATGATTGGGTTGGTCAATGAGCAATATCCAGTCTTCTCAATCCCGAACTCATCGCACAGCGCCACGCAGAACTGGTAGGTCCCGGCACGCAAGCTTCCCCCGAACTCCACGACCTCAGGCTCCACGCATGGGGCCGTCAGCAGCTGGAATACCAGTAGCTTCTCGCAAGCCAGCCTACACCTCTCTATTGGCTTATCATCCCCACATGTCTTATATCCATGATAATGATACCAGAAGTCACCATCATCATCCGGATTAAGTGCCTTGTCAACCATAACATATCGCTGGGGGTTATATCCATCAGTCCAGTATATCACCTTACCACACTTCTCATCCTTGATCTCTATATCGAAGATCGGGTGATGAATGGAAAAGTTAAGACAAGGATCATCGGTCCCATCCTCTATCAACACCTCCATCAAATCACATATCTCATCGAAACGACCATCCGACTCCTCAAGCCTCTCGCCAAGGATACGATGAATATCTTTCCCTGATCCCGCTAATTGATCCTCTACGGTCTTGACATAATCCAATGACCTCATGAACGTGATCTTAGAGGTGTTGTTATCAGGATTCACCAGAAAGAAATAAGTGTTATCACCAGCTATATCATTCTTATATCCAATAACCTTATAGCCATCAAATCGCTTACATAAAAGGGTACTAGGCTCGTTCTGGATCTTAAGCTGGCTTCCATCGTCACCCTCTATGGTAGCGTTCAAGGCAAAGCTGTACTCAGACGGGGATAGATCCTGTGGATGCTTATCCCTGTTCATCCCGGAGTCGGGAACCGCTATGTTAGAATTGTTCTGCACGATGTTATGTTTTTCGCAAAGATAACAAATCCGACGGATAATCACTTACACGCCGGATCTAAGTAAAAACCATACGTATTATGCGAAAATATTCAAATCACGCGAATATAAAAAATCCCCCTAACTTTCACAAGTCAGGAGGAAGACTAAACACTTTGCAACGTTTACCCTTAATGAAAATACAAAAACATAATAATTATAGATTTTTCCCCATGTAGCTTGATTGCTTGTCGGCGTCCTCTACGGATATGTAGAAGAACCCGTTAGTCACGTATCTCTCATTGACATCCACAAAATCAGTAGATCCTTTATCCACTCCTTTCTTCGATCCCTCATCACACACAGCTACCAGACTATTAAAGTCATTGGAATAACCTACGACTACACCGTGTATATCCCGATTTCGAGGATCGAATACGTACCTCATCTTACATCTGTCATAAGCTAACTCTAAAGAGCTTTTGCTTAACCTCTCATCTAATCCAGCACCCGCTACCAAGGCCAAAACGCTCTTTGATATGTCACTCATGGTGGTATCCTTGGTCGGAGCCTTAGGCATAGAAACGCCTTCCATGACAAAATCCAACGCCTTATCTACAAGACCATCGAAATCATCATCTCTTATATAATCCTTAAGTACCTCCAGTATATATAACCGGACATGGAGTTCGTTATTTACATCATTCAATGTGACCATAATACTAGTTTTCGGCAAAGCTAGATTATTCCCACGCAATAAAAGATCAAATATGTCATAAGTGAAGGATTAAAAAAAATAAAAAAACTCTCCTATCCTCACGAACAAGAGAGCCGATGTGTTTATATTATGAAGAAAAATCTATTCACCTATTCTTACAATACAGTCACGAGATTCCTTGTTATAGATCATCGTGCCTACCTTAGAATACAAGGTCTTTATATTTTGCCAATTATCCTCACCATGAGCGGATACGTTGGTAGGGGCATCACCGGTATAAACCTCCTCGCCTCCGATATTGACAAAATCATATCCACGTTTCTCCATAGAACCGCCCTTATATGCCGTGAACCTGATAGTGACATTACCTTTCTCACGACCACCATACCAGTTACCGTATATACTACACCTGATCTCAAGAGGTAATTTATCGTAATTATCACCATCCAACAACGGCCCCATCTGGATCAAGGCAGCCTCATTACCTGATTCCATGTTATCACCGCCATGGATAAGATAATCACCTACCCGTTCCTGCGTGGTCTGATACTGTTTACTCCAACCAACCAGCTTGCCGTCAACATCCGGGAGGCCGGTGTTATCGAAACCGGTAGCCGTGTCAAAGTCAATGCCGTCCTCGTCAGCCCAGATATACCTAAGCACAAGGTAATCGAACTCCGGGATGATCACCACCGGGACGGACTCCTGCCTGCACACGAACGTCTTCTCCTCCTTGGTTCCCTCTTTTATAACCTTGTACGTTACCTGACGTATCTCGCCAGTCTCATTAATATCAGCGGTAACTTTAACCTCAGCGGGACCAGTACCACTTGTCTTATCTAAATGTATCCAATCATTTTTCTTTGCCATATTATCTTTTTTCCTTTTTAAAAAAACGTATATTCGCGTCATAATCGCGGGGTGGAGAAGAGGTATCTCATTAGGCTCATAACCTAAAGATCGAGGGTTCGATTCCCTCCCCCGCAACTAAATAAATTTGATATACTTATCAAAAGCATTAGGCCACATCCGCTCATAAGACAACATTCTTCTCCTGTTATCCTCAGCCAGTTCCCGATAATCATTCAAGGTAATCATCGACATCTTAAGCTCTTTCATGGCCCTAGCGAACTTACCCGGCTCCTGCTGAGCATATAATTTATAAGCATCACCAGCGCCTTGTATCAAGCCATTCACAGCGGCATTCTCGAAGATCTTCATCTTGATATACGTCTCAACATAATCCTCAAGGTATCCTAACGCCGTTTCAGGTATATATGGAAGACCGTCATCATCCTTAGGCGTAGCACGATATATGATATAAATAAACCCGTCAAACCCAGTATACATAATATTGCCGGATATAGTTATATCATAATTATCCCAATCGTACTTATCCCGATATTTGTCGGCGGCGCAATCACGCCTCAGTCCTCGACCTATAGACAGCCTTACGGGATGATGGTAATGAAATCGAACCTCGTGAGACCCGATATATATCCTCTCCGTGATCGTCTTCTCAAACTCCTCCTTACAGCACTCGGTGCAGGAGTTCCAACGGAACCCACGCTCGGTGCGCTCGACCCAGCCGATCTCGTGTTGGAGGTCAGCCTTAGCCTTGTCGCCGCCCGGAATCTCACAGACAAGAGGCTCACACCTATAGGCGTCAAGCATGTCGAAAAAATCGGAAGGCAATACCGCCTGTTTATTACTGGTCTTGACAACCGCCTCGGACATGACCGCTATAACACCCCCGAACCTTTTCAAGGCGATCTCAGCCCACCTATAAACAGACGAGGTATCTATAGCCCCGCTATCATCGTATTTATGTAAATCGGCCTTGATCTCGGCCAACAACCCTTTTATAGTCATATTCAAGTCTTTTGCACAAAGATATGTATTTGAATCCGTGATACAAAAAAAATCCAGTCTACCCTCACGGGCTAACTGGATCACAAAAAAACTTCTACAGCTTGTAAACCCATTTAACTCCAAATACCTTACTCTCCGACTCAACCTCCCGATACAAGAACTTATATCTCCTACCTGATTCCATAGCCAACCTACATTCCTTATTCAAGGCCGGAGAGATATATAGATGAAAATACTTATTCCTAGGCATAAAATCCATACACGTATGGACGTAAGAATATCCACCCGTCCCACGCCTATTAATAGTACCGGTAAGTTTATTCAGATATATCTTGCGGTTAGGATTAATCTTATGACATAGATAACCGATGTTGTTTATATAAACCCCTCCCTCATCCTCCAGATACCTATCACGTATGACTTTCCAGATCAACGACTGGCACTCAAGGATATCATTCTTATCCACGATCGTATGCTTCCTCCTTTTCCCGTTCTTAGACATAATAGATCTATAGAATCGAAGAAAGTATTGATCAAGTATTTTAAATGACTTTGTTTTCATGTCGCAAATATAATAATTTCATCCTTATTCAAGAAATATTTGATAAGTTTTGGTGTGAGTGTAACGGTGATAAGGCCGCACTTACCGCCGCGGCACAGGCTGACGCACAAAGACTAGCACAGGAAAAAGCCAACGCTATGGAATGCGATTGTCCCAAAACATGGAGCGCTAGTGTAACGACGTCTAGCGGAAGCGGGAAGACGATAAATTACACCATACAATATAATAATCCATGTGGATCGGAAAAGACGTCTAGGATGACTATAGGATACAAAAAAACGAATGGTCAATGGGAGTATGAGAAAAGAATAGTCCCTATTCCTTCCGGATCAGGAACTTTCTCTGATTCTACAACAACCAACTACGGGATATCATCTGGAGCTTATGCTTATTATGAGGATGGTCAAGGGAGTGGATCTTGTTGACAATAAAAAAAGGAGAGGCTTATATAGTCTCTCCTTTTTGTTACGATTAGATGAATCTAAGATCTTTCCTCCTAGTATGATTCAATATCCTACTAATATGTCTGGTACTTAATCCCGTTCTTTCCTTTATCTTATCATAGATATAACCTTTGGATACGTAAGCTGACATATCTCCTAGATCTTTTATAATCTTATCATACATATCATGCACCTCGTTATATCTTATGATAGAGCTGTCTCTCATCCCTCTTTCGCCTATACCGTCAACTATGGCGTCATTGAAACCAAAGAAATTGATTATTGATCTTATTAGATTCATGTTATTGAATTTTTTGTGTTTTCTTATTAATATCCATATCCGGGTTCTCATCCGTAGGGATCTGCAATTTGGTTACAGTTTCCCTTAATGTTTCGGAAACCACATATTCAAGAAGTTTGTCTGGGCATATGAAATCATAATCCCATTGAGATGTACATGGCTTATCTTTTTCAGCTCCACATCCCCCTAGCTCTAACGCCGCTTTTCTGTCGAGAGTTATAAGATCAACATTTATAGCCTCTATGTTAATATCTGGTATATAGATATATCCATCATTGACATAATAATAGTATTGATCTATATTCCCGTATTTACGTTCCTTGTTGTTAGCGTATTTTCTTAACGATATGGAGGTAAATATAATATCATCCATGATGTTTGATACTTTGATGATAGCCGGACCTATACGGGTATATATCATATCGGGCAATCTTTTCTTGGATCTCATAAGTATCCTGCATAGTTTAAACTCATCAAAACAACAATCTACTTTCCGAACCCTCTCCATCTCCATGCAATTGATATGAGTATACAGTGATTCCTCGCCGAACAAGGTTCCATCAGCATACTTCTGGGCTATATATGATCTTGCCTTTTGTCTTCCTATGGATAATATCCATCTCCTACTGACATGAGCGTCCTTATTGATGGAGTTCATATCATTTATGATTCTAGATACAAATTCTGAATTTTTCATATGCTAAATACTGAGGAGGGGATATACCCCTCCGGTTATTACTTCTTTTTCTTAACCTTGCCTCCACATTTCAGTTGAGGTTTCTTTTTCTCGGAGACCTTGCCTCCATTAGTCATTTTCTTTTTCTTACTGCAAGCCATAACACTATATTTTAATATTACTGTTACAATATTAGCTATTTAAATTGATAATAAAATAAATAATACTAATGAAGCTCCAATTTACCGCCGCCGCCTTAGCGAACCTGAAAGAGATCTGTCAGGAAAGAGCTAACGCTTTGGAGTGTGATTGCCCGCCAACTAAAAACTGGTCAGCCAATGCTTATGTCGATGGTGATCCTTGCAATGGCACTCCTTCGGGAACTTCAGCGCTAAGAGTAGAGGTCGAGATTACGTATAGTAATGAATGTACTACGCAGAAGAGTTTGACGGTAACAGCCTCAAGCTCAGGGACTACTATCGGGAGTACGACAGTAACTATACCTACTGGATCAGGCACTAAAAAGGCTACTATATCTTTTGATCGTGGATACCCATGTAATTCTATCAGTGTAAATGGAAGAGCTGGTGGTCAATGTTAAGAGTCTGATATATAATAAAAAGGAGAGGCTAAATAAGTCTCTCCTTTTTTATTATGCCTCTTTAATAAGAAGCTGATATAGTTATAGAACTAGGTGGACAATCAGCCGAGAAAAACTCGGTAGAGCTAAAACTACCATTACAAATTAAGTTAACTCTCTGGGTATGATAATCTCCGTTAGAGCAAGTAAACGTAACAGTAGCCTGTTTTGAATTACATTCACTTCCGCTACAATTACTGCTGCTATCCTGAACCTCGTACTTGACTCCTGGTGGAGACGTATATGTCTCCGTTATGTAAGCCGAGACCCTTCTTGTACATTCCGGTTTCGGGCAATCACATTCCAAAGCGTTAGCTCTTTCCTGACAGATCTCTTTCAGGTTCGCTAAGGCGGCGGCGGTAAGGGCGGCCTTGTCACCATCACACTCACACCAAGCACCGTTATTACCACCAGCTGACCAATAATCCGTGTATGTCGGAGCAGTACAATTAGATGGACACCCTTCCTTAGTGGCGGTCCACTCGACCCTATCGTTACATACCATTTGAGGGCATGTCCTAGCATCAACTAAATTTTGTAATGCATCCTTGTACTCTTTATACTTGTTATAAGCCTGTTCACTGGCTAAACTTGACGAAGAAGCACAAAAATCACCTGCGCTAACAACCTTAAGAGGACTTTCAGGAACACATATATCACCACAACTACCCGAACACCCCTTACATACCTCATTGGTATAGATAGTGTAGTCATATGGATTACAACAATGCTCGCCACCATTCTGCCAATATCCCGTAGGATCGCACTCGCTAGAATAATGCTCCTCGCTATTACCATTATTACACCTACTATTATCCATATGGTATGTATTATCACATCCGCATCCACAAGATCTGGAATCATACTCAACTACCTCGTCTTGATCGGAAGCCGACGAGCAAGGATTGGTCTGACTTCTGCTCCTACGATAAGTACACCCACTACAATAATAATTCCAATCACCATAAGTAGGAGTATCGTCATCATCGGCGCAATCACCATTCTTATTGGCATAAGCCTGAGCTGCGTTCTTGGTAGCCGTATCATTCTTGAAAGCATTCTGAACCTTGCTGTCGGCATCCGCCTGAGATACGGTAGATGTCAACGCTGACAACCCTAAGGCGCTATAAGGAACGGATAGAGCGACACCATGTTTACATGTACCACAATTATCCTTATAGAATGTAGAGCTTCCAGTACCGGTCCATACACAAGTGCCATGCTGGTTAGCGTAATCCTGTCCTCTCTGGTCTAGGATCTGCTCTGCCTTGCTCCTGGCATCAGCCAAAGAAACCTTGCTGGTGATAGGCGTACCGCCGTTGGCTTGCGTAGAGGTTACCGTTATTCTCTGACCAACCCCGCTTCCGGCGCAATTGTTCCTATAGAAGTCACGGCTTGCCACGTAAGTCCATGTACATCCTCCATTCTTATTGGCGTAAGCCTGACCATCAGATCCACGAACCGCGTTCTCAGCCTTCTTGTTGGCGTCAGCCAAGGAAACGGTGGAGGTGTACGGGTGTCCCGGAAGCTTGCTGCTACTTACGGATACCATGTCGCCCACGCCGCCGTCAGCGCAATTGTTCTTCCTAACCTGTCCGGTATAGCTTCCTGTCCAAGTACAAGTACCACTGGAGTTGGCAACGCTCTGACCTTGAGCCGTAACAGCTGCCAATGCCTTGGCGTTAGCGTCAGCTTGGGATACGCATGATTTGAACTTGCCGCCTGTCGTAGGATTAGGATCGGTAACGTCGTTCTGGGTAACAGTTACGGAACTTCCCACACCTCCGTCAGCACATTGACGGGTGAAGGCCTTAGATGCCGTACCAAACCAGAAGCATGTCTTATTACCACCAGCTATATACCGCTCTTGATTCTCAGGATCAGTGTAGCAGGTATTGGTATTACGTTGATGTAATTTAGAGATACAATCCTTACATACGGTCTCTATGGTCTCCCATACCGGTTGCTCGGTCTTCGTATGACACGTGTCATCATAGTTCTTGTTAACGAACGCCTGACCCATCCTATCGATGTAGGCCTTAGCCAAAGCGTCAGCCTCTTCCTGTGAACGGGTTGAGGTAAAGAACTGGCCCATAAGATCCGGAGTTACGGTAATAGGATCGGCATACTGACAAGTAGGACACTTAGGAGTAAATTCCTTGCTATAATTACCTACATATATCTTCAGTTCGTCGCAAGTGCCACGGTTGTTGGCAACAGCCTGACCTTGCGCCTTGACAGCGGCCTTGGCAAGCTCATCGGCGGCGTACTGGCTCTCGTATGAGTAGAACGGACCTCCGGTCACGTCAGCCTCAGTAACGGTAACTGAAGACGGGATAAGACCAGAAGGACAATTATTCTTCTCGAACGCCTCGCTATAATGACCGGTATACTTAGGAGCCTCATGACAAGTACCACGCTCATCTGCAACCCTCTGTCCTTGATTCATGACAGCGGCCATAGCCACCAAGTTAGCCTCATCCTGTGATACGCAAGACTGGAACGGATGACCGTCGACCATATCCTGTGTCACGGTGAACGGATCTCCTATCTGATTAGCGCCACAATTACTCTTGGTAAACTCGAAGCTAGCCCTACCAGTATACATAGTAGCGTTAGAACAAGTACCCTTGGTGTTAGCCAAAGCCTGTCCTTGTGCTTGTACGGCTGTCATGGCCATGGCATCGGCTGAAGCTTGAGAGTCAGTAGACGTGAACGGCCTACCAGTTACCATATCTTGGGTGATAGTCACCTTAGATCCAATCTTACACTCACCACAGTTGTTTCTCGTGAACTCCAAGGAAGCACGGCCGGTGTACGTACAAAGGGCGTGGATATTGGCAAGGGCCTGTCCTTGGGCGTCAACGGCAGCCTTAGCCTTACTGTTGGCATCCTCTTGAGACACGGTGGAAGTAAATGGATAACCATCAACCATCCTATCGTTTACCGTATAAGTACCACCAGTACCAGTGCCACAATTGTTACGGGTAAACGTACGTGTATAAGTACCGGTATATACAGGGACTTTCTCACACTTACCTTTAACATTAGCCACATCCTGACCTTGAGCCTCTACAGCGGCCTTAGCCTTGTTATTGGCGTCTGTCTGGGATACGGTAGACCTGAAATCTCCTGTCACCATAGTCTCATCCACGACAACCTTAGTACCGTATTGAGTCTCATCGCAGTTATTACGAGTGAACTCCTTATTATACCTACCGTAGTAGATCGTCTTCTCCTTACACTCACCTTCTAGGTTGGCTTGTTGCTGGGCGTTAGCCTCCAAATCAGCCTTAGCTTTATCATCAGCGTCTTTCTGAGACAATATAGAGAAGTACTTGCCGGCAGCTACCACATAAGTGTAAGGTTGACCGATATGGAACTCATCACAATTATTTCTCGTGACTGTCTTCTCCATCCTTACGTTATAGTAGACGTTAGTCTGACAGTCGCCACGCTCGTTGGTGATAGCCTGACCTTGCGCCTCGACAGCGTCCTGAGCCAGCTTGTTGGCGGCATCTTGCGATACCGTAGAAGTGAACGGATATCCAGAACACATCTTCTCGTCCACGGTGAAGTCAACAGGAGTAGAACCCTCAGGACAGTTGGTTCTCTGGAATACCTTAGAATATGATCCAGTAAATACCGGTATCTTCTCGCAGTTACCCTTGATATTGGCTATATCCTGACCTTGAGCCTCGACAGCGGCTTGAGCTAGGCTATTAGCGTCTTCCTGAGACACGATGGATCTGAAGTCCCCTGTAACCATCGTCTCATCGACAACCACATCAGTACCGTATTGGGTGGAGTCGCAGTTGTTACGGGTAAAGGTCTTGCTAAACTTACCATAATAAATATTCTCCTTAGGCTTACACTCGCCCTCTAGGTTGGCTTGTTGCTGACCATTCCTATCAATATCATCAAGAGCCTTCCTATTGGCATCCTCCTGAGAGATGGAAGATACGTACTTGCCCTCAGGAATGATATAAACATATTCCTGACCGTCACTGAACTTATCGCAATTATTACGTATAAACGTCTTCCTCTGCTCCTCGTTATACCAGATATCGGTTATACACTCACCATGCTCGTTGGCGTATTTCTGACCGTTCAGGGCTATATCCTCCATAGCCTTGGCGTCTGCGTCCTCCTGCGAGATAAACGACTTGTAAGTCCTTTCCTCGACCGTATACAACACCACCGATCCATGTTGGTTGGCCAGACAGTCATCCTTAGTGAACGGCTGAACCATCTTGATATTATAATAAACGGGCTTGGCGTCTTGGGCTATCATATACTCCTTGACAATATTACCGTCCTTTGACGTTATACGGAACTTAGCCGTACAGATCTGACCGGTATAATTAGCCTTGTATACGATATTGAGCTTATTATCGCCTACCCCATGGCTCTTGTCGTTAATGGCAAAGCAATTACCCTCGACACAATTCTTATCTATTTCCCTTGCCATATTATCCTTCAGTTATTCTCCATGAAACATCATCTCCGGCCTCTACCCTCACGATTTGGGTATCACCATCCTTATTAAGCGTCAACCTTTGCGGATCCACGTTGAAGGGTGGTTCCGGCTCCGGCTCCTCGCTTCCATCACCGCAAGTGCAACATACCAGCTCGATATCATACTCAGTATTGGATTTGATATCAATAATAACCTGACCGTTCTCGCTGGTCACATTATCGAAGTCATGATCAAGTATGATATAAGGTATATCATTAGGCTGTTGATTGATATTAACAACCTTACCGTTCAAGACAAACATCTCATGATGTTGTTCGTTATCCATATTCTTAGGCATAGCTATAACAAAGCTAGCCTCATACAAATCAGTGGCTCCGGGATCCTCAGGATCGGCATACACTATATATCTGCTATCCTCTTCCGGGACTTTCATGGATAAGCCGTTCACGTTCATGGATACTATATAGGACTTGCTCACCGATCCACCAAGGGTAAGGCAGGAAGCCTTGACCGAGGCGGAGTTGAGCTTGGCGTTGATGGTCGCCGTCCCACCCTCCATGTCGAACATGATATTGGTCGGATCCACGCTTACCCGCTCCATACCCTTCTGGGTTATAGTGGCGAGCTTCGTAACCTTGCCTTTCTCGACCGCTACGTAAGTCTCCCTAGGTAGCCTACCCATCCATCCCGGCTCTACCTTGATAGCCACCTTGTCGGGGCCGGTACCGGAGATCTTGTCGTAGGATACCCATGAGGAACCTTGCTCGATCTTGGCAAGAATATCTTTTAAATTATTCGCCATATCACTCTGCTTGCGTTATAGTCCATTTATCACTCTTACCTACGATAATCTCCAGAATCTGCTCACCACCCTCAGGAGGATACTCGAAGTTAGTAGGCTTAATCTCAAACACGCTGGCGCCTCCACAACCAAGATCACAGATCATATCCGGCAACCATCCCTCCTCGAAAAACCGTTCTATAAGCTCCCTGACAGCCTCTGAAAAAGAATCAAGCTCTAACCTGTCTACGGGAAGAGATCCCTTCTTGAGGGTCTCACCACATACCCAGCCGTCGCACTCGGAAGCCAAGACCGTATCGTACACTCTTTTAGCCATAACATGAGGTATTTAAAATATTACTATTCAATGTAGTATATACGATATTAACATCAGTGAACTCATCACCCATGCAATATTTCTTCTTAAACTTAACGGACCTGCCAGAAACGACATATCCGTCATTAGGGACGATAGTACCACAATAGGTAACGCTGAGCACGTTCAACGGCTCGTATCTTAATCTGACAGCTTGAACGCCCTTGAACGAGTCACGCTGGATGGACGCCGTGGCGCCAGATACGGCAACCAGCTTCCTTACCAGAGACTCGATTACGCTATTCATGCTATCACCGTTCCTGATATCTGCCTCAGGGAACGACTGACCGTCATATATGATCTGGGAGCTGTAGATACTACACTCGTTCCCCGGTCTATATTCCGGCTTACATGGATTACAATTTCTCATATTATCAAATTAATTTGTTGATCATTCTTCTCAACTCGGATATCTCGGCATCCCTATCCCGTATAGCCTTTATCATAGCGTTAAGGGTATCGGACATATCGCAATTAGGGGATAATCCCAATGATTCCACACGTACCTTATCACCGGGGTAAATACAATCGGTACTCATGTACGTAGAGCACGGTACTTTCGTATCGTCTACAGTAGGCCTGTATTGTTTTTTGTTGCAGCCATTCATATCACCAAACCTCCTCTTCAGTTCCGCTATCCCCGCCGCTACCACCGGCGTTGACAAGCTCGTTTATAATCTTCTTCAAATCCTGAACCTCGCGATGGTATAAATCAATTTGGCTATCCCTATGAGCTATCGTACGCCTCAATGAGTCTATCACTACCGAAAGATCCATACCTTTCTCCACGCCATCCAATTTCATCTCATCCCCAGAATAGAGGACACATTTATCATACAAGGTTATAGGACATCCATAACCAACACAAGGTTCGTCCTGACAATCCCGATCGCAAGGATCACAAGGATCGTTAGGGCATTTATTAAGAAACCTATCTATCTTAACGCCATGACAACACTCTTCGGGACGTTCCCGTGAATGATCATGACAACAACCACCTGAATTACGCATATGAATAATATTAATGTTTTTAGCAAAGATACTTATTTGGTTTGATTATAGGACAACAAGACGTATGAAACAATAAGAGGTAGAGACCATAAGCCCCTACCTCCAAAACACTAATCTAACATTATGGAAAACACAAACGCATTCTTACCAATAACACTGATCCTCTTGATCGATATTCTCGATCCATTTCTCGCACTCAAGATTAAGATCAGCGTACTCCTGTCCCTCTACCATCAAGACCTCACGAGCCTTGGCGTTGGCATCCTCAACCGATATCCATGACCTAAACCTGTTGGCTTTGATAGAGTAATATACTTTACCGGACTTATATCCGAATGGACATATCTTCTCGAACCAATCACCGATCATAGTATTATAGAATACAGGTGAGCAACTACCCTCGGCGTTAGCCTTCTCCTGACCTTCTTTCATGAACTTCCTATAGGCTAACGTATCGGCGTCTATCTGGGAGATATCGGATATGACAGCTCCGGCTGGTAATTCATATACAATACCTTCCTTGCCTGATGCGCCAGCCTCGCAATCGTTCTTGTAAAACAAGCCACGAAAAGGCTGTGAGGCCCAGTCCTCGCAGCAAGCCCCGACGGAGTTGGCCTCCCCCTGCCCGATCCGTCCAAGCTCCACCCTAGCCTTATCATTGGCATCTTTCTTGGATACGTAAGAGACAAACCTGCCTTCCTCTATGCATACCTGCTCCTTGGATCCCTTACCGCTTACGCAATTGTTCTTGATAAACTCATCGCATACCTGATCATTATACCATACAGCCGGTATTATGTCGGCATATGTATTGGCGTAGTCCTGACCGTTGGCCTTGATATCATCCTCAGCCTTGTTGTCAGCCTCCTCCTGCGTATCGCCAAAATAGACGTTGGCCGGGACCCGGTAGTCAACAGAGCCGCCCACGTACCCGGCAGGCGGGTTATTTCTGGTGAACGTCCGAACTATTTCTTTATTACCGTATACCATTGTGATTCACTTTGTCACAAAGATAAATATTTTACCGATATGAGACACATAACCGTAAATGCAAATACGCAGTTGCCTGATTATCAATTTTTGGGCAAAAATGGAATTAATTATCCCAGTGATTAAACGACTCCGATCCGGCGAACACCCCATAGTCCCTAAACATACCTCCACATAATATGAAATCACTTTTCTTGCTACCATTTATAGACGACAATATATGTTTATAACCTTTGCCTGTTATATAGATAGTCCTAGCATATATAACCTTACCAGATTCGGTGCATATATTCTTATCACGATAATGAGCAAACCCTTTCCTTACAGCATTAGCCGTAATCTCCCAATCTCCATTAACCTTAACCCTTTTGACTATTATCTTTATCTTAACAAGAAAATCTCGTAAACATTTATCGCTTATAATTATATCATTCTGCTCAAGCTTCTTGGCTAAATCCCTTACCAGCAAATCTGATTCTCCAGACATGATAAACGACTCTGAAAATTTTATATCCTCTTTCTTCGACTCAAGAACCTTAGCCATCTCCTCGGCTTTGGCCCTCTCCTCTAACGCCAGCTTCTCGGCGGCTACCCTGCCACGATATTCCTTAGCCCAAGCCTCAGCAGCGGCGGGAGGATCATTAAAATCAGGAATCACGCATTTGCCTGTAGTGAGAAGCTCTTTAATTCTATCCAAACACCATAACCTAAAATCAACACTAAGCCACTGAGCGAAATCCAAAGCCAAATCCTCACACATCCATGTGCCAGGACTAACCGTACCCCTGATAATCGTAACAGGCTGAAAATCAGCATTACCATATTTTCTGGTAATGGCATTAATTAACCCATTTACAGAAGATAACGATAAATAATCATTTGGTCTCTTTTTAAACGGCTTCGCCATTTCGGTAGCATTCACATAAGTGATACCGTTCTCTGTTTTGAAAGTTATATCATTACCATTGTAGCTAAATATTGTAGATAATCCGTTTTCGTTGGATTTAAACGCCAAAATCCTACTACTATTATTCATAGAATCATTGGAAATAATTATATTTGCACTCATAATAAATTAACCTATGTCCATTACATCGTGAGATATGATGGACATACAAAAATAGCCAATCGAATCGTCTATGACAAATCAATTGGCTATTTTTTATATCTAACACATAAAGATATTTTACAACTTACAAGAGTATCTATCTAACCTACTTATTTAGAAGACTCCTTACAAATTGTATACTTGATTTACAGTAGCTTAACATCTAGTAATACATCATAAATCAATATCTATACATCTGATTATCACCAATGTCGACTTTTCTCCATTGGTTCGTTACCTATTACAAATCTTATCCTCCAAAGCATAAAGCACCTTAGCGACAGTCTTATCTCCATTTACCTTCACACAAGACTCACCAAGATCCCGGACGTCTATAGCCTCCCTAATACGGGTAAGCTCATCGTATATCTCCTCTATCACGTCAGAGATCATAACGCACTCATCAGAGTCCTTATGCTTTGACCACTCTGGAAGATCACCCTCGTAAGGTACGCAAGTGGACGGAGTTATATGTGAACAACTGTATTTTCTCATGCCAGTAACTTATTAACACGTTCCTTTAACGATCTTAACTCATCCGGGCATAACCCGCAATCATTATCGCATAATGATCTTTGCAGACGAATTATCTTGCCCCAATAGGATATATCGGGCTTGTCCCCGATCCTATACCTATGGTATCTCATATATCTACCCCATTGGCAGGACAGCCATTCGTCTACGGACTTACATAAATCCGTCCTATCAAGGTTTGATATGCTCTGCGCGCCCATCGAGTATCTCCTTTCTCATTTCCTGTACCTCCTCGTCAGGCGGGCATCCATATGGCAGGTTCTTGATCCATTCACGGATCTTTTTCTGCATATTAAGATAAGATACACCAACGCCATCACCCTTGGTACGAACTTGCTTATATATACTAACCACGTCACGCTCCATGGTCTGCAACGGATCTTGCATAACCATACAACCAGCGGTGCTTCTAGAAGCATATTCCCTATCGCTAACAGCGGTAGAAGAAGAATGATTCATCATACTTCTCTCAATCCTTTCTCTCTCGGCCTTTAACGCCTTTTCCTTACAAGTATTACAACCCACGACTAAATATTTTTATGTTTAACAATCCACGCAATTAGTAGCCATCTCAAGAAGCTCTCCGACACGATCAATAATCTCATGGGCGGCCCTTATGTTATCCAACCTGACATTCGCCTCGGCTACGGCCATAAGTGTCTCCATCTCCTGTATCTTGCCTATAAGGTCCTTATCCATATCCTCGCATAAGACATCAGTCTTAATCAATAGCCGGTCGAGACGTCTGCGTATAAGATCCGTCTTAAGATACTTGCGACTGAAGTTGTAAGTAGAAGGGCTACCTATGATCTTGATATCATATATACCATCAGGTAGATCAAGGTACTTGACATTACAATCATCGTAATTAAAGCAATTGAGGCCTAATGTTAAGCTAGTAAAGGTATTGACCTGATTCTTGCCAAGGAACAACGTAACGGGGTCGGACATGCCCGGCGTAGTGATCTCGATAATCGCCTTCCTGTCCTCCAGTAGCCCCCACTCGGACTCATCCAATACCTGCAATACCTTTGGATCACGTGTCTCTAGCACCTGAAATGACAGCCGAATATCATTCATATTAACCTTCTTATCGTACCGGCATAAGCTATCGTCATAACGGGCTTGCATATCAAGATCCGGGATATCGGTATAATATGTCTTAACCTCATGACCGTTGATAAACACCGATGTTATCTGACAAACATGAGACCTAGCGACATCAAAAAACACCATCCTTACATTACCCTCATAATCGACTCCCGATGTCGGGTATGTCAATATCTGGGTATTATACTCACCATCGTTACGCCTAGCTACGACAGTAATTACGATAGGCTTCTCTATATCGTAATCATCCATGATAATCCTAGCGGCAAACTTATCATGAATTATCTTCGGTATGATATTGATCTGATTCATCTTAATATCTTTTTCACAAAGATACTAATTTGATCGATAAAACAAACGAGGCTATAAGATAAGAGCATCAAGAAGATCCTGCTCGCTTAGAATTATACCTCCATTGATAGCCATAGACATAGCTAAATAAAGACATAAGCATGTGAGATCATATCTAAGCATTCTACTCCTAAGAGACACGATAAACTTTTTGAGGTCAGGATTATCCCCAGCCAAAGACATATAGCCGCTAAAAAGGAACGTATTGTATATAGGATCGGATGTAGATGATTTGATATCGCTGTAAGACATACCACAAATATCTACCCACAATCTTATAGATTTGACGACTATCTCCTTTACGAGAGACTTATTCAACAAACATCCGAATCTGACCAAAGCCACTATATCTCCCCACTTCTGATCGGATATCTCTTTAATAACATACATCGACCCATTCAAAGGATCTTTTACGACAGATGACAGTATATTCTTACATCCAATGGAATCCGATAGCTCTTGGATATTAAACATATTATTATCGTGGTTAAATACGATGGACATATCTCCACCTCTTATGATACTAAAGCTACTCATCACGAATCCTCCACAAAAGAATTAATATCAAAACAGTCATCATAAGAGCATAGGCCAGGCTCATATCCTTCCTTGCCATCCTCTATGTCAGAAATAGCTCTATCAGCAATAGATCTTAACTCTAATAGACTTACACCTAAAAAATCTAAGGCCTCTTTCAAGTACTTATATAAGGACGAGGTTTTAACTTCCTTAAACCCCTCGTGAATCAAATGACTATTGAATATACTGAAAAGAACTTTATCATTCCTACCGTCAAACCTTTTACCATTGTTTTTAAGACTACCATCAGAGTCAATCATCTTCCTTATCTTACTCGCAGATCTGGTATTTATGATATTCACCATAATCATAACTTTGTAATCAACAGAGGCTCTTCTAGCTTTATTAGCCCTCCCCTTTGAACTTACAGGTGCATTGTCCTCTCCGCCAATATACCTGAACTTAGCCTTGCCTACAAAGCATGATGGATAAACCTTGCGAATATTCCACTTATAATTATAATCACCGATTGATCTCATGATCGACAACTCGCTATCAACTACCATCGATATCATCTTATAAGCCTTCTCAAAACACTTAAACGATCCTACATACTCATAGATAAACCGGTACGTCATACCTAGCTTAAAATCTTTATCAGATATCCTATTAAACACTATAGCTCTATCAAAGTTGATGATAATAGCCATAATAATCTTAAGCCTAAAGTAGGGAGGTATATAAATATCATCAGGACTGATGTTCCTAGGATTAGCCGTGGTATAATCAGCGCCAGCGAAAGTATCTCTACGTTTCTTGAAATTACGCGGATATATAGGCTGACCTTTAGATAGCTTAATGCAAGTACGCCCCTCATCTACCTGCTTCTTCTCAGCCTCGGTATACACCGGAAATTCCTTTATCATAGAAGAGCATTTACTTATATAATTCAAGTCGAAATTCATATTGTTCATATTTTGTCCACTTCAAATATAAGCAAAATATAAGACCTTTAAAAGAATAAGATGAATTAATTTTCCCATATATCACCATTATTATTTCATTAATAACATAACTTGCTGAAACACAGTTGTCCATTTTGTGACATGTGTAATAAGAAGCTTCGCCTCTTTCTGAAGCAAATCCCATTATAAAGCATTCCTTTATTTAATTCTTACCAATTTCTAATTAATAACCCTATTAATGAAATGATGTTAGCTAACGCCTTTTATTATCTAAAGTAAACATCCAAAAAACATTAATTTAAAAATGAGTAGTATGTTGGCAGATAAAGATCTTAATAATCCCACTCAAGACTCTTTATGATTGTATTATTGAGATATTTACTATATCCTTACATTCGATCTTATTTGGCAAATGACTACTATCTTTAAACATAATGATCCTATATGTTTACTTCTTTTCTGCGCTAAAGCGTGAAGTGCCAAAGGGAATCGGCAGGGTGGGTCGTGAGTCGCTCCGCTCCTGGCCGGCCATGGAAGGCAACCACCAGTCCCACGCCATGACGCCGCCACCTTGTTCATTGGCTTCCAACAAGAGTCACCTAAAAACAATACTTGTCTATACAATTATCTCTACGGTTCCAGAAGTTAAATAAGAACTATTTGGTTTTAAGGAAAGTTGTTAGTTAAAAAGATGGTCAATTAAGTCATCTGGTCAAATAAAATCTTTATATTCGCGTCACGGTCGGTTGGATGAGTTGGTTTAGTCGGTGGTCTGCAAAACCATATACCTCGGTTCGAATCCGGGACTGACCTCTATGCTATTTGCATATCCTTTAAAAACCAATTAGATAAGGGACGGTGAGAGATCATAGTCCCTTTTCATTTGGGAGGATTAAAATCAGACGTCCATCTAGCTACATCACTTATCCTAAAATTATCTATTACAAAAGAACCTCTATTACTACCATCTCTTTGTCTGTTAAAATCTATATTTTTATATCTCAATCCCCTATTAAAGCATGGGAGCGAAATAGATAGTTTCCCATCAACAAAACCATATAATGTATTATTAACCCTAACTATAGCTATATGATACCATTTGCCAATAACAATATCAGCCATCCTACCCCCATAGCCCCCATTATAAGTAGCAAGATATAAATTTAAACTACCATTGGTTTCAGCTATGCCAAAATAAAAAATACCATTATACCATTCATGGCCAACAGCGCAACCTCCTGTAATGACTAATGGCTTATACCAAAAATCAATAGTAAACGGATCTCTATCACCAAATAGATCAGGCGACAATGTACTAGATGTATTAATCATCCCATAAGAATTAGACGTATTTGTGTATTTATATCCAGTTCTTATAAAATCGGTGACAAACTCTCCTCCCTTGATCTCTAAACCATCCTCGATATTAGTGGGGGGGGGATCC